CGCACACAAACGTTGGGGAGAAGAACACTAGCAGTCATGGCGTGGTAAACACTACGGTAAGTTTCATATTCCCGTTCCGACATAACTCCGGTCTTGTAGAGGAGTCGAGCGAAACAGGTGTCCCCATAGTAGCTTCGATCCATAACTGCATGACCATACCCATTCATGGCGTGCCATTGAGCTTGGAGGTGCATCCTGAAGCGGGCTTGCAGGAGGTGGACTTGCATAATCAAGGCCCATCTCTTCGAGTCGGCATAGAAATCCGCAAGGTAGGGGTTGGCGTTGTCTTTCTCGTCAGGTTCCATGAGGGTCAATGAATTTGTTCCCAGTGCTTTGCCGAGTTCCTCTGTCAACACAGATTTCCCCGCACCAATAATGCCTTCTACAAGCACAACCTTCTTGTTGTTCATTGCTCCTCCGGTACGTGTTTTAGTGGCCGAAAATGTAGGGCACTTCCCTACTTCGGAATTCACTCTACCAAACTGCGGAAGGATGTAAACAGGCTATTTGAAAATCGCCTCAAAATTCTCTAGGAACTCGGGCTTGAGGGTGCCCTGGCAATACAAAGCAAATGCTTCACAGAAATGTTCTTCGGCATCTGTGGCGGCATAAATCGTAGGGAATTTGACATCCGTTTCCAAATAGTTTCGGATCTGTTTCCACGTCAAGAAACCTTTTTCGGTGATGAAATACTTATCGCCTTGAATCTTCACTACCCGCGGGTCTTTGTGTCCTCTTACTTTAACCGGGAGGGGGTCGCCCACTTTAGGCATCTCCACATCAGGATGATCCCACCGTTTCCCAGCATGATACTGTTGCCATTTGCTGATCATCTCTCTGGGAAGGAATTTGCGCCAGAGCCGGTGACCAAACTCATGTATTCCATTGTGGAGATCTTTCTCTTTCAGGTGCCGAATCCAGATATCATCTTTTCGGGGGTTGTACCAAGCCATCACTTTGGGCTGGTTGAGTTTCGCCACAACGAGGACATCCCCATACAGGGTCTTCAATGCCCCTGTAACCTTGGAGGATTTGATGAGCCGCACGATCTTGCGCAAGATCTTCTTCGTGTCGTCTAGCTTCTTGCCCTCAAGTTGGATCGTGTTGTGGATAACCAACGGGCCGATCTTGAATTTCTCTTCGATGTCGGATTCAACTTCATCTTTCTCAGGCCATTTGACCATCGTCGCAGGCATATCGAGGTTCTTTTCGTTCCGGCGCATCCATGTATAGATGTTTTGTGGTACTCGTCTGGCTGCAATGAAAAGACGGGCTGCAGCCTGCACCTTCTTTGCCTGTCCTCGGGGAATCGCTACCGTTCCAAGAGCAAGCTCCATGAAACGCTCACCACGGTCGGTCAACATCACCCAATCCCTTTGAAAATAACGGGAGCGTCTGGAGATCATCTGCTTTCGGATCTTCTTCTCCACGGGGGCAGGAACCCCCATGGGATATCTTCTCTTGTAGTAGTTCAGTTCTTCATTCACAAGACCGTCAATGTATCGTTCTTCCGCGGTGGTGAGAATAGCTTTTCGCATCAACAAGAGGAACTTCTGGTAATCTTCGTAGAGTCTTTTGAGTTCTTGCGAAGTGCCCGTTTTCACTGACATTGATGCCAGCATCCAACGTGCGGCAACTTCTTGGGCAATCCGAGCCATCCACTTACCCCCTTGCTATTTGTGGGGCTATAACTTCTCTAACGCCTCCGCACATACGTAGGCGTGTGAATTAAAGGAAACCCCCAGAGCGAGTATGCGGCAAGCGGCAAGGAGCATGGTTATGATTTCCCGCTCTGGGGTTCGATCTTTTTGTAGCACGGATTGAGGAGTTGGCAACTTTTTTGCTGTTTTTTTGTTAGTCCCGTTCAAATGAGAGTAGTATCAGGCGTAAGGCCGAGAGCGCACAGATGGTGGCGACTCTTTGGAAAGATGAACAAATGGAGGCTCTAACCATGGGCAAAGCGACACGCATTGAACTTCTCTTGATTGACCCCCAGAACGATTTCTGTGACCCCGACAAGGGTTCCCTCTACGTACCGGGAGCCGAAAAGGACATGGAAAGGGTTGCCGCCCTCATCAAACGGTTGGGGAGGCACCTCAACGACATCCACGTCACGGTGGATTCCCATCAGGAGGTGGACATCAGCCACCCCATGTGGTTCAAGGATTCCGCGGGTAACCATCCCGACCCCTTCTCCCTCATCACCGATGAAAACCTCGAAGAGGGCATCTGGACGACTACCCTCCCATCGCTCTACGCTCGGACCCTCGCCTATTTGAAGGCTTTGAAGGCAGGCGGTCGCTACGTACACACGATCTGGCCGTACCACTGCATCATCGGGACATGGGGACACGCCCTTTACCCCGCCATCAGTGCCGCTCTCCACGACTGGAAGGTGGATCGCTTCGCCACCGTAGATTTCGTGACCAAGGGATCGAACCCCTTCACCGAGCACTTCTCCGCAGTCAAAGCGGAAGTCCCCGACCCGAATGACCCGACCACACAGATCAACACTCCGCTCATCACTACGCTGCGGGATGCCGACATCATCCTCTTGGGGGGCGAGGCCGAGACTCACTGCGACAAGGTCACCATTGAAGACATCGTGACGGAATTCGCAGACCCCGACCTCATCAAGAAAATGGTCTGGTTGGAAGATGCCATGTCCCCCGTGCCCGATCCTCCCGGTGCCGATGGACTGTTCTCGAATGCCATCGCCCAGACCAAGGCCGACCTCAAGGCCAAGGGAATGCAGTTCACCACTTGCGCCGAATTTCTGGCATAGAAGGGGAATACTGCAATGGCAGATATCGATACTCTGAAACGAGCACTGGAAAAAATCGGGTGCGAGGTTACACAGGTTGATTATCCTGACGAGTTCTACCCGATTGACGAACTCCACAAGTCCGATCCTGCCATAGCCGAGTTGTTCCCCGAACAGGAGGTTCAAACGGAACCCCCAAAACCACAGTTGAGAGAAGCGGCCCACATCCGATTGGATCTGGGAGATTCCTATTTTGTTTTTGATGTCGACGGCAATTTCCTTGAGACAGGATGTTCATCCTGTGATTGCGAGGGGATTGGGTCAAGACCTTGTTGATAAGGAGAGTGACATGCCCATCTTCAATGACGACACAATGGAAGAACACAAAGTCGGTGGGGGCCACTATGGTTTCTCTGCCAAGCGGATCAACGAACTCGGGGCCACCGAATACACGCTGGTAGTCATCGCCTGCGACGTGTCCGGTTCCGTGGCCGGGTTTCGGGATGGTCTGGAAAAGTGCGTGAAGGAAATCGTACAGTCCTGCGCCCACAGCCCCCGTGCAGACAATCTCATGTTGCGCCTCGTAGCCTTCGATAGCAGGCTCGACGAGATCCACGGGTTCCGTCCTTTGACCGAATGCGACGTGGACAAGTACACGGATGTTCTGCACATCGGCGGCATGACCGCTCTGTTCGACGCAGCCAAGAACGGGATCGACTCCGTGACCCAGTACGGCAAAAGCCTCACGGAGAGCGACTACGACGTGAACGCCATCTGTTTCGTACTCACGGACGGCGACCACAACGCTTCCCCGCTGACCGCTTCGGTAGTCGCCAAGGCGAAAAACGATGCGATCACAAGCGAGGCTTTGGAATCCATGCTCACGATCCTCGTGGGGGTCAACATCACAGACCCGCAGGTCGCACGATTCCTCGCAGACTTCGAGAAGACGGGCGAATTCGATCAGTACGTCAAGTTGGACGATGCCAACAAATCCACACTGGCAAAGCTGGCTGAGTTCGTGTCCCAGTCGATCAGCAGCCAGAGTGAAGCATTGGGTACCGGTGGCCCGTCCCAGACCATCGACCCCGATTCACTGGAACTCTAGCGTGACTGACCAGATCGCCATCGACATCAACTACCATCGAACAAGGGGGGACGCTGTTCATGCGGACCTCCTTTTCGATGGGGTCTCACGGGGTAGTCTCGATCTCCCCCTTGAAGAGTGGAGAGCTTTTCGGAATTCTTTTCGGAAATCCGATTTTCACAAAGTGATGTTCCATTTTCAGGGAGGGTCAAAGAAATGAGCTACGCAATTGCCAACTTTGTTTTCGGAGTCCCCCTCACGAGTAACATCGCAGAGAAAGCTGAGGAACTGGACTTCGACCCTTCTGATCCCGAAAGCTTCGGTTTTGAGGGCCTGTATTCCGCTGGCGGAGACGGCCCGCTCGGTTTTCTCGGGGTCCAACTCACTCAAACGGATGAGTGTTCTGCTTACGAGAAGGTTTCTGGCCTGAAACTCCAACCCACGCCGGAACAGGAGCAGAAATACTGGAGTCTCTGGGCTGAAGTTCCAGAAGGAATACGGGCAATCCTTCCTGAACCTGAGACTTGGCTCATTTGGAGTTCTTCTTGAAACCAATTCCCATAGAGAAGTTTGGGAAAGATCATTGGAGTACCTTCGGCTATGTCGTCACCGTTTGTTATGGCAAGGCAGGTGTGCCTCACAAAAGCCGTATGCGATGCTGTCCTGAAGAACACCCCGGTCTGAACGGCCAGATTTCGGGGAGACCCCAAAGACTCTGGGACAACAAGTATTCTTCCATTCTCAAAAACGGAGAAAAAGCACCCGACGGACATGACGACTGGCATTGTGTTGAGGATCTGGAACGCCACGGATTGCTCCGTTGGCGGGGGTCCGGCATGACCCCGATCCTCTTTCTCACCAAGCGAGGGATCTCAGTGGGGGCGGCTTTGTTGAGTCACAAGAAGAACGGCGGCAACTTCGCCAACTTCGAAGTGGACTGGGATTGGATAGTCGAAAACTTTCCCGAAAAACCCCGTTAGGTCTTTTCCCCAAAGAGTAGTATAGGTAGGAGGTGCGACAATGCTGTGGAAGACAACCGAGATCGTGGCCTTATTGGACGGCCCCCGTTTCCGCATCGACACTGGATCACAGGGCGGCGATGTCGATACTACTCAGATTCTTATGCGCCTCAAAGACGCAGAGGGAGAGTACCCCGAAACCCTTTTCATCTCCGGGTTCACGGTCGAGGCCGGGGCATGGGTCACCAAACCTGACGAATGGGACGTGGACATGGTGGAAGTTTCAGATGGCATGGACAGCCGTGGGGGATTGAATTCCAGCGATCCCGATTTCTGTGTCATGTATGCTCACGCTGTTTCCAAGCTCCGCCTGGCGGGATTCGATGTGGTGCCGTGCATGAAGGACTACTTCTAGCATGTTCACCATCACAAACCTCGGCACGAATGAAAAGAAGGATATTGTTCTTCGCATAACTGCGGAAAAGGATTTGCTGATTCACGTCAACGACAATCCCCCAATCGTGATCGGCCCGGGAGTTTCCACCCAGATCCTTCTGGAGAACAACGCTTCCATGACCCTCTCTACAACGGAGAAACCATGAGTGACGAAACTACTTACCTGATTGGCGTTGAGGTTCGAAAGAGCGTTGTCACCGACGTGATCGTGAAGGTTTCAGCGGCTTCGAAAGAAGAAGCCGCTGCCAAAACCCAGGCTGCTGGTACATCGTTCATCGAAGATCCTCATAATGAAGACATCCTCTTGGGAATCGACAATTGCCACTGGGTGGATGAAAACTTTGACGCCACGGGGCGAGTTTTCCCCGAGTCGTATACCTCGCCGCCTTACTCGGACGAAGATGTGCTTCTCAATCTCACTGAAGAGGGCGACTAATGCACGCTGACTGCTTTTTCAGAATAGGGAAGACTCACAAAGTCTGTGAGGACTATGCCCGGGCGGGCTTCCTGAACGATGACCCCGACCGCCCTTTCGGGGCGATCTCAGACGGGTGCAGCGGTTCTCCCGACACGGACTTTGGTTCTCGTTTCCTTGTTCTTGCGGCAGAAGAGTGCATGGCTCGATCCGGTAATCCGACAGAATCCGAAATCCTCTACAAAGCGATTGAACTCGGGCACCATCCTCTGCTGAACCCTTTGAATCTGGACGCTACCCTGATGACTCTTCACCGCTCTGCAACTACAGCCAACCCCCATGTTGCCGTCTCCGGGGATGGTGTTGTATCTGCAAGAACTCCCGAAGGGGACATCCACACGTTCGTCATAGAGTTTCTGCCAGGAGTCACTGGCAAGGTTGCCCCCTTCTATCTCTCGTATTCAGGTCGCATGGATCAACGGCGTCTGGATCACTTTGTGGCACAGGGTTACAATCGGCGCAAAATCTCCTTTTTCCTCAATGGGGAACTTCAGGATGAAGAAGTCGAAGAAGTCCCTCCCGATCTCTCGTGGGATCAATCGAGGGCTAGAAATTGGACAAAGGAAACAGTTCCCGGGGCTTTCGACCTCATTGCGATTTTCTCGGATGGTGTCCAATCCTTCAGGAAAGAAGTACGCCCAAAGTTCTTCGAGGCGGTCTCTGTACATGATGTCTTGGAGCAAGTTATGGCAATCAAGGTTGCCAAAGGTGAATTCGTGACCCGTCGTTGCCAGAAGTTTTTCAGCCGCTTCTGTGTCAAAAACGATTGGCATCACGACGACGATTTTTCAATGGCTGCGATCTGGTGTGGAGATTAGTTATGGCACGAATTCGAGTCCCGATTCAAATTGAAAAGATGTACGTTACTACTGTTGTGGTGGAAGTAGACACCGAAGATGAACAGAACGCCACAGCCGTAGCGGAAACGTACATAGAAGACCGCTGTGATACGAATGACGAAGGTGTTTTCGGCCATCTCCCATGGAAGTTCAGATTCCACGTCTGCCTCCCCGAAGGGGAAGACCATGGGGAAGATGCCGACTACTTCATTGGAGACTGACGATGAGAGTTTTCCCGCATGGGGGTGGGCCACCCCTCAATCTTTCGAAGCGAGATTACCTCGCTGGTGGGGGAGAAGGCGACGTGTACGTCAAAGGTTCTCGTGCCTTCAAGATCTATCACAATCCCCAGAGAGCAATTCCATTGGGGAAAATTCAGGAACTCGCCCTGATTACTGATTCTAATGTGATCAAACCTGAGACTGCCCTCGTAGATTCCCATGGGAATCTAGTCGGATATGACATGCGTTTTGTGAAAGACACCGTGGCTCTTTGCCAATTGTTTCCACGAGCTTATCGAGAACGCAACAATCTCTCTCACAAGACCATGTTGAAGCTCATCCGTCGGCTGCAAGAAATGGTAAGAAACATCCATGCTGCCTCGGTACTTGCTGTAGACCTCAATGAACTCAACTTTCTGGTAGCCAAATCCTACCAGGACATCTTCGGCATCGACGCTGACAGCTATCAGACTCGGAGCTATCCTGCTACTGCGATCATGGCTTCCATTCGTGATCCCTTGGTGCGGCAGAACCAATTCACAGAACTCTCTGACTGGTTCAGTTTTGCCGTTGTGAGCTTCAATATGTTTACTGGCATCCACCCCTTCAAAGGGAAACACCCCGATGTGAGAGGGATGGAAGATCGAATGAAAGCCGGGATTTCAGTCTTTGATCCCAAAGTGAGGGTACCCAAAGTCGTTTATCCCTTTGATGTGATCCCCCAAGTCTATCGGGATTGGTATAAGACTCTCTTCACCCGCGGGGATCGTGTAGCACCTCCGGGGGATGTAGTTCATGCTGTGGTGCTTGTACCCACCGTAGAGGCTATCTCAGGAGCCGTCAATGTAAGTTTCGTCGAACTGCTCACCCTGCGGGATACCATCCACAGGGCTTGGAGCCTCGGAGCCTCTACGCTGGCTCTTGGTGATTCCGGGGTCTACCTTGACCAACGGAGAATCGCCACTCCCCCCTCTGCCACTTGTACGGTAGGATTATGCCCGCCTTCCAATAGACCCGTGCTGGCCTGGATCGAACCTTTCGACAAGCTCCGTCTTTTTGACACCAAAGAAGAGAAGGAGATCCCCTTCACTTTGGGTGCAGAACAACTTACCGACTGTGGGCAGAGACTCTACATCAAGAACGGCCCCCAAATTCATGAGATCGACCTGGTACAAACTGGTTCCAAGGTAATTGCGGGGGCGATTCCAGTTGCAAACTGCATGGAGAACGCTACCCGTTTCTTCCCCGGGGTTGTCGTACAGGATATGATTGGCGAACCCCACCTCACGATGTTCCCGGCCAGTAAAACGAGCTACACGGTGAAGATCCCCGAACTCAAGGGCTACAAAATTGTTGATGCCCGGGGGAACCGCAACGTCGTCATGGTTGTGGGGCATCACAAAGGACGGTATGACCGACTCGTAATCAGGTTCAGTTCTTCATACAAGGACTACGATGTGAGAGTCGTCAAAGACATCTCCCCCGCAGGGTTGAACTTCATCGTTCTGGAAACCGGCGTCGTAGCCTGTATTACAGAAGAAGAGAAACTCGAACTGTTCTCAGCCAAACGTGGCAATCCCGCCGTCAAGGTAATCAGCGACGACGCTTTAGGCGGGGATATGAAGTTGTTTGAGCATCAGGGTAAGGCTACAATCTGGAGAGACAAACAGATTTTCCGTTTGAAGACCAACTAGCTTTCGATCCCCGGGAAATTCATCAACTTGAGATTTGTTTCCACACTCCGCACGATCTCTTTCAAATCCTTGAATGTCATCCTCTTGTCCCGAGGAGATCCAGCGATCCCCGCATGACCACCCGCCCCCTCACCCCACAAGGACTGAACAATCTGACAAGCATTGAGTCTCTCTCCGTTATCCTCAAAGGATAGGGTGATGGAACCCATAATCCGATTGAAAGAAATGATAGCTTCGGCCACCGTGTCGTCGGGACGCCGATAATACATATTGCAAAAGGCTTCCCCAACGAAAATGCGAATGGAGCCGTGCTCAGACATGAAGCAGGCGGCTTCCTCTTCTCCTCTCCGATTCTCCCACTCCATCCCCGCTTTGATCATCTCCGGGTCACCCTGAAGAATCGAAGCGATTGCATCGAGGCCGGTCGAGATCTCTGCAGAAACATCGGCAACTGATCCATCTCGCAGAGGGAAGAGTCGATTTTCATCATGCCATGCCAGAAACGCCAGAATGTATTGATGCTCGGATTCCCACTCAGGACAATCCAACGCCCGATGAATCCCATTGGTATCGAGGAAAGCTGCTGCAGCCCAGAACTCGGGACAAGCCTTTTGATCAATCGCACAGGCGTGTCCGAGGATCGAGGCAATGCCCCCAAGGGCGTCCAGGTCCATGTGGGAGATGCCAATAGCATCCACCTCCACGGGGCCATCCTCGAACAAACAAGGCGCAGGGTTCTCAGAACGAGTCCCGTGGTGTGCAAGAGTCAATTCTGACCCTTCCACGACGGCAGTGCCGTATTCGGCCTCCACGGTAGCTGTACGTTTGTACTTCGCCAATTCTTCTGCGAGTTTCTCAGGATTGCTTGCCATCAAGATTTTCGTCATCGTTCTTTTCCTCCTACGTTACTCTACTCCAAAAGACGTACCTATCGACCCAGTTGTGACACCAAAAAGAAGCAGGGAAAATAATTCGTTACGTTTCTGGGTTCTTGAGTAGTAAGTATGTAGAGAGGAAATCGGTTAGGTTTCTTCTCATGAGAGTAGTATCTATGGGAGGAAGGAATGATCGAGCACAAGGACATAAAGGAAGCCGTGGCCGAAGCAACTGGCCTGAAGGTATATGGGAACTCCAAGCATGGCGGGGGTAGCTTCGCCTACGGGAACGCCCGGGTTCTATATTCGGGATACAGTTTTCCCGTAAAGGTCAAGTTCCGGAAGGAAGGGGTCGGGGAGCGCAACGAGTTGAACGAGTTGCAGCAGGCAGACTCGGTGGACGAACTGGTGGGACTTTGTGCCGAAGTGCTCTCCACGGGACGGACGGTGGAAGTAGGCGCGGGAGTTGGCCTGCGGGAATATCAGGTTTGGCCCCGTTCCAGCCCCTGTGACTACGGAGTCGATTCCTTGGCCAAGATGGTCAATGGGGAGTCTCTCGAAGATGACGGTTGGGACTTGAATCCCGACTACCAACGGCAAGCCGTCTGGACTGATGGGCAGGCTTCTCGGTTTATCGGCCATCTGATCTCTGAAGGGCCGGTGCCTGCAATCTTTGTACAACGGTACGAGACCGACAAGAATGCGCCCGAGGGTTCGGAATACTGGAAGCTTCCCGTGGAAGTGATTGATGGGCAACAACGAATCAGAGCCGTACTCCGGTGGGTCAGGGGCGAGATCAAAGCTGAAATGGAAGATGGGCAATTAGTCAGCTACGAAGACCTCAATGAAATCGAGCGGCGTGGCCTGCCCAACATGCGGATACACTACGTTGACCTCAGCCGGGAGGAAATCCTCAAGTTTTACATCAGGCTCAACCGTGGTGGGACGATCCACACTGATGAGGAGATCGAGCGGGTGCGGGAATTGCTGGCAAAGGAGACTCAGGGATGAACGTTCGCAAACCAAAGCTCGTGCCTCTTGACCTGAGAAAAGGTGAGGGGCACGAGCACCCTGACATCAAGACGGATGGTACACAGTACCTCTGCGAGATCGGAAAGGGTTGGTATGCGGGGGGCTTCAATCGCCAGTGGTACGGCTTGAACTTTGACGGGTGGGCGTGGAACTCCCTTCAGTACGACAAACCGGGGACTAACGCCTCGAATTGGAAACAAGTTTTTGAGATGGTCTTCAGGGAGAAGAAGTGATGTCAGACAAACCAAAATGCCCGTGGTGCAAAGGAACCCTTCATGGTGGGGAATACGAAAACCCCTGTTGCGAGGTTGCGGAGAAGGAATGGCAGATCACCCGCCTCAGTACAACGTTGGCGATCCACCGGGGTTGCCCCAAGTGCGAGATGCACCCCAACAGGGACATTGAACCGGGGTCTCCTGACTACATCGAGGATGATGTTTTCGGCTGCAAGGGTTGCGACCCTTGGGATAAAGACAGGAAGAAAGCAATCGGAGTTTGCTGGCCCAAATGGGCAATGAGGTAACCATTGAAACGACACTACAGAGAAGACACCATTAGCCTCAACCCATTCCTTGACCGGCAACGTGACCCCGAGAGTCCCTTCACGCACTGGGAAATGTCGGACGAGGAACTGTTGGCCATGATCCTTGAAAACTGGCGGGATCGTCGCCAAGGCTATCGGAGTGGTGTTGTGTTGGTCCCAGTTCCCCCAGAGGGGTTTTTCTCTGCGACTCGGGTATTAAACAAGGGAGACAGGTTGGTCGGGGAATACAAAACCAGACGCAAGGGAGAAGTACCTCGAAAAACTCTCTATGTCCAGAGCGATGAGGGTAAGACCACTCCCGTCTCCGTGGATGTTGTCCTCTACCGGAAAGAAGTTCTGGCCGAGGGTGGCGAGAAGTGCCCTACCGACTGGTCAGTCATTACCATCCTTGGGAAACTCTGCGGTTCAGAAAAGGAAGAACCTATGGACCCCAACACCCTGATGGCAAACCACTTTCAGGATTCGGGTGGAACCGCTACGGGGATGTCCCCCCAAGAGTTCGAGGAAGCTCTGCGCAAATCCTACTTCTACTGGCGAAACAAAGCATCTGTGTACCGCGAGGAAGAAAAATGAGGCGTCTCTTTGTTTCATATTATGTCGTGACCCCAGCCGGTTCCACATTTGGGAACGTCGAAATCGAACGGGAACACGTCAGAGGCGAGGAAGATGTTGCTCTCCTAGAGAAGGAAATCGCTGCGACTTACGGAGGGCAAGCTTCCGTTTCTGTTCTTTACTGGAAGGAGTTCGACAAATGAGAGATCTTCCCATACAGTTTTACGCAGGTTCTCGACCTGTTTGTTTCCGGCACGCAGTCGAGTCGCTGAATACCGGAGTGGAAATCTCGGCCAAGGCAATTGCCAACGAGGACGAATGGGAGGGGCACATCCCACAGTGTTATCTTTGTCGGGAAGTCTATGAAGAAGCTCAAGCCAGAGTTTGTTCCCGATGTGGGGGCGATGGGATGGTTGACACACCGGGGTTCATGTATGAGTTTGGTGAGATGTCCCCACGAATGGAATGCCCCGACTGTGGGGGATCTGGGGAAAAAGGTTGATAACACGCCCCCGTAGGCTAATGGCTGGCCGGGAACTTCTAATCTTCCGTCGATGCGGGTTCAATTCCTGCCGGGGGCGCAAAAAGATGTTTGACTTGGAAACGAAAGCTACTATCTTGGAAGTAGGAGGCACACCATGAAGTACACTGCCAGTTTCGTCTAGGGCCACCAATCCCGCTGTCGCGGCCCTCCGTTGCCACGGTTGCAACTCACCCAACTATTGCAACTGATGCAACAAGAAAGACCATTGGAGGGTCACACATCATGAAAGATACACTCAAGAGACTCAAAGAAACTATCAAGACCGATATGGCCGAAGGCCGTGAGAAACGTATCGAAGTCAACCATCTCAAAGCAGAAGGGAAAGGCCCTGACGCTCATACGATTAATGAAAACTGGTCGTGGGATCGGGATCGACGCAGAATCAACCATCTTGCGTACTGCTACGCCAAGGGACGCACTTACAATCAGTGTGAACCTACAGTACGGAAACTCCCCGCATGGAGTCTGAGACACCGCACATCGAGCACCATTGCAGGCATGGCCAAACTGATCCACGCCGACAAGGAACTCATGGAAGAAGAGAAGACCCGCATCCGTAGCTGGATCGATCTCAAGAACGTCACCAGGTGGAATCTCCTCGGGGAAACTCCGGAAGTGGCTCGTAAGGAGATGCTCCACGCCTGCGTAGCACACCATGAGAATGAGGCGGCTGCAGCCAAAGCTGAACTTGAACGTTCTCAGAAAAGTGCGGCTAAACTCAGGGAGAAGCTGGAACGGGATTACGCGCTTACGTCTTAGGCGGGTTGCCTCGGTTCACATTGAGCAACTTCTGGGCTGTCTCTGGAAGATTAACGAAGTCCATGAAGCTCCCATTGATGGATCTCGAACTACTCTGGGCGGGGGCTTTGATCCCGCCCATCCCGAATTTCGTAGCTCTCAGGGCAGACTCCCGCGCCGCCTTGACCATCAGAGGCTCGTAAAGAACCCTTTGAAGGAGAGCTTTAGTACGAGGGGCGTTCCATAGTTTGATCTTCACACTGATGGACTGAAACAATCTGTCCAACAGATCTTGCAACGACTCGTAGTTTCCCACCTGGCTGCGGAGCAGCTTTATGGCCCGGGGAGGCAATCCCTCAAAGGGCTTTTGCAACCGGGACGCCAACCCGGTCACGATCCACTGACGAACCAGTTGTTCTTTCACCGCCATAAGCTCAAGGACATTTCTCCTGGCATCTGAATGCGTCCGAGCCGCCCAGTTGAACGGATTGTACATGCTGATCCCTGAAAGAGGGGCGTCCAATTCGTTCTCGACAGGACCTGGACCCCATATGTCATCGGGAAGCGGCTGATCCAATCCGGTAATCCCGGGCCTCCATGGGAAACTCGGGCGTTGTTCGAAATCGATTCCCGAGCCAACAAACAGCCGCCCATCATTGCTTTCTATTCTGGCGACCTCTTCTTCGAGAATCGACTCAACCTCCATGTAAGTTTCAGCCGACCGAAGAGGATCTGAAAGCCTCTCGAAATCCAACCACTTGCTGTACTTACGTATGAACTTCTCAGCCTTCTTTGTTCTCTCCCACGCTTCTATCGACCAACTCTCTTTGGGCAAGTTCCTAATGCCGTAGTTCTTTTTGAGGCGGCGCACCACCTTCTTCTTGACATCCCCTTCGGCCACCGGGATCGCTTTATGTACTCGCTGGTTTTTGACTACAATCCAGAACTCCTCGGTGTCCACTGAGAAATTCCATCTCCCCCGACCCTCGTAGATGCCGTCTAACAAGTGTCCTTGGCCTCCCCACTCCTCATCGATTGCGAAAGACACGATATCGCCAACTTTGTACTCCGTGTGCTCAAAATACACTGTGAGTTCTCGGCTCTCTGTCATGGTTCTCCCTCCAAAGCCCTCTACTTACTATACTCAAAGTTACCGAAAAAACTCAAAAACTGAATTGTCCGTGTCTGTGTCCCATCTCTTTTTCACAAAGTTCATGGAGATCCATGTCTACTTTCGAGTACGTGTGGTCTTCCATCACCCGATTGAGCATTGCGCCCCGGGGATCAGTGGAGATGCAATCAGAACACACCTCGAAGGAAACCTCAGGATGGGTCTGCTTTTTCATATGTGGCAAATAAAGGAGTGCCTGCTCTCCATCCCCGCTACCCAAGGTAGCGACCCCCTCTACTTGAAGTAGCGACCAGGGCTGATCAGTGAACTCGATATCGACAATAGCCACTTCGATAATTTCGCCACTCCCGAATGAGACATAGTAAGAGTCGTCGGAATCCATGGGACATGCGATTCGGTTCAAACGGGAGAAGATCGTCGAGAACTCCTCGAACAGCCGAAGTTGCTTGAGGTTGAGATCGAACCATTCCCCATGCCGTCTGGAGATTCCAAGGTTCTTGTGCCATTGCTTTTCATGAGCCACGGGATCGGGCGTCCGATGCCAGGCTACTAAGTGTAGCGGCGTGGGTGATCCAAGTTGCAGAGATCGCATCCGGCGAGGCAAGTTGACCGTTCGCCCGATCTTGAAACGGTAATCTTCGCCCGATTGTGCTAGATAAATGAACCCTGGATCAATCATCAGAAACTTCCACTTTGTCGCTGTAGAGTTCGAGTTTTTTGAGGGCATTCAAGTTGAAAGCCGAGCTACAAGACCAGCAATCGTGGTCATGCTTCTTGAATACCAACGGATACATAGTGGCACTCCCAGACGTGGCGTAGCAATCTTCAGCTTCCAGATCCAATTTCGTGACCGTGGCGATACAAGGGCCAGAAATCAAGTGAACCACAATGATCCTGTCCCCGACTTTGATCCCATCGGCAGATGTGATCCTATTCTCATATCTGCGCTTCCAAATCTCCGTCACACGGTCTTGATGCTCAACCGTCCAATCGTCAGTCTTCGCAGGAATGTCATCAGGGAGCTTCACGATCTCACAACCAATCGTTTGATGAACCGTGAACCCAAGCTTGCGCTTGGAGGGTTCCACCTCAATGTCTGTCCGCTCAGTCGGGAACTCCCCAACGTATTCAGGCTCAGTCGGAATCTCAGCAGGATAGACGATCTTCGCTGGCCCCTGAACCCAACCCTTTCGCCAATCCTTCTTCTTTTCGTCAGTCATCTCAGTTCACCTCACACCTTATTCTACCCCATCAGGGTACAATAGACTCATGTGGTGGGTTTACGTCATTCAGTCAGAACAGACACGTCCCGGTGGAAGACCGGGATTCTTCTACGTGGGGTGTACCACGGAACCCGCACGACGCATACTCGAACATAATGGAATCCGGAAAGGCGGCGGCAAGTTCACATCCAAGTGGCGTCCATGGGTCGCACGCAGCTTGCACGGCCCCTACAAGGACAGAAGTACCGCAATGAAGGCAGAGTACGCCCTCAAGCATGGAAAGCGGGGGAAAGGCCGTATACGATGGTCCACACAAGACTCCCCATGGTGTCGAGGTGAAGGGGTTCACCACCCATGGGTTTCTGATCCTACACTCAAGGTCAAGGATTTCCCCTGAGAGCCAGAGTTAATGCTTCAAGAGGGTCACGCCATCCATGTACCCGGCTTCTGCAGGCATCAAGTCCTCCCGACCCAGAACCACAAGAGGATTCTTGAAAACTTCCATTTCTTTGATGGGCCTTAACCTCCTCACAACCCGCTTCTCCAGAAAGACCCCCAAAGCCTTGTGCGCCGCATACCAAAGATCATAGCCCTGCAACTTGTTCTCTTTTTTCACAGGGCGGAGCATTTGATGCAGCAGGAATCCCGCACTATTTTCTTTCCCGAAATCTTTTCCATAAGCAACTACCCTCAGGAACTCCTTCACTCGTTCAGGATCGTGGCCTTCACAAAGAGCACGGACAGCCGTACCACGAATCAACGCATTCAGATTCTTCACTTTCGGGGATGACGCCAACACACTCACAATTTGATCCCGTAGAAGCGTTCCCCATGTCCGCAAGTCCTCCGAAATCGTAATCGTATACCTCACCCGAGGACCAAAGATCGCCGCCTTGAGAGTAGACTCAAAGTTCCGATCCTCAAAATGGTATTCTCCTGTCAACACTAATCCATCTGAGTTTGTCCTCTTCGCACCTTTATCAAGACAAACCTGAACCTCCTGCTCCATATTAAAGAGGACATTGAATTCGACGGTACATCCAGAGGCAACAACTGCCGCCAACCGATGCTGCCCATCCAGAAGAATGCCATTCTGGGAGAACATTAATGGTTGGCCTACCAACCATGATCCACGTTTCATCTCATAGGAAAATTCCTTGACCTTACGGGAACGAGTACGCCTGTTGTGCGTATTTCCCTTCAGTAGAACCCTAGCAACCTTGGGAGAAATTTGTGTTTTGACGCAGAGAACCTGAGTACCCTCGGCCTGCAACTTCTTCAGCATCCCCATGACCTGAGGGACATCCCGCAGAGAACGTTCTGTGGGAGCCATGCCGTCAAGAACTTCATCCAACCCCAAAGCAAATGTGTCTTTCTTCGTTCTCATCATTGCTCCTAAATCGCAAAAGCGACATCCAATTGCCGCACCTTATATACTCCAAAATGGAGGAAAAAACCCAAATTTCTGAGCTTTTCCGAAAAAACCCTGCAATTCCAAAGGGTTACACACTTAGAAGTAGTCGCCCCCCCCCTCATTTAAACCGCTCGAAGTTGAGTGCCTCTCCTGAACAAGCCAACAAAAATAGTATGTTACGTTTTCTCCTCCACGAGTAGTATAGGTGTAGACCCACCAATAGAGGTGTCTACTTTGACAACTTGGAGGATCAAAATGAACGCAGTGATTATTTCAGTGCCACTTAAGAAGAGGGAACTCGTAAAGAGCCGACACTCCCAGAAGCGGATGTCCCAACGAGGCATTCGCAAGAACGCAATTGAAGCCGTCATGAAGTTCGGACGGATCGTCAGGGGAAAGGGATGTCATCGCTTCTTTCTCGGCCACAAAGAAGTCAAACAGTGGGCAAGCAAAGGAGTAGACCTCAAAGCCCACCTCAACCTGCATGTCGTAACGGATGTGCATGAGACAACGGTTCTCACCGTCTACAGGGATTCGAGAACCAGATTGCCCGGATACTCAAGGAATGCTTCTCAGTGAACCCAACATCGTGGGGGAAACTTGAATCCCCCCACTGACCAGAGACCCGAATCCCAACCTTGTTCATCTTAGACGACCTCAAATTGGAAACAATTTACAGTGCCCATCACCGTGCTCCCATCTTTGAAGTAGCCGAAGGAAAAATGGGAGACACCCGGTGGGCTGTCTTCTGTTCTGATCCTGTGCGCCCTCAAAGTCAAAGACATCTTGCCATTTTCAAAACCCGAACGGTCAATCGAAACCTCAATAGTCATTGGACACCTCCTATTCAAACTATACCACAGACCCCGGCCTCAATGCCAGGAGCAACTTCTGTCCTCGGGGAGAACTCACGGGAACGAATGCGGCCTCAGATTCGCAGTGGGGGCAGACCTTGTACTTTGAAGAAAGCCGCCAAACCGAGTAGAGCAACCCCGGTAGAAGAAAGAATAGCCACAGCACCAATTCGATGAAACAACCCCCTCGGGTTACGGTCTTGCGACGCCCTATGTACCCGCAATTGGGACAGATCGATTCTTTCATCGAACACCTCTTCGCTGTTTCTTTTTCCCAAACGGCTTTGGTTTCTCGTCTTTTGTGTGAGTAGTTTCCGTGAATTCAAGAAAATCCTCGTCATCGAGTATCCGCTTGATCCTAGATTCTTGGACTTCAGGCTCAATTGCCCGCTCCTTCAGCCATGCTTTGTGGCCCCAATCGGGTTGAACTGCATTCCCCCGGTGTCTACGACTTTCAGAAAGTGCCGCAAGCTGTCCAAACTCCTGTGCGTGGATATCAGCATATTCTTTGCTCACAATGAAATCTGCGCTATCTAAAGATCTGTTCCCGTTCTGTGTAAAGTTTCTTGATCCTTTCCACACAGCTTCCCAAACAACTCTTTCCTTCACATCCGCTTCCTCCACGGCAAAAAAAAGATCATTTCGGGCAGCGACCTCGACATCAAGCTGCTCCCACCATTTGTCACAAACTGCCCACGATGGCTTGGGCGGCACAATACGAGAGTCTCTCAATACAATTCTCTTCGCACCCCCGACAGTTCTGACTTTCCCAAAAACGAGGAACTTATGGTGCAGGATCGGTGCCGCATAGTCGGTATTCAGTTCGGTGTCACCAAAACAACGGGCACCCCCAAAAGAATCTTCAGGGTCCAGCCCCGGCCAATTCTCCCAAAAACTTCGGGGCATATCCCGCAGCAAAAGTGAGTTATCCTCTAAACCCCAGACGCCCGGAGACGATTCCAACGCATCTGTCTTGGCCACAACAAAAGCGCAACCCCTCTTCAATTCTTGCATCGCCCCCAAGAGACTGCTCAACGTGAACCAAGCCATACACCCAAGGACAGCGTCATATTGTCTGAGATACCCCTTCAAAGGGGTCTCCAAATCTCGGAAATGAGAAGTAACAGAAACGGTGTGGGGGATGCCACCATAACATTGGAGGAGCTTTTCATCCATTCGGGACAAAGAGTTCAAACTGAACTCTTTCCCGATCTTCCTTCTGAGGTGCCTTCGATACTCTTCAAGAGCATCTTCCCGTTCGATCTCGGGATGTACCTTCACCCAACCTTTTATGAACTCAGCTTCCCCAAATCGTAAGCCATCGGCGGTCAACACTCCAGACAACACCGCAACCTTATGAGCATGGAAATTCCGCTTCTCCTCGGGGGTCTTGAAAAATACCTCTACCTCCGAATCCCAATAGGAACGTCGACAGTATCTGTCCTGCCATCCCCGAACTAAGACAATGCTGCCACCATCATCGGGAACATCAACCTGAAGAGTTGTAGCCCCTTCCATAAAAAGACCGGAAATACCAGAGGGTGTCTTTTCAACTTTCATGAGTCACTCTGGCAGCCAACTCCCTCAACTTCGGGAGTGACCCGATCACCACATGGGAAAAGTTCACACAAGGAGAAACAGTGGCCCAAACCAACCTGACTCCACTTTTCTCAAGCTCTTTCAGGCAACATGCCACAACGCCGTCGGAGTGTCGCCCTCCAAGTTTCCAGTCCTGAATCAGTTGGTAAGACACACTAACATTCTTATTGAGTTGGAACTCACGATGCAAAAAACGAAGCAGATCTCGGGTCTTTTCCGAACAAAACATAGTTTACCCCTCTCGCAAACCACTCATCTGAACTACTCCATTTCACCAAAAAACCCCGAAAGCCTCAACTTTGCCCCCTCGGGATCAGCCTTCAATTCACTCCTCAAGAAGCATGTCAATAACATTTGGCCCCTTTACCATCTTCCGATATCCACCACGACGCCATTTGGCAACATACTTTTTGATCCTTTCAGCAACTCGTTTGGGATCGTGTTTGATCTCACTCTCCCATAAGACCAAGCAAGAGATGCCTTGATCCTCATAAAACCTTTCTACCTCTCTCCTATGGGTAAAACGATCCTTCCCAGTCTTTTGTGGGCCATGCCAGTAGTCACCAAAGATTTCGATCAGAGCACTCGTCCTGAGATCGTTCAACTTGGTACCATCCCGATAGGCGTCCAACTGTGCCCGTGTCAAGATTATAAAATCTGGATTCCGATTTTGGGAGGTCTCTTCGCTTCCCACCCAATAAGACCCATCTCCAGCATACACCACAAATTCTGTGGACAATCCATTTACCTGTTGCTCAAGTTTATTTGGGCTAGTGTGAGTTTGATTTGACCACATGCTTTGAGGGGGAAAGGGGACACCATACTTTTGTGTCCAAACTTTCTTGATCTTCCTCTTGATCTCCTCACTTTTCGACGGATTATCCACTCCATACTTCTCCAACCATGTCTTTTGCGCTTTCGCCCGCACCTCTGGGCATTGCTGAGAATGTCTCCCCCCATGATTGGCCAGGTTTGTCTCGTAGGCTTGCTGTTGAATTGTAGGATCAAGTAATGGGTTCTCTACACCATACTTCTCCATGAATACAGCAGCCAACCTCTCCCGCACTTCCTCAGACTTCATAGGATGCACAACACCCCACTTCTCCAAACACACAGCTTTGAACTTTTCTTTAAACTCGTCTGTCTCGAAGTAATGCTCCGATCCATACCTCTCCCTGTTTGTCTCCCTTGTCTTCTCTTGAATCTCAGGGACTCTCTGAGGACATGTCTCCCCATACTTAGACTCCATACCCTCCTGTGCCCTTTTTGTACCCTCCTGACCCCCCAAAGGGTTCTCATGCCCATACTTCACCAGATTCGTAGCTGCACGTTTTCTCTGTACCTCAGGGGCAATCGCAGCATGGTTTACGCCGTACTTCTCTTTGGCAGTCTCTCGGGACTTCTCCTTGACCCCCTCATCCTGAAAAACGTTATCCACACCATATCTCTTCTTGACCGTCTTCTTGCGTTTCTCAAGCGTTGTTGAAAGCCTCACGGGGGCACCCGGAAACTTCATCTTGTACTCGCCCTCAGTCAAACCATGAACCTTCTTCAAATGATCCATCATACGAGTAAACCGGAAATCCCACCCATATTGAAGACAGACTTTGCATTGGACGTAATCCTGCCCCTCAACCAGCCTCTCTCCAAATAGATGTTTCTTTGAATACTTGTCCCACTTGAAGTATGGCAGTGGATCACCAAACTGCTCTTTCCACCCCTCACACTCAGATGTGTGTTCATGAATCTTCTTTGGTGCCATCCTGTGACCACACGCAGGACAACTGATACTGCCACGATCTTCATTTCTTGGCATGAGCAACTCCTCCCATGCGGGAACTCCCGCATGAAACATGCTACCCAAGCGTATCTAGGTTGTCAAGAAAGAAATGACAAGAGAGGCGAAAGCTCGGAAAACCCTAATGATAACAGACACATCGGAGGGAAACCTTAGAGAAAATTCCGGGGTGAGAGGACGCCCCGGCCCACATTTGCACCAAAAGCCGATCTAATTCCTACCCCATATTTGGGCTGACGCAATCCACGGATATATTTGACGGTCATCATCTTGGTTTCAGTGGCTTTCTCGAATTGCGTCTCGGCATTCTGCTTGAGCGACTCGTACTTGGAAGACTTCTCGATGTCCAATGAAACCCCACCAATCGAGTATGAGTTGTGCGCCAAGATCCCATTGGCAAGAAAGAAGTTCTCGGGGCCGGGAACCGACAGGTCAAAGGTAAACTCCTCAGGGTCAACATCCTGCACACGGGTCACGAGAGGAGCTACGATTTGGTCCTCAACCTGCGCTATGATGGCCGAACCACATTCAAGCCCCCCTGAAAGGACAGGAACGAGCTTTCTCCCTTCACTGGTGAACAAGCTATGGTCTTCTGTACAAACGACGCTCTGGGACTCCCCAACGAGGCTCACCGTCACTTCCACCATTCGTTTCTGGGGGGTATGGTGACGCATGATGTCGGAAACCGAGTGCAGAGAAACCTCTCCTGTTTCCCTATCGGCTGCTTTGACCCTGAGTTGGCCCGCAAGAAACGCTTTCTTGATCTCGGCTCGTGTCTGACTATCCAACATTGCAAAACCTCCCACGATCCTCTAAATCCAAAACGGCTTTTCGGATTCGCTTCAAACAGCTTTCGGGATCTTGTCTGATTTCATGTTCCCAAAAGGCGAGCAATGTCCACCCTCGGTTTCTCAAATAGGTTGCCTTGCTCTTATCGGTTGTGAGCGTGCCTTTCGGCCCCGTCAATTTACATTCAGGGCAACTGTGCCAATAGCACCCGTTGATCTCTACCGATAACTTAAGCTCGGGGATCGCCTCATCTATTGAGTAGTACCCAACCTCATGTTCCGTCTCGAATCCCACCAACCCGAACTCAATCATTCTCTCCTTGAACTCAAGATGCAACTTTGTTCTCTTCTTCTTGATGTGCCTGCGAGCCTGCTTCGCCATTTCTAAAGACAACTCTTTATTGTCCCGATGCCAGCCCTCGACAGCTTCTCTGAGATCCCCATTCTCCCATCTCTCTTTGGACTGTTGGCGACGCAACTCTCGATACTCTGGGGTCTTGTTGAGGGCCGTCAGATGCGCCGCAGCTTGTTCTCGATAGGGGCCAGCCTGCATACGTTTCGACGCTTCTGAGATCTGCTGTCGTGTGATTTCTCCCACCGGGGTCTGGAACCTCTTTTTGAGCTTCTCAGACTGTGCTTCCTTTTGCCCCTCGGACTTCGCTTTCCGCCCCCTCGTAAACGCACTCATCAACGGGGCCTCGGGGAACTTCCCCACGTAGTCTTTCAGAGACACCCCCGAACACGCCTTGAGATGCCTTGGTGAAATCATGTTCTGGAAAGCCCCACACTCTTTGCACAGGATGTAGTGCTCCCCTTCGATCAACCTTTCTTGTAGGTGCTCATAGGAGAAGAAAATCGTAGGACGTTTGCCTTCTTTACGGGAGTGCTCACACACTATTCCTGATTCGACCAAGGCCGAAAAGGTCTTGGCGTTGAACCCATAGCGCAGGAGCACTTGTCGTTTCGTCAACAGAGTCACTCTTTACACACCTTGTAAAGCTCCTCAAAGGGGAGCGTCACTTCTTCTCCATTCGGGAGAGTTACAGTAATCTCTTGATCCCCTCTCACGCTGAACTCGTCCGAAACCCAATTGCTCGCCAGGGCAAAGCAAGCGTGTACGATTCCACCCCAGATAATCGCGGTTCTCCAAACGGGTTTCATGGAAACGAGCCGGTCGATGGTATTGACTGCTTCCGTCTCGGGCGGGAACATATTGAACCAGTCCAAGGCTCGTTCCAGATATTCCAGAAGTTCTTCATCTCGCCATATCTGGCCGAACACCTGATTGTACTGGCCAATGGTACCTTCATGCTCTGGTGGTCTGAAATGGTAGAAGGAATCTGGGTCCTGGTCTCGAAGGAGCATTCTGATCTTTGCAATCATGGAAACTTCGGCTGCTGTATACGTTATTGAGGTAACTGTTCCGGCGGCGACTACGGCGAATTCTTGAACAACTTGTTGATAGGGTGATGAGGTGAGTTCTTTGAATGTCCAACGGATTCGATATGTTCCTACTGTAGCACCGGAAGGGATCATCAGGGAGCCGTAGTATTCTCCCACAGTGGGATTAATCGGGGTTCTTTGTGCCGCCCCGATCAATACTTCAGACTCGGGGGGGCCTGGATCTACGTAGTAGAGCGCAAAATAAATCTCGGCGGCATTTGTGGCGGCACCTTGGGTGTTTGTCAGGAATATGTCCAGGTCACCGCGCCCGAGCGTTTCGCCTTGTGTGAATGCAATAGCCATGTGAGCTTCGGTACCTCCCTTCTAACCAATCAGAATCCGAGTATCTGTCGTCAGAACCACTACCGTGGCACTGATGGCATTTGCCACCCGCACCGTCATTACCCCCGACCCGGCGGGAGGTGTTTGACTCACTTCTCCAGCCGTAGTGGACAAATAGAGATCATTTCCAATGGTCAATGGGCCACCCCCGGTTACGATGGGAGTTACTTTTGATCCACGACCAGTGATTATTGCCGCAGTTTGGCCGGGAACTCCATTTGCGCCCATGAATCCAATGAACCCATCCAGGTTATCGGCTGGGCCTGCCCCACACAGTGCAAACTCTAAGGAACCGCCATTATCTACGACTGCTACCGCGGCTCCAAGGAGAAGCGGCGGGGCTGCCGGAACAGTGATGTCGGAGTACAGTATTTTCGCAGAATCACTGCTGATACTTGATCCTGCTGCTGGCGGGTATGCAATCGGTGTCATTTTCTAATGTACCATCGAACGACACGCTGCATCATACCGTTCTTCTGTCGAACCGGGGTAACTTGTCAACAATTCTTTTGCCGTTGGGTTTCCATTCAGAGACTCCCCAGCAAAGACGAAGACCACCGTCTTCGTATCGTTCTCATCGATCTCGGTTCGAAGGAATTTGCCGCCTTTGTTCACCATGAAGCCAGCCATCCTGAAATCTGTAACTCGAACTTCTGCCATCTGCGGACTCCTCTATCCCCCCTTTACGAACTGAGCGATCAAACCTGGATAACCCCCTCCCAACCCTCTATTCGATGAAATCAGCGTTAATTCTTGTTCGGCCCGACTCACCAACCCCGATCCAGGATCAGTCCCTTCCATTAATCCATAAAGAGCGTCACCATCCGTGAATGTGGTCGGGATGGTGTACGTGTATGTGTAACGACCTACCTCTGCGGGAACAGCCTCAACCAAAGCCGCTGAGACCAATGTCTGTTTTGCACCTGCACCAGTGAAATTATAGATGAGGATCGCCGGGTTGTTCACAGCGATGGGTGTGTTTGTGGCATCCACAAACAGCACCGTGAAAGTAAATGGACTTCCAATAACAGCTTCCACTTCTTAAACCTCATCCATGTGAGTCAAAGTTTTCATATTCTTGATCTCTTCAGCGTAACCAAGAGCCACTACCTTACTCGTCCTATTGAAGTATTGGAGCTTGAGATTTTTGATTGCGTCAGAACGCTCAAAGACAAAGTAGACTCGTCGTCCTTCTCTATCGATATCGACAAGAGGAACGCCCGCCAGCTTCAGATAAGCGGCATAATACAAGTCCGTGGTTCGGTATGTGGAGTTTGGTTCTACATTCATCCGTTTCCTTTGCATCTGTCAATCCATCCTGGCTCTCAAATAAACCAGGAGGTCTTCACCTATAAAGCCTGCGCTATAGAGCAAAAAATCAGATTCTCAAAAGGTTTCCATCAGAATCGTAAACAGTGATCGCCTCAAACATTCCATTCGCTGGAATTTCAGACAAACTATGGGCGTACCAACCCCCGGTTGAAGGGCCTCCAACCAGGGGACTAACAGCTTGAAAAACAGACGAAGACACCAAATTACTGACCGTGTAACCCCCATCAAAAGCCGTGGTCGCATTATCAAAGATTGCCACGGTATCCCCGACGGCAAGGAAATGGCCGTTGGTGACGGTCACCGTCATTGTTCCTGCAGCCCCTGTCATTGAAGCTACCGGGAGTCGTGTCGCATACGTGCGTGCGGTACCTCCTCTCCCATATGTGAATTGAGGATTCTGGTACACAAACATGGTGTCTGCGATTCTGCCCGCCAGCGATACCGTGGGGAATCCCAATTCGGATCTCGCTGAACTGGAAACATAAAGAGGGCGGGCATTTTTGAAAGCAGGGGACTGTGGGAAAACAACATTTGTCGGTGGGGCTTGAGTCAAAAAACCCGAAGCAAGGTTCCCCGTGAGAACACTAACTGCAGGATGGGCTTCAGCCGACCAGTTATTTCCGGCCATATCAGCGAGGGTCGCCCCGAACCCTACCCGATAAACTTCACCCGAAAGAATTCGCATGATGTCGTCCACGGTAGCGATACTGCCGTTCGTGGTGAGGTTCGTCAGGTTTGGTAAAGGAGGTGGACCAAAGAGATTGGCTGTGTTGTTGATCACCCCCACAATGTCCGCTTCGGTCATCTCAGCCCGATTGAGGATTCGGGCATACAAGGTAAGGGCAATATGATATGCTTGCCGAGCAAACATCATCTGATCCCCAACACAACAAATATGATCTAGGAGATACCCCGCCAGACCATCTTCATCCTGACCCATAACCGTTTTTGCCCCGGTGAAACCGAGGTTTGGTTCTTGCGTGAGTTGAGGAAAGTTATTGACGTTCACATACCCGGATTGCCCTGAGCCTTCCATGCCCGGATTGACAAGAGAAGAGTTGGGTATAAGACTACCGAGAGGAATAGCCCCGGCTGGAAGATCATTACGGACAAGGACTGGGTAGATACGACGCATAGCTTCACCCCCCTTTTACGAGAGGAGGCGTACTACAGGACGTTGCCTTCGCTGTCGTAGACCATGATGCCACGGAACTGACCGGGGGCAACTGCCGCCGCCGCTGTAGCAATGTCCGTGTGGTTTGCATTGGCCACTGTAGCGATACCATTGGCGGTTTCCAGAGAACAAGTTGCTCCCGCTGCCACAAAACCTACACCGGGAGCGTTGGTAGCAATGCCAAGCTGGAAACTCGTGGCCGCAACTGAACCCGCCACGGTGTAAACGCCGTTGGTCGCAGTGGTATGGGCTGCCCCGGCTGCGGTCAACGCACCATTCAGCCGTACCGTGTCACCGTTGATGAACGGATGGTTGGCACAGGTAAATGTGGCATTGGCGGCAACATCGGAAACGCCCATCGTGTAGATGAAGTTGTTGGAATGTGCGGTTCCACGAGTCGTACTCGCACCACCATTGGCTACGCCGTAGGTTGCTGCTGTCACACCGTCGGGCATGATGGATGCATTGTAGGCGAACGGTACCGTGGCTGCCGGGGTGCGTTTGAACACCGAAAGATGCCCACCACCAGCCGAAGCCCGAATCGAACCGCTCAGGTACAAAGCACGCATGTTCACGAAGTTCACGGAAGCGGGCCACGTCTGAGTTGCCACAGCAGCGTTGGGCTGCGTCAAGAACCCTGAAGCGAGGGTACCCGTGACGTTCCCAACTGCGGGGTGTGCGCCACCGGCATACGATCCGGCACCATCACCGAAAATCGCCAGAGCCTGAACTTCCCAGACTTCGCCCGCCAGAATACGAATGACTTCCTCGACCAATTGCGCTGCGGGCTTATTCGCACCGCTTGCATTGGATCTCAGACCCGTCGCAGTCGGAAGGGCCGGGTTCCAAGCAATCATACCCGGAGCGGAGCCGTCCATTGCTCCCACGGAGTTGATGGCTGTTACGATGTCCGCATGAGCCAGCGGAGCACCTGCGACAACCATGACGGCCAGACGAGCGGTTATCGCCCGTGCCTGTACCGGAGTCATAATCGCATCCGCACCACCAGCATCACACTGGATATGGTCCATCAGCCAACCGGGGAGTCCCCGAGTGACTGTCGGGATCACATCAGCCACAAGAGTACCAGGTAGCTCGATGTTCATCGGGGGAATCCAAGTGGTGCCCCGATAGTGCCCATGGTCAATGTAACCTGTTTGACCTGCTCCGCTCATTCCCGGATTCGCTTGTGACGTGTTGGGTGCCACATCCGTAAACTGAACCAGTCCATCGGGCAGATCGTTCCTGCAAGGAATGATAAACGCTCTGTTCGCCATGTCTAAATCCTCCGTTTACTTTTCAACCCCCAAATGAGGGCAACAAATGAATCTGCCCGAAAGCAGTTCGATCCTAGTACAAGGTTCCGTCGTCGTTGTATGTCGTCACGACTCTCGACGTTGCTGCTACCAATGCCGTATTCGGAGAGCCGCCCTGATAGCCGTACTTGGGAATCGGGTTCCCGGCTCCGTCAAGGGCATTCCCGCTCGCCCCGGCGTTTCCTACCATGAAAGAAATGCCGTGCAAACGCTGCGGGGTCTGCAAGAAGGAGATCACACCCTCGCCGTCAGAAGAACCGAGGGAACCGCCCGCATAGGTGGCCCGGATACCTTTGATGTCCTTGGTGTATGCGAAAGCTCCTGCCCCAATTGTGGTGACGAAACCACCCAAGCGAGCCGCTTTGATCGCCGCCCCCTGAATTGCAGACCCCGAAGGAAGTCTGTATCCGCGCCCGGCGAGAATCTGCATAAGCTCCGAATGAACTGCCGTGGAGAGTGTTCCCGCTGAATTGAGAATTTCTGTACCAGCTACGGTGGCTGCTGCCACAGCATTCACGGTTGCAACAGGATCATTGGCCGAAGCAACGGTGCCCCCCACTCCATAGGCAGGACCAGCATTGGCAATCGTGACTGTAAAAGTTGTCGCAGTCGGTGTGCTCCCTACTACTTGTGCGCCATTCACGCCCGCCACGGAATGCCCTGCAATCACAACATTCTGACCCACTGTCAGACCATGCGCAGTTGCTGTCGTCAACACTGTGTCACCAGCAACTGATCCCGTTGTGATCGAAACCGCAGTCCGATTGGTGAACTCACTGGACACGGTGCCCGTGGCAGTTCCAGCAACACCAGTGGTATTGTTGACGCCAACACTGAAAGTCGTCGCATTGATCCGAGTGGCAATATGATCGCCATTCAAGGGGGCAAAACTATGCCCCACGATGTTGACCGTCTCACCAGTGAGGATGCCATGTGCTGTCGGAGCCGTAGAAATCACCGCAGGAGAAGCCGCAGTTGAACTCACGAGAGCGAACGACAATTTGTTGATCAATGCCTGGGCAATCGTTACAGCGTTTGCTGCGGGAAGGGCTGCAATGCCTGCAGCCGCCAAAGTTGCACCTGACAATGTGATGTCAACATCAGTCGCAACCATTGTTATGGCATTACCCGCAGCACCATAAGCAATAGCGGTTACTGTAACCACACCCAAGGCACTCTCTGCTGTAACTCCAATCCCCAAAGCCTGCGCTCCTGTCACCGCTGTCGGATCATTGATCGCCAAAGCGATTGAGGCAGCCGTTGCAGTCGCATTACCGCCTCCCGCTAGGTATTGACCAATCGCCGGGTTGGGGGCCGCATTTGCCGTCAGTGTTACTCCATTGATAACAATAGTTTGCGGTGCCGCACTAAAACCAGTGTTCGATGTCACAGTACCAGCGGCCCGCACGGTACCTCCAGCCACCACATTATCGATCAAGTAGGCGGCGAGGCCGTCGTACTGAGCGTTCGTCGTGATCGGACCAGCACCCGTAGTCATGACCACATCGTTCTGTGGTTCATTCACATACTTGGTCTGCCCCGGAGGATCAACCGATGCGTTGGCCTGCGACGTGTTGGGTGAAAGGTCCAAAATCTGAAGTACCCCATCAGGGATGTCGGTTCTTGCTAGACAAATGAATGGCATGGTCAACCTCTCTGTTTCAAATTCATCCCCAACCGTGGGGCGATTAATTCACACGTTCGCCTGTTTTTCAAACAGTTCTACTCATCCTATTTCTAGTGCCCTATAAAAGAGATAACGGAAGATAATGTTGATCACTGACCCATCGAGACGGTCATAATGGAGGTGAATGGAACAACTGCGCCCTGACCTTCTAAGAGCACATTCTTGATACTGGGAGGAACTCCGTCATGTTTTTCTTGCCCGGGAACCGCACTGCAAGTATTTCCAACATCAAATGAAACCAACAGATTGTTCCCCAATGCGGGGTCCAGATTCTGGATCATGGCGTGCAAAGTGAACCGGGGAAGTACAATGTGCATCGCACCAGGGGGACCGCCCGTAGTTCCTACTTGAGCCAGGATATCCCCCGCCACCGTACCCACTCCCGTGTTTGGGGCACTCCCCGACAAAGTCAAAGCCGGGGAAGGCGACGAATAAAAATCAGGAGGGGGCACAACATAGACCCGGTCAGGAGCCAACAAAGCTCCCGAAGCCGTGCTGAACGGGCGCACAATGAGAAATGCAATTTGCTGGTCATGAGGGACATTGACCGCAGCGGGTGCGTGGTAGTCCATCATATCGAACATAATCCGGGTCAACCCTCGATTACTCTCATCCACACGACCCCAGCCTCGACGCACCACACCGGGAGAACGGAACATGGTACCTGAAGGCACCGCAAAAAGAAGGTTTGGGGCTGCTGCTGGAACAACGCCATTGACTGCCACTCCCGTGTACGCATAGGCATCATTCAAGACTCTGGCCACGTAAACCGAATAGGAAGTGATCCCCGGCTCCACCGGAATCGCCATATCGATGAAGTTGTTTGATCGTTCAATGAGGTTCAATGTCGTCATGCGCTACTCTCCTTACGGATCATCTTGTCATAAGAGGAAGCTTTTTTGCCCTTCGACTTTGCCAACTTTTTGGCGTCCTTCCATGAATCCACTTTCTCCCCATCTACATTGGGGGTCAGGGTCGCAGTCGGGGCCTCTTTGCGTCGGGCATCTTGTTTTGCCCCTAAACGACGGTTCTTTTCAGCCATCTGCTTCTTGATCCGCAGATTCTTGTCTACCCAACCATCCCCCTTGAAGATCACATGAGTTTTCGGGACAGTCTTTCGAGTTTCAGCCGATTCACATTTGGGACAATCTTGATGAGCATCGCTCTCAGACATCTTGAGCACCACTTCAAACTCATGTCCACACTCACATTCATAGGCGTAAAACGGCATCTCTCGAACTCCCTACGTCAAAAGCCCTACCCGGCGTCACGAAGCAAGGGGACAAGGAACTTCCGGGTTTCAGGGACAGTTTTCGCCAGATGAATCGTCCGAAACTTCAACTCGTCAAAGGTGCCCCCTGCTGCCTTTATCTTACCGTGCTCCCGGCCGATTGAGGCGCACATACCCTCGGGACTCTCCACATCCTTTCGACATTCCTTGAAATACTTGACACAGTTGTCGAAACGCTCGCCCTTGCCGCCCTTGAAAGTCCCATCGGGGTTCTTGTAGGCATCCCCACAACTACCCTGCTTCAGAAGAGGAACCAAGTGCTTCCTCATCTCCGGGGTTTCTCGACCTAACTTGACCAACTTTTCTCGCAAAAGCATGACAACACCTCCTACATCAATCGCCCCAGATCCACTGAATCGAGAATCTTACCCACTAACGAAATTGTGCCCGCCTTCAACAACTCCCGAATCGACACCTTTGGGGCGGTATTCCCCGGGTTCGGGTAAATCAACAAGCCGTCGAAATGGTTCATCTGGAGTGAGATAGACCCCTTTTGCGGGGGTGAGTCGGGATCTGTAGGATCATAAAAGAAGTTGGGGGGCATGTTCTTGATCCGATCAAAAGAGATCGACAATCCCGAACCCCCGCTGACCTGACGGAGTTTAACACTCCCGTACCCTCTCTTGAGGTATTTCTCCACCTCATCCCCAAGATGTCGGAGAAAACGATCCGTGGCATCTATCCAAAAACCCGGCCACGCCCCGCTTGAGGCCCCCTCTTTCCGAAGAAGCGGCACAAGGTGCTTCCTTAACTCTGGTTTCTCTTTGGCAAGCCTGGCCACTTTCTCTCGTAGATCCATCTCATCACCCCCGACAGCAGCTTTTCTTTCTCTTTGGTTTTGCCCCTTCCCGCAAAATGGGGACAATCTGCTTTCGCAATTCGGGCTTCTCATGCGCCAATTTGACTAGTTTCTTTCTGAGTTGAGTTTGCTTCATCGCAGTAATCTCTCCACTCCTTCCCGAAATATCAAGTTGATATTGGCCTTTTTTGCCTCGATAGAAGAACATCATCTTCTTCTTTGCCAAACGATCGAGTACCGCAATGACGTGTTTACAGGCTTTGTGGTCACCTTGAGGATCTCTCACTGTGGGATTCGCCGCCGTCCCTCTGGCCTTACCGTACAAGTAACCATCTGCCTTAGCCCAATGCTCCGGCCCTTGCCACTGCCAGAAGTTACATGAACATGTCACCCGGACATCCAACTTCTTGTGGTCTCGGGTGTTCCCTTTTTTGAGGAATTTGATTTTGACCCGATAGGGTGCCTTGGAACCTTGCACCCTGTAAAAGTAGATCCAATTCTTTTCCAGCACTCTTTCCAGATCAACTTTCAATCCCTCTGCCCGAGTCCTGATTTTTGGCCCAGTAGTATTAATGATCTCTGAGATCTTGGCAGCAACACGAGCATTGAAGGCTTTTTTGTTCTCAAAATCATGCCCGCTGGGGATCACTTTTGCGGAACCGGGGTTGTTGTCCACCTGCCCATAATCACTCTCATGCCCTGGCGATTTGACTTCTCGCTCCTCAATGAGGCCAGGGCGATGGGTCATAGGAACAACCCACGTTCTTGTCCCCGTATACTCTTGTGCATTCTGGTCTTCACCTGAGGGAACGCCTTTGACGTTCTCATCATGCTGCATTCGATCCGAGGGTCTTTTACGCTCTATGTAGACATCCGCAATTTTCTGTACCGCTTGAGGGATGTTCACGATCCCATAAATGTAATCGTCATCTGTGGGATCAATGAGTTCTGATTCGGCATCATCAAGTGAGGGGTATTCTCCGCCTCGATCCTCATCCCCCTCCATGTCATCTTCGTGCGGGTCTTCTTTCCCTTGCTCGGCGTTTTCAAAGACCCCATCTACAATCCCGCTATCCACCCGTTCGAGTTCTTCAGGAGTCATTTCCGAGAGGCTCATCTTCCCCCCCAGAGCTTCACAAGCTTTTTGGAACTCTTCGCTTCCGAGATCGATTCCGGCGGTCTCTGCGGCACCCTCGACAGCTTCGGGGGTCAGGTCGGCGTAGGCGACATCTCCTACTTCCGTATCGATAAGCTCGAACATTGCATCAATGTCCTGCTCGGAGAGGAACACAACACTACAGAGGAACACTGGAACAGATAGAGACTGAAAGACCCCTCTCTCTGCCAAATTGAATGTGACCATTGCGGAGAGGGGAGAGACGCTATGGACATACCCTAACTCCATGTCCTGACCGATGACAAAAGCAATCTCGGGGGCTGTCAGAACACCAGCATTCCGACGTTTGAACCGTTGGGGGTGCTTTCTGCGAATCTTCCTCTGGCGTTTGAACGCAGGTTGGTTCTTCCTTTTCCGATACCGCTGTTTCGCTTTGATCCGATTCCGGTTCCTGTTTTTCCGGTAGCGCATTCTCGATTTGACTCGGCTCAACCCTCTCTGTTTTCTTTGTCTCCTTCTCGGCTTCTGCCTTACGGCTGCAGTCACAGCTTGAGCTTCCTCATAATCAAAAAGCCAATCCAGATAGTTGAAGAACCGCTCCTCATCTTCCTCAGATTGGAAAATGACCTCTTCCATGAACTGCTCAAAGGGGACATCGTAGATCTCACCCTCGTACTCAAAACTCACCATTCCCGTGTTGTTCAAGAAAATGAGTTTGGCTTCTCCGTCGTAGTCTTCCAACCACACTCGAATGGTAGGGAGATTGAAATACTTGGGGATCGCACCATCAGCCTTCTTTTCGCCCTTATTTTTCTCCCGCCACTTTTTCGCCCGATCTTTATTCTCCGACACTCCTGAAGGACGCCGCTTGTATTTGTCCGGGTATTTACGACGATATTTGACATCTCTCTTGTAGTCCGTCCGGTTCTTGATCTTCCGATATCGCCGCTTGGCTTTCATCCTGACTTTGCCACGATTACGCCGATAATACTTCTGGTAGTAAATCTTGGCCTTCCCTTTCTGGCTCTTTTGCCGGTCTGCCGATGACGGAAACACTTTTGTCAATCCGCCTTGAACCAGAATCCGAAAAGCCTCGTCCACTTTTTCGGCCAACCACTTTTCAGCCACGCTTGCTGCCGTGACATCAACCCGTCGTTTCATACTCCCACTTCCGTCATCCTTCCATGGATGCCCGTATTCTTCACCGGGAACAGCTTTGGTACGAGGCCGTTTATGAAGCGGTTTCCCGTCTGTTTCACACGAAGGAGGTGGCGCATTGTATGTGGGACGCTTCGACGGCTTATCGGGGGTCGGTTGGTGCTTCTCTCGCTCTTTCTTGTGCTTGGGGGTAATCGGGAGAGCTTGTTGTTTATTCTCAGGGACATCGGGCCGGGTCTCGAAATTGTTCTCAGGAGATTCTGAAGTTGGGGGCGTCAAATCTTTCTGACTTGGTTCCGAGACCCAAGTTTTCACGCCAGGTAATTCACTGGCAGGTTGTCGGTAGCCCTTTTTCTTAACGAGGTTCATTCACACTTCCTGAGAGCCATCTTTCAGAAACCCTCTTCTCCATAGACTTCTTGCCACCGCTTCCACCAAACGGGGGTTGCCCGAATTTCACCGCATCTTCTACTTCCTTTTTTTCCGAGAGCGGGAGACGAGCCTCCAAAAAGTCTTTGCCCAAAATCGAAAGGGCATAAGAAACTTTGTCCAATTTCCCGTCCAGTTGATCCAGACGTTCAGGGAGACCCATAATGATGTCTCCCCCCATCTGGTACAGGTCTTCCTTGTGTTTGGACTCAGAAACCAAACGAAGTGCTCGATTTATGAGATGGCGAATGCGATGAGCTTCCACCCGGGAGGCATGTACCCCTTCGGAGAGCACGGCATAGGCGGCTTGGCTACTGGCTTGTTTCTCGGGCATCTTGCAGAACCCCCTATTTCTCTATCAAGGGTTCTACTATAGAAGAACTAAAGGGACGCTCAGGAAAGAGCTTTCTCGATTCTCTTCTTCACGCTATCCATCTCGACGGCTTTGATCGCAGCAATTGCCTTAGGATCACCCCCGTGGTTCTCCACCGCCAACTTCACACGAGTTTTCCAGTGATGGTTGAGATCCCACTGAAACTCCCCGGCTGATCCGCGGAGAGTCTTCGGCTCATATTGAACCGGCTTGTAGTAGGACTTCTTGGCCGGGGCTTTCTTGGGGGGAGGAGACGCCACGACCGCATCGGGGAGCAATTCCGAAAGTTCCTCGCCCGCATCGGCGTGTTCAATCGGTTGTGCTTTCTTGGACACCGAACTGTCTAACTTCCTGGCCTCGGCTGCAGCCGTCCTCGAATCGGTGATCTTCGTACTCTGCTTGGCCGGAGTTTGAATCGTGGCCACCGGCCGGGCTTCCTGGTCTTCATAAATGACCTTGCCCATTTTCTGCCCAAGATTGGCATCCGCTACCGAAGTAACTACCGTTTCTTCCTCGGCAACCGCGTCCATCTCAATGGCGTCTCCCCGATCCCGTCCCGAAGTTTGCGCCGCATGAACTTCTACCCCGGCGGGCTTGGGACGATAAGTGGAAGTTTGATCCGAAATCGGAACGAGCCACCCTTGACGAATCGCTGCCCTGACGGTGGGAACATTGAAAGTTTCAGACCCGATCTTCAAGGTCTGACCATCAAACTCTACTTCATCATTCTCCCACACGTCACGCTCTACCGACCCCAAATGGAACTTGACCGTCGCCCGAAACGAAAGAAACTGACCCTTCTGAAATTGCATTTCCATGGCGTCCTCTCCATATGTCTACATTTCAATGCTGCTTCCTTTCTATCGTACCACCTTAATACGAGAAAGATTCAAAACTTGCAACTAAACTTTAAATGTTACGTTTCCCCCCTCAAGAGTAGTATAGGTAGAGAGGAGGAATTACTATGCCCACAAGTTTCAGAGATGACGCCTTCGGTGACCTCGTCCACGTTTGGAAAGACGGGGATTATCTCGACGGCAAGACAGGGTGTGGTGCCGCTGTTGAGCGCAGCATTCGTATCACTAATGGGCACTCCTACATTGACCACGGTTTCAAGCTCAAGTGGACTTGCCCCAATTGTCATGCACGAACACGAAAATCCAAGGGGCACCCCGGTTACCGAGAATGCGGACGTTGTCATCACATGACGGGAATGCTCAAAGACGGGAAACTCATCAGTTTTCCTGCTGACATATTCGAGTTTCTCAGAGTTGAGCCTTTCGACCCTGCCAAGTCCCGCTACTAATAATCAGGGTATCCCGAATCCTCTTGAGTTTCATTTTCAGGGGTGCCGTGGGCTTCCATCTTCTTGCCACTCTGGTACCCCACAGGGTCATCCTGCGTGAAGATGAGTTCCGACGGGGGCAATACAGAGTCCTTTGATTCCACCGGGGCAATCCTCAAGAACTTGAAGTGCTCGGCTTTAATCTGATTCTCCTTAGCCCTTTTGTCCTCCTCGGCAAGATCAAGGAAGCACTCCAAGCAAACCTTGTGGTGCAGATACCTTTCCCCCACAATTTTCCAGAGGTCGTCGGCCACCTTGTAGTTCAAGCGGATGATCTTCCCGCATCTGCGACACGAAGGATGCCCCATAGGATTGTAATTTCTGATCTGCCACTTGCCGTTCTCAGGGACATTGATGAAAGGCAGACGGTACCAGTCATGTAAACCGGTGTCCTTGAAACAAACACCTCTCACATTGAGTCCCAGACGGGCCAGCGTCTCATGGGTCAGAATGGCTCTGTAAACCATCCCAATGGGGTATTTGGCATCGTTATGCAACTTTGTGATGGTGGACTCCAGACGATTAGGATCGTCGTCCACCTCTTCCTCCGTTACCACAAGCTCCCCGCCCTCATGAAGGGGGGCGTCGAGCTTGGATTCATAGCCGGGGAATTCCAAATGATATTTGTCCACGTAGTCGAACAGGAAGTCGATGGCACATACAACCATGGGCCTCCATGTGTCAATGAGCATCTCCCTGATCACCGTGTCGAAACCCGTGAGCAATTCACTGGTCGACAGCATGTGGGCTTGGCCAACCAAGAACTCGTAGGTATCCCGTGCATCCTTGGGCATAGTGAATTCGAGCTTGAACATGAGATGCTCCAGAACTCTCCGATCCTGAACCACCCGCAAAGTATCGTCCGTGAAGGATTCCCCAATGGGGTCTTTCTCATCGGAGTCGTCCTCCTTCCCCAAAGAACTCAACCGTAACTCCATGGGTTCCTGTTTCTCACCATCCCTTGAAAACTGGGGGTTACGACTGTCTTTGATGACAATGCGAGGGAACAGATCCCACTTACTTGTGAGATGACGACGCTTTCTCCTTGCTTTGGAACGTTTACTCATCCGAGCCTCCTCAATAGTTGGTTGCTCACCAACCAGTTCGGGGTTACATCTGTCGGAGCAGGGTATGTCCCTACCCACATGAAAACTCTACCACGCAAAATCAGCTTGCACAACATGGAATTGAAAACAATTACCGTTCGCCAACACAGTCAGAACAATACCGTCTCGTGTTATTTTGGCTCTGGTCTAAGAATGCTCCCCCACACCTTCGACATTTCTTCGACCTGAGTTTTTGACGGCAATCTAAACAAACTGTACGGCGATCTACGGCTTTGAACTGCTCACCGCACTCAGAACATGTCCAGACCCCAATTTCTTGCTCGCTGCGGAATTGCGACACATCGGTAATCTTGCCAGATCGAAACATCTTTTCCCGCCGCCGATGCTCAGGACAACAAAACCGCATTGAGTTTTGCTTCGAGTCATCAACGAAAGCCTCCCCACAATGTCGATACTGACAAGTCTTCCGACGTTTTGATAGCTCCCGCTCCTCCTTACACTCAGGACAATACTTGAAGCTCCCCTTTAGACTCGTTTGCCATTCCTTGTCACAACTCTGGCATATGAAATCCCGCACCCCTGCTAAAGGATTCGTTGCCCGACGCTGCTTCCTTTTCTCTTTCGCTCTCTTTGCGTCGAGTGCCTTTCTGCAATCCACACAATACAACGTCCTCGAAGATGCCCCCACAAGCTCCAGACCACAAACGGTACAAGTAATCTTCTTACTTGAACAGGCGGGACAAATCATCTTCTCCCCCAAAGGAATGACCTTGCCACAGCTTGTACAATGACTGAATTGCACGCCTTGCTCACCAATCGTGACCGTCTTTGGCTGCCCTACCCGAGGCCAACACAGAACTTTCTCATGGTTCTCTCGGTCTTTGAACTTCGGCATCGCATATCTTACAACCTCTCCCTTCCCCACTGGGAGCCGCTCACAGATGTCAATAGTATCTTGAATCAAGGGGTACACCACACCCCCTATCTTGAAATCGTCCACGTTCAAGACAACCCACCCACCCGGATTTAGAGCGAGCACAGATTTCCGCACCACCTCTTCCCAGAACTCTTTCAGCCAACTCTCGTATGTGGAATATCGATTTCCAGCCAACCTCTCGGAATCCCCATAAATCTCTCGTTTCCAGTATGGTGGGGATGTCAAGACCATATCAACACAAGGGAACTCAAAGTCCTCAGATGTCACATTATGCAGTTGAATCCGATCTTTGGCCCCCTGGACATAGGAACCAATCCAATCGGCCATGCGGTGCAATCTCGTGAACGTTTCATTCTGTGGCTCGCATCCGATATATCTCGGATACGCACTCGACAGAACAACTCCCATCATTCTGCCGCCATACCCGGCGCAGGGATCAAAAACGGTGCCACCTGGCGGGCAGAATTTGTCCACCAGTACCTTTGCTGCAGAGGGTCTGAAATTATACACTCCTGAGTAAGTCAAAAACCTCAAAGCCCCCCGCAGTTGAGACGGATTAGGGACTCTCCCCATACCCAACAAAGCACGTATCGCTTTCCTTAGCGACACGTCATCGCTGAAAATCTGCATTGGGCTTCTTTTTGACTGGAAAGAGCGAGCTTCCCAAATGTGAGGCATCAGAGCATGACACGAACTCTGCCCAACACGTCTCTCTTTCAGGACACCACCCTGTAGAACTTGGTCAACTTCTAAACGATGAATTGCTTGTAGCTCCTGCGGTTTGATAATCGAATGGGGGAACCCCTCTCTTCGCCAAAACTCAAAGATCTCCTGCTCGATGCGCTCCCGGTCCGACAACGAAACGCTGCCCCACCTCTTGGCCTCTCGCCGTAACTCAATGGGAATATGTTTCTCCCCTTTTGTATTGATTGGAACCTTTGGGACAACACCTGGAGGCCAAAACTTGCGGGGGATTTTATACAAAACACTGGAACTGGCATACGGGGCAATCAAGGAAAAGAACAGTGCCGAAGAGATCGCCCTGATCCCCATAATCTTGCAAGAGGTCTGTGCCGAAGTTCCCATTAAGTACGTTTTAATCCCGAACTGCTCCCCCACAACCCTCACAATCTCTTCTGCTTCCTGAAGGGTCGTGTCCCCTAACGCAAAAGAGGGGAGACCAGAATCCAGATGACCATCGTCAAAGTACCAATACGCCAATGACTGCACAGTCAAGCCCCTCAAAATTACTGTTGGGTACTTTCTAGTGCCCTTTGGATAAAAGACCGCACGCAATTCCCGCAACCACTCATGTTGAACTGTCCGGAACCCAAAGCCATACTGCATCTCTCCCGAGTCTTCTGATTCAGTCTCTTCGTAGAACAGGGGCCGCGCAATTGTGCTCAACATGTTGTGGATATGCCGCAAATAATCGAATTGACTGTGGGAATGAACAACCTTCAGCACACCACGCTCAAAAAGATGGCCATCCCCCAATAAGGTTCCAATGATGACCTCCTTCTGATCCTGTGTGAGCAAATCTTTCTTTGTAGCCCGCTCTGACTTCGAGATTGCTACAATGCCCCACTTCTTACGGAGTCTGGCTATGGCAGGCTTTTTAACTCCATACCGAGCAGCAATTTGCCTGTCCCCCATCTGTTGATAAAGACTTTTCAAAAGGACTGGAGTTAATTCGCCCAAAGTAGGCAACCCCTTTCTTTGACTCAGGTCACGTCTCTCTCGGATCGTAGTTGTCGGGATACCAAGCTTCTTTCTGTGGTAAGCAACCCCCTCACCGGACATCCCGAACATCTCACCTATCTGGGAATCCGTGTGCTGTGTATACAAGACCTCTAATTCCCCCTTGCTAAATTTCTTGCCCATAAAGACTCTTTTCGCCTCCTTTCGGGAACAGGCCGAAGCGACGTTTACACGTAGCCGTAGGCGGGTTTGCCATCTAGGAGCATTTTACTTGGGGATTGTTGCGGAGTCAAGAGGGTTAACCAAGAAATCCCCGAACCACCAAAGCGGAACGGGGGTTTCTCTTACGATTTCAGGCAGTTACGAGAACTTACCTTGTGACCGTCAGGCGAGTCAACCCACGAGGATTGAATGCACCGAGACCGAGATTCTCGAAAATCGAGAATCCGATGGTACGTGCCTTGGGATCGTCCGCACTCAGAACGGTGAGTTCTGTACGAACCGGGATTCTGCCGAAAAATTCCGGTTCGCAGCACACGTACACCGTGCCCACGGGAACCAGACGGCTGACGATGATCTGGGCACCCCAAAGGGTGGCCATCAGACCGGTCTTCAGCAGAGTGGCCTGGGACTCGATGTCGAGAATGTCACGACCGAACTTCCTCAGGTCGGCGTAGTCCCGTGCATTCATGAACACACGAGCCACACGCAGGTCATGGCGTTCGATCAAGGCGAAGGCGTCCGCAAGAACGGCACCCGTGATCGGAGCGACGACCGGAATGTCAGGGTTGGTACCGGCAGCGATGCTGTCGAAGCCCTGAGTTGCAATTGCATCGAGAACCGCAAAGACACGTTCGTCTTCAGCAGCCTGAATCTGCGCCCGGCCCAGATCCTGCGCACGCTCGATGAGATCGAAGCGACGCTCTTTGATCTGAGTCAGCGGGATCTCGGGATTGCTGGCGATCTCAAAGAGCGGGAAAATCACACGCCGCGGCTTGGTGACGGCAAGAATGTTCTCGCCTTCTTCACCCACCACGTAGGCGGTGACATCCGGGTCTTTGTCGTAGATCGGAAGCGCGCCATCGGGAAGCTGCTCAACCAGGAAGGTTTTGCGGCCAACCGAGGTGTAATCCCGGCGCAAACGCAGCGGCTGAGTCATGGACGCAGCCAGCTTCATACGACCCTGCGGAGTCTTGATGTAGTCGGAGATGATCTTCTGTTTCACAGCGTTGTTGACTTGACTCATGGCATCCCCCCTATATCCGCTGATCGTACACAAGTTCACCCTGTGTAGCATCAGCAGGCATCTTCAAGACGCCAATGATTGTCGTCCCACCAGCAGCGTTGGCACCCCAACTGTCAGTACACGTATGCGACCGCTCCTGACTGTTGTTGATTGCCGTGACGTTGGTGAGATAACCGTTCAACGAGGCGACGAGAGCATCCCCCACGGTGTAAACCAGCGCGACACCCGGACCACCAGTGAGGATGTTCTGGGTTTCGTACAGGGCGTTTCCGTAAGTTCCCTGAGCGGAAACATACGGACCCTTGCCGCTGGCCGTACCGGGAGTATTCTCAAACGTGTTTCCGTTGGCCGTATTGATGAAAACCCCGAGTGCCCGATGGGTCGGGACTGCTGCGCCAGCAACAGTCGCATTGGGAGCCGCAAGAGGGCCTCCAATGAAATTGCTGCCGCCACCTGCGTCGGGGCGAGAGAAGGCAACCGAGCCACTCAGCACACCAAGCAACGCAGTGTTGACTTGGGTGGAGACGGTCGCTGCCGTAGTAACGTGAGGGGGATTGACCTGAGTGAATGAGTCGTCCGTGAGAACTCCAACGGTGTTACGCACACCGACATGGAGAATTCGCAAGGCCGAGGAACTCTCAGTCCAACCACCGCTCGCCTGTCCAAGCAAAGGCATGAGTAACCTCCTTACCTTTACTCCCTGTTTTCAGGGAGGTGATTGAAAACATGACCCTTTGAAGTGCCTTTACCTCGTAGGGTCGAACCAAAAGACAAATTTTCAAGCTCTTACATCAGCACTAATAAGGCGAGCGTAAAGGCAAAGTATCGAAAAACTTTGCCTTCATGCTCAAACCTTACCGCTCAAAACTAGAAGTGATCCGAAACGTCCGGGGCTTCGTCCCACAGATTCTGAAGCTGTTCAACGTCATCACTGGCGGTCTTGGGGACACTGCCCAAAGACTTGACGCCATCGCTGGCTTTCTTCGGCTGGGGCTGCTCTGCCGCTTCCTTCCCTTCTTCTTCCTCGTCATCCGAGGCTGTCATGCCGTACAGGGCTGCAAGCTCTGCATCTTCTTCCACATCCACGTCCAGACCCATCGGATCGTCGGCCGGGGAAATGTCAACGTCGAGTTCAACATCCTGCTGGGCCATCGTCTCGATGAGTGCCTCACCTTCAGCATCATCCATAGCCTCTTTCTTCTCGCCCTCTTCTTCCTTCTCTTCCTCGTCGGCTGCCTTCTTGCCGCCTTCCTTGTCGTCCCCGTCATCATCGTCGGAGTCGTCATCGGAATCGTCGGAATCATCTTCCTCGTCATCGTCGGCTTTCTTGGCTTCCTTCTTCTCGCCTTCGTCCTCTTTCTCTTCTTCCTTTTCCTCGGCCTTCTTGGAAGCGTCTACTTCTTCCTCGACCTCATCATCGTCGGCCTTCTTTGCTTCTGCCTTCTTCAATGCGAACTTGGAGAAAGAGTCACCAAGACCGGCAGCAGCTTCTTCTACGGTGATGATACCGTCACCGTCTGAGTCGATGGCAGCAAAGACAGCCGGGCTTCCGCCCCACTCTTCCGCCGTGATGAAGCCATCACCGTCCAGATCGTACTCGTCAAAGACGTTGTGGCCCAGACTCACATCAAGGAGAGCTTCCTTCTTGTCCTCGGCTTCCTTGTCGCAACCTTCGCATTCGTCATCATCAGCCTGCTTCGGGCTGTCAGAGACATCGAAACCAGTGTCGAAAGCATCGGGCTTGTTCTGGTCAGCAATCTTTGCTTCGAGGTCAGCAATCTTCGCTTCCATCTCGGCAAACTTGCAGGCCATCGGGTCTTCCACTTCTACTTCGGCTTCTTCGTCGAGCATCTGTGAAAGCATTGCTTCTTCGTCCATCTCCACGTCGAGTTCGTCAGCAAGAAACCCACCGGCTTCCAGACGTTCCAGAGCGGACTTGATCCGGGCTTCGCCAAGATCCATGAATTCCAAAGCCTGATCTTCGATAATCGAGGCTTCGACCTTCAAACCCTTGAACATTGCCTGCGCCATACGCACGCACTTGGCCGCACGCTGCTCAACGGCAACTCGCATGGACGCTTCCTTGGCTGCGGGATGCTCGGTGCCTTCGTCGGGGTAAGCAGGGTGCTCTCCCTTGGGGTAAGGCGGTTCTCTCGGATCTTCTGCCCATGCAGAAGGATCGCCCTTCTCGTATTCTTCCCGAGAGGGATCACCTTTGTCGCCGGGATGTTCCGTACCTTCCCACGGAACTGCGGGACGCTCTGCAGCTTGACGGTCTGTCAATCTTTCTCTCTTCATCGCACATCCTCCTGTTTTCTGGCGTATGCCATGTTCAATGATCTCCCTTTTCGGAGATAAATTTGCCGAGCCGGATCAGAGTTTGTTGCTCTGAAGACTTGGGCATACGCCCGAAAGCAGCCCGACAAGAACCTAAAAAATGCCTCAACAAAGCGTGTTTGTCCTGCGTTCCAACCTTGAGGGTCGTGCGATACAGATCCACTGGAACCTGAATCCCCACAGAAGCGTTATACTTTGCCAATTTCTCTATGAACTCTATGTCCGAGGACGCCGTGCGGACTAGCGCGAACACTGCCGCCCTATATGCCACATCCCTCCGATCCTGTGCCGCCTGCTTAACCACATTGTCGTTAGGTTCCGCAGTTGAATCTTCAGGACTCAGATCGGCAACTTCATCCTCACGTAATTGCTCCCGCACCCTTTTCTTGACCTTGTCCAGAACCATCTTCTGGATATCGTTTTCCAGATCACCGAAAGGATCTCCACCCCCACCACCGTCATCAGCATCGCCGCCCTCATCTTCATCGGGATCACCCCAATCTCCCTTCTTGAGGGTTTGAAGAACGTTGGCGGCTTTCTGATATTTGTCTTCTTGCCACTGGGCAGGAGGTGATGACAAGACTAGTTCAGCCTGTTTGAGAACTTCGGGGGAAACGTCCTTTGCTTCAAGGACATTGCGAAGTACGGCTCCGGTGAATGCCGGAACTTCAACCCACGACGCCTCAATGAACTGAACCCCACCATCTTCTTCACTCTCATGACCACAAAGCTCTGCGACCCGATGTTTTTGATTCTTGTCATCGTAGAAAGTGCTGCCTTTCATGAAACGAATGTGCTTACACACTTCCGTTTCATCTGCGGCAACATGGCCGCAGGTCGTACAGATTGTGAAGTTCGTGAAACAGTTATGAACGACGGCACCCTCGACAACATAAGAATGGTCATCTTCGATCCCAAGGTCATACACCCAACCCTCATAGACACTCGCCTCAGAGGATTTGACCTTGTAAAGGATATAGTCGTCCACAACATTGAGAGTCCCATCAAAGTGTGAACTTTCGGGGGTCTTGCTTGTGAATTCCCTTAGCTTGGGGGCTTCGGTATTCCCCACTTTGATGAAAAAGGCGGGAAGTTTGCCTGTCTTTTCATCTCGTATCCCAATCCCATCTACCACCACTCCTGACGGCTGGCGGGGGCTTCCTTTAATTGAGCACTCTAATCGAGAATAAACCCCACAACGACTCAGCACCGTCTGGAGTTGTGTTGCCAAGGAATAAGACACCGTAGCGGCAGAAATACTGCCCCCACCGTCCTTCACTAAGCAACCATCTCCATTGATCCATGCGCCTACAAGGTGTCCAAGGATATGTGTCGGCCACGACATGACTTCAGCAGAAATCTTTTTGCCGTGACTGTATTCCCCCGCATGGCGGTAAAACCATGCCACCATTTCTTGCCCTGAACAGTGGACCGTGCAAGTATTCCTGTCTTCTCTGTCCTGCAACCATGGTGAATTCGCATCCGGGAACTCTCGCTGGAGCAATTCAACGGTCTCTGCCGCAAACGTATCCTTTTCTTTTAGTCCGAAATGGAACTGAACCTCAACCGGCTTACCTTCTCGTTTGATGTAACAGCCCTCTGCAAGGAAATATCCAAGCAACCGAGCTTTGCCAATCGACGCACCTTCGGCATTCTCAACGTCGCGGGATCTTGGAAAACAAAGGTAATCCCCAATCTCAATTTCATCAGCCCTGACCCATTCAGGCTTCCACGATTTGAGCCGCTCCAGATCCTGTTTTGCTTCCTCAGAGTTCTTCGTGGGGTCATTCGGATTGAAAATTCGCATCTGATGCCCACGTTTGAATCGTTGCCCCATCCTCCGTGCTGGATCAACGTGGTGTCTCGGATCGATACTCTCCCCACAACCACACCCGCAGATGGAAGCTGGACGGAACACTAAGAACTCGTGGTTTACTGTGGCCGTGATTGCAGACGGGAGTCCCACGGCTTCGACGCTTTGAACCTTCCATGCGCTCCGCATCTGATGCTTGTTATCGACCCGTTTGGCTTTCCCCGTGTGAGTAATTACCATATCTCCAATCTGGATATCCTCGATAGGAACTCGGGTACCGTTGTCTAACGAAACCTGAGTCCCAGGGAGAAAACACCCCATCGATAAGGTCGCAACCTTACCAGAGATGATATCCTTGATGAGTTCTTTGTGCTGCCGATCCGTGGCGACCAGAATATCGATGTACAACGATGGCCCAATGTCCCTGGCCACAGCATCAATGATCCGACCTTTGCTCAACTCCTCAAGCTGGATGTGTTCGAGGAAGTTATGTCCCCCGACGAAGCTCTTGTAGGCTTTGAGGAGAACGCCTCGTGTCCACGCATCGTGGTTGTTGTTAACGAACTTGTCACATTCTGTCTTGATCCGGAAATCCGAAAACTTCCTCATGATCCGCTGACCATCTTCGGTCACAGAACCAAGTTTGGCGTTCGGAACACTTTCCACATCTACAGAAGCAACAATGGTTGCATGAGATAGCAAATACTTCGAGGGGTCAAACGGCTGTCCCAGAATCTCCGACGCTTGTTCAATCAGATTTTTGGAGAGGGTCGTTTTGGGTTTTGACGCCTTCCGGACCTTACTCCAAGACCGTCCTGTGATCTGCGGTTGGGTTACCGACGCGGCTGCGTATTTAATGAAAGGCATTAGACCTTCACCTCGACTTCTTTCCCATCAGTCTTGATCGAAATCTCGACTTCCTGCTGGGGTTGTCTGGCGATGTCATCCTCCCGAATCAAAAACATGCAACCGGTGCAGCCCATGAGCCGAACCCGCTTCCCTTCTTGCATCTTGTAAATGGCTTTGCGCAGAGTGTTCTCACGACACCGGGGACAAATGAACTTACCACTGTCCTGTTCCTGTTTCGTGGCCCGATACTTTCGATCTTTTGCTCCCCAATACAAAGCCTTCTTGACAAAGGCACTCGCTACACGGGAAGCATTGGGGCCACCCGAAACTTCGTCTACCGGCAATCCCCCGGGCACACTGTCATGTGTGGGAGGATCAACCCAACAACTGTCATTGAGTTTTCGCAACTCTTCGACCGGGTATCTTTTATTGCCGTATGAGAACTGCACTTCTGCCATTCCAATTGCAGGGAAAAGAGCAACGATCCGGCCCGCCTGTTCTACAGGCGCAAGCTCAGGGACAACCTGATTACCCACCTCAAAGTGGGTCGCAATCTGCTGATAATTCGGGTTCAGGTGCCCTTGCCGTTTCATTTGCCCCTCTATTCTGCGGACAGGTCAAAGGAATGGTTCGCCTCCTTCGACTCACCGTCCTCTTTCTCGTCCTCGCTGGCCAGCTTCGCCACACTCTTGAACGCGCCGTTGATGTCGCCTTCGGCATCCTTGAGCAACTTCATGATGTTGCCCGTTCCGCTCTTGACCAGACGGGTTCTCTCTGCAAAGCCCTTGAACCACTTCTTGATGTCTCCAGCGAAGTTGAAGATCTTCTTGGATACATTGTCCGCCGCACCGCCCAACCAATCTCTGACCGAAACGATCCAGTCAGCAATTCCGGCGGTCTTGACTTCTTCCTTCGTCAACGAAGCACTCTTGGCAACAATCTTAAGGCCCCGCACCGCGGCTGCAGCGTGGATCAGGTCTTCTTTGGTTTGTTCAAAGATTTCCTCGACGATGCCGCCCGCTTCCGACCCCAACCGCTCAGAAATCTTCTGGAAGAACTCACCAGCCTTCTGACCCGGTTTCACTTCGTCTTCCTCAGCCACCATCTGTTCAATACCGGGCACCTTCTCTTGCAAGAAAGCCGTGAAGTTCAACATAGCCTTTTCGGTTTCCACCAGATACTTGCCCTTGGCTCGCATCTCTTTGGCAGCTTTCTTCAGTTCATTCAAGCCGTCCTTCTCTTCTTTGGACAAAGCCTTGAATTTGCTGATGGCCGCTTCAAACTGCTTGGTGAGAATTTCGAGTTCCTGGCGAACCTCAACGACGTGGTTCACTTTTGCCCGAACCTGAGCAGGACTCAAACCCGGTAGTGCTTTGATGACCTGCGGACCCGCTGCCAATTTGACATCCTGCACGAGAGTCCGCACTTGCTCAAAAGGGGAGACTTCCTCCGCTACCTTTTCGTCTTCAGCCTGCTTCTCGTCTTCGGCTTGCTTTCCCGGCTGCGGTGCTTGCTGATCTTCAACCGTCTTGTCGTTGCCAAGGTCACCGTCTTCGACTCTTTCCCGAAGCTCACGGTTTTCCTGCTGTGAGAATTCCCCCTTCATGTAACCTTCGTCGGCATCGCCTTCCTGCGGCCCAGCTTTTTCTTTCCCAATATCCTCGGGATCAAAACCAGGCTCTTTCACGGGGTCGTCGCCGGTGAGGGCTTCTTTGCCGATGCCTGCCCGCTTTTCGACGAAATCGGAAAGCATGTCGCAGCGCAGCGCAAACTCTTTGGCAACTTTCTCTGGAACTCCCAATGCCTCAAAGTCATGCTCAAACAATGACGCCATGTTGTCGAGAGCGGCAGTGACTTCCAAGGCTCCCTTTTTGGTCATCTTTTGTTCCATCTTCTCTTCCTCCGTAAGTTTCAAAATCAGCCCCCGACCTACGGGGGAAATTCTCTTTTGCAACGCAAAGAACGGCATCGACTGTTTGACAGTCTTCCGCTTATAAGATTAGTGATATAGAAAAAACATTGAGATTCGAGGAACTTATTTACCACCAAGAGGTGGCTCAGTCTTAAACTTATCGCCCCGCTCCGGGTCTCGATCCCGAAGCATCTCTTGGATCAATTGCAACGCTCGATTCCCCTCCTGAGGGAACTCCGCTAAGGCCGAAGCAACTGATTCCATCTGCGCCAATTCCAGTTCTTTGCCCAGTTCTCGAATTTCGTCTTCAGAGGCGTCACTCTTTATCGCTTCAAGGAAAGTCTCTACCTGTGCGCCAGTGTCCCGAAGACAAGAATCAAGCGTCTGCGATACCTTCTTCTCGACATTCTTGGTCTTCTTGTCCTTTTTCTTCTTTCCCTTCTCGCCGTCCTCTGCGCCTTCGTCCTCATCCAACTGTTCATAGGCACTCTTGATTGCAGTATGAGAATAGGTCATGTCATTGAGGAGTAATCTTTCCAACATATTCCTGGCATAGGCCGCTTGAGCCTCCCCAACTACCGGCCTCCCATCTTCGCCCACCTCATTGAGAGCATCAAAAATATCGGCATAGGGGCTGTCTTCACCGCCAGCAAACTCGTAAAGTTGCTGATTGTTCATCTGCCCCATGGCTCCCTTGATGCCCTCTCTACCCTGGGGGCCACAAAAGTCTTGCATTGATCCAAGTAGCAGAGAGGGGTCTTGTCCCGGGGTGTCCTTCAAAGCCTTGGCTAAAGTGACCACCTGTGGAGAAAGCTCCTGCCCGTCGGGGAGATCGGGGGTTTCATCGTTTACGACCTGAGCCAGGCACACTCCGTTGTACATCTGATCTAACTTCATCAGTCGTTCTTTGTCAGGCTCATCTTCGTTCATCAATTCATCAAGTTGCCCTCGGATATTCTCAGAAAGCTCCTCACGTTCTTTCGGAGATGCCTCCGTGAGAGCTTTGTAACTATCCTTGGCGAGGTCTTTGGAATCGGGATCGACCCCAAGTGACTCGATTGTGCCTTCAGGTGTTTCCCGCCACTTCTTTTCGGCTACCTCCTTCTTCTCCTGTTGTTTCTTCTCGGCCTTTTGTTGTTTCTGCTTTTCGGCTACAACCTTTTCGCCCTCTTCAAGAGTAGTGAGGATTATGTCCATCGAATTCTTATCTTCGAGCTTCCCAAGCAATCGCTCTGCCCTGAACTTTGCCTCTTCAAGAGCATCCTTCGCTTTCTCCGCATCCTCAATCGCAAAGGCACTTTCCAGATTACCAAGTGCTTCCTCCAGGGCTGCTTTCTCCTCATCGGGGCCTTCTAATTCCGCAAGCTCCTTCTTTGCCCCGGAGACCCCTGCCTCTTCCTCTTTGGGTTCCTTCTCGCTTTCACCCTGCTCATCGGCTTCATCACTTTTGTACTTCGCCTGTTCTTCAGGGCTGAGGCTGTTCCAGCCCACCTGTGTAACTTCACCGCCTTCGGTTTGGTGATCAAACTTCTTGCCCACAGCCCATTCAGGAGTATCCCCGGCCATCATCAAATGCCAGAATGCCACTCTCCCCGGAGAGGGGATGTCCTCGGAAATGAGCCAACGAGATGCAATCCTCTTGTAGTTCAAGGACATGTCTTTGTCGTCACCACGATCTCCGTGGTCAACATCGGGATCATCCTCGGGTTTGACCTGCTCCCGGCGAAGATCATTGCGAGGCGGCTTCTTCTTTGGTTCTGGCCGCACCAAACGTTCCGCTTCTTCGTCTTCCTTTTCCCCATGGTCTTTGGTGGCTTGCTTGAACTTTTCCTCACACGACCCGCACACAGCGGGCATCTCAAGGACTTCTGCGTGTTCATGTACTCTTTGTGGACAACGGCATTGGTTTTTGTTTCCGCAGATCGGGCACGTCAAACGCCAATGCTCAGGCTGCAGGATCTGCATAATCTGAGCTACAGTCTCCCCTCTCCGAACATGCAGGTCATACAAACGGTCGCCCGAAGCACTCCGATAGAGCTTCAGTTTTGCTTCATAAAGGGCTGACTGGCGCACCCCTTGATCACAATCTTCCAGATAGCCTGCCGCAATCAACTCATCCACAGCATCGTCATCCACCTGGTGACCCCGAAGAAAGTACCCTTTTGGAGTCTTCAGAATAGGCTGCTGGTGAATGTCCATGTCCTGCATAATGGCCTGTTCATATCCGGTTAGGCTGGATTGCAGTCCCAGATCTCCCCGGAGCACCCACTCATCCCCATCACCTTCTGGGCCATCGGTAGCATTGTTGATGTTGATGATGGCAACCTTCTTTCCTTTCTGCACCGACCCGTCATGGACATAAGAATCTTCCAGCCCCGGCACCAGATAGTCGGAACGCAAGATCGAAGTTGTGTGCCCAACGATGTCTGCCACTTCCTCAAGGGCTTTCTTGAACTCTTCCTTGAGGATCTTGTCTTTTTCTTTCCTCGCATGGGGGAGGGCCGGGCCTTTCTTACGAACTTTTCCCAGAGCCTTTCGCATCTCACGGTTAGCGTGGAAGCCTCGCATATCCTTGGCAGTGATCTCGTAAGGTTTGAGATACTCATTGATATCAGATGCGCTCACGTCGGGGAGGACTTCTTCGTCATCTCCCTTCCCTTTGGCCGCTGCTTTCAAGGCAGAAATCAACTTTGAGTCCGTAACTTCCTTGGTGTGTTTGACCCCAGACTTGCCAGTATACTTCAGGACCGCCTTCCCTTCTTTAAAGGATATATGGCTGGCTTTCCATCCCGTAACCCCGTAGTGGCCTTTGTCTGCGGAGTCCTCATTCCCGACTCGCTCATAAGTCTCGTTGATGAGAGCAACCGCCATCGCAGTTTGTTTCTTCTTGTCGTCCTTGGCGTTGAGATCCTTCTCTACTTGCTTACGGAGCTTGGGGTATTCCTTCTCAAGCTGTTCGAGCTTCTTAGCCTTCTCCCGGTGCCGATGCTGAACTTGCCCATCTGTGTATTCATAGACGACCTGCTCATCGCCATCCTTGTTCTTGATCTTTTTCTTGTCTTTGTACTTGGCCGCAACCCGGATCGCCTGTGCTACCATTCTACCGGCTTCTTTGCTGATCCCCTCCCAGTAAGGGTCGACGGAATAATCAGAGGGCAGTTCACCCTCCTCCTTGAGCTTCTCGACTCCTCTCTCAACATAGATGTCTTGATAGTCCCGGTCATTTCGGATCACCCAAGTACAGAACTTCCACAAAGCGTCCAACTCTTCTCGTCTCGGGGGGCGAGCAATTTCAGGATGAGCCAAATAATGCTCAACGATGTCGTGAAGGGCTGGTTCAAGAATATCCGCTGGGCCGTCCCCGATCACATAACCTGCTTGATTACCTGGGTCCATCTGCAAAGTCTCAGGATGAATTGCCCAATACCCGGCTTGCTTCGAGAAACGAATTGCTACCCTCTTCGAACTCCCCTCAACGCCCCGACGGGCCAGTTGGAAACGCTTCCCCAACTCCGGGTAGAAACTAAAAACTTCCTGCGGTACTTCTTTGCCCCCCATCAGAGCCTTTGCGATTTCCCTCTTGTGCCTTGACCGATAAAACGCCAAATCCATCTCTCGTTTAGCGTCAAGTTCCTTCTTTTCCTTGCGGTACCCCACTTCTTCAGCAAACTGTTTTTCTAGCCTCTGACGCATAAAGACCTTTTTTGCCAATCCCTTGAGAACCCCTTTCTCTCTCCTTGTTCGGTTCGGGGTCGCAAACAAAGTGCCCCCGAGAAACGTAGCGAACTCTGCCTCCGTCGCCATTTCTCTAGGGTTAATGCCCTGTTCTCTCACCCATGCATCAAAAGGCAGATCCGGGCGTCTGATCTCTCGGAGCAGTCCTGAGTCACGGATGAACTCAGGTAAGGACATCTGCCAAAACTCCTTTCGAGATGCCCCTACCCTTTTCTCCAAATGCTCGTGCATTTCAGCATTGTTACTCCCCCACCCATGCGCGAGGGGATTTGCTGGAGTCAATGAGATCTTCTCCAGCTTCGGAAGTCCCCACACCTCGATGTCCTCCACATCCCACGCCCCTGTGGGCAGCTTCCCCTTGAATTCGCTATCAACGCCCTCCAGATAGCCCAACGTCGTATGCGGGCGATAAATGTGCGGTGAGACATCTACAAGGTCAAAGCCTGCCTCCTGGTACGCCTCAGCAAGCCTCCAGCGTAATTCGGAGATAGGTCTCTCAAACCGAATGTTCATATGCGGGATCGCCAAGTCTTTCTCAGCATTACGGAAATAATCGACCTGATGGAACTCGGCTTTGGTCGTCGGCGTACCCAACCCACCAGGGATGATGGTTTCGGCAATATCGAGGAATTCCTGTTCTCGCCCTTTCACATCCCCGACAATCAAGAAGGTGATATGCTCCGGGGAATCATCATTGGCCAGTTCAGGAAACTGCTTCCCGAGTTTTTCGGGAACTCGGATGAAGAATCCTGCCGATGTGGAATCCCCCGTGACGCTGCCGTCCCCACCGGCAGTCTTACGGCTTTTCTCTTCCCAATACTCTGGGGGGTTGGACCATTCGTTCGACTCTCCCAGCAATTGCTTTGCTCTCTGAGAGTACCACCACAAAGTGGAGCTTGCAGAATCAATGAACTCTTCCACTGCTTTGGGCTTCGGTCCCGGTGGCTCATCTTTCAAACTGTATGGGACTCCAATATCAAACCCACTGTTTTTGACCCCAATCCACGCACGCCTCAGTTCCTCCTTCTGCTCCTCAGGAAGTGCCATGACTTGCTGCATGGTCACATTGTAATGCTCACAAATGAGATCAACCCACGGATTTAGCTTTCTATCGGTGATATTTTTGATGCTCCGAAGGAGGTGGTCAACTTCCACGCCATCTATAGGTCGGCCTAATGCGTCCCGGTACTCCATGTCGATTCTGTCAATGAAGTCCCCGGCCATATCCAAGGGGCCATCCCCAGTCCAATGCCCCGCATCGGGAACCTCTGGAATTTTCTCTGGATTCAACTCCCACCATGAGGCAGTTTTCAGGAACCGGGTTGCTACCTTTTGAGCAGGCCCCCTACGCTTCGTGATTTCGTCCATGACCGCATCCGTTAGATCGGGTTTCTTTGCCAACTCGGGCTTCTCCAGCATCAACTCTCGGGCAATCTGGAATGGAATCTGTCGTTCCGGGCCTTCCAAATTATGAATCTCAAACACTAGCCGTTGATCCACAAGAGGGCGTTGCAGGAGCTTAAGGAAGTTGTCCGCTTCCTTCGGCTTCATGCCCAGAGTGATCTTACGCAACGTTTCTTGCTGCTCAGGGGACAAGAATGAGATTGGAGACCGAACCTGAATCCCCAATCCCGCAAGATCCAACAAGAGTCCGACCCCCTTATCATTCAGGTGTCCGGAAAGGTAGCTGGCAAACGCGTTGTTCTCCCGCACCATCTCAGCGATGACTTTGAGAAGCCCCAACTTCTGCATGAGCTTCAGAGAGTCTCGGGCGTTCTTTTCCCTGATAACATTCTCCACCATGAGCTTGCCGATTGCTTCCCAAGGAGCTTTCTTCATCTTGGGGGCATTGCGTTTGATAGCGGCAGCAATCTGGGGTGGAATCGTGAAACCGTACTTAGCAACAAACTTCACGGCACGCAATAAGCGAGTTGGATCATCAGAGAACGTTTTGTCTGGATCAGACGGGCAACGGAGTTCTCCTTTCTGAAGATCACGTAAGCCACATCCCGTGATATCCACGATCTCAGCTTTATCCGGCCCCTTAGCGATCTCAGCCAATTCCCACATCAAGGTATTGAGCGTAAATTCCCGCCTCAACACATCTTCTTTAATTGTCGCAGGTTCAACCGTATGGGGTTTGTACCCTTTCCCGCCCTGGCCTCCATATGACTCTTTTCGGGCATTGGCAATCTCAAGTACCTCACCCTTCATGTCATGGCCGTCCAGATCCCAATGATCCTTCACAGTAACGATAGCAACCCCGTAGTTGTTCGTGACCACACTGGTTCTGACAGGGATCGCTTTGACCAACTGGTTCGCAAACCATGCGGAGTCTCTGCCCTTCAACGCAATTGTATCAATTACAACATCCACATCCTTGATTGGAGCTTTGAGGAGATGATTTCGAACAGCCCCACCCACGATGTAAATGTGTTTGTCTGCCCGAGATTTCTTTGCGACTGAGGCCAGAAACTTGGCGAGGATTATTGCTCGCTTGTTTCTTCCTCGAATAGCTGTTTTTGAAACCACACGTCACCTCTAGCACCTACTTCCCTGCAAACTATCGAAGGAATAACTAGAAGCGACCGCCATCATCCTTCGGCGGCTCATACTCCAAACCCAATTTCTCAGCGATCTGCTTCACAATTTCCGTACCTTCCACAAGTTTCGCAGCAACATCGTTGTAGACGCCCCGCACCATCTCATTGAAGGTAGGATCGTTTACTGTCCACAGATCCCGCTCCACCTTCTCACGGGTTCTTTCAGGATCAATGTTCAGAAGCTCAAGAATAATCTCGATGTCCAGCGACCCTTTCTGGTACAGGTTGAAGAGATGGTCGAACGTGTCGGAGTTGTCCCTCAAAGCCAACCGGGTAAAGGACACAGAGGGGTAGATGACATTCTCGTCATCATACTCATCAGCCTCAATGAACCCCATACGGCGGCACATTGGTTTGAAAAGTTGCTCCTCAATGAAGTCTTGAAGGATCTCACGCAAGAGCATGTATCTGGTATTGATGACCTCAAGATTGATCCGGTCTCCCGAATAGCTGGATTCTCCTGAAAGAAGACTTTCTGTGACACCCAGACCCGAATACATCTGGCGATCTGTGCGGTCATAAAGGTTCGACCAATCCGGAACTCGTGTGTCAGACCCCATCTCCTCCCAATTAACCTGGAAGTTGGTGACGATTGAGAAATCGGGGTCTGCCAGAGCCATATCAACCTGATCCCGCAATTCCTCGATATCGTCCACATCCATACCCTCGGCCCAGACAATTCTGATGGGAGTCATGTGACGAGAAGCTATCGACGTTTCCGCCTGCCTAATCTTGTCTCGAAAAACGAGTATTCTCATGCAGTTGTGTACCAAAACCTCATGTGTTACTAGAGATTCGTCGTCTTCTACATCGAAGGAATAAACGATGCCTTTGTAATGCACTGCCTGTGTTTCCTTGATTTTTCTCAACAGCTTCTTTGATCCGGACCAACCAGTGTCTTTGCCCGCCCGATTCACTGCGGAGAGCTTACCCTCCCCTTTCACTGTCTGCTCGGCCCACTTCTTGACATCCTCGGTGGAGCAACAAGAGAGACCCCAAAAGTCTTTCTTTCCGTATTGGTATGTCTTCTCTTGCCACCCGGCTGCTGTTTTCCACTTCCGGGACCAATTACGTGCTTGCCGACTCCTTTTTTTAATCTGTGTTTTGATCCCAACACGATTACAAAGAAGATGGATCTGATGAATCAACAAGCGGTTATCGAGTTGGATTTCAATTTGCGCTGCGTTCTCATCCCAATGCAACCAACCATCTGTATCCAGCAATCCCTTAAGGAATGCTAAGATCCGTTCCTCGCCCAAATTGAAGACCCATTCAGGGACACTTTTACCCGAAGCCCCATGTCCAAACTCTTCCATGAACCATCGGGCCAAAAGCATATCTCCGATTCTGATTTGTGTGGCCTCCAGGTCCGCTTCACCCACCCCAAACAAGTTCCCTCTGTCCAAGCCCCCGAATTGACTTAAGACGCCTTCAACTTTTTGTTTGAGTTTCTCATCTCGTTCACCCTTCCCAAAAGTCCATGCCAGACTATGCGTGTTGAGTAGAGAATCTTTTTGTGTCCAGACACAACCATCCCCCAACCAGGTTCCAACCAGATACATAAAGTCATCTGATATAGAGATCTTGGAAACAGGGGAACTCAAACTTTTCGTGACGACTGCTCCTGGGACACGGATTTCTTTTGCTATTGGATGCCAAAGAGTTCCGTTTCCCTTTCCTCGGCCTTTGAACACCTTTTCGGTCTGCAGGCCAATTTGATTCCGCAGCCGTGAGACACAGGCACGGAGACCTGCATAGGTATGTCCAGTGATCCCCCTAATGGCTTCATAAGAAGCCTCAGTCGGTTCTTCTAATCCCTTGAGCCAATTGATCAGACGGGTAGACTTCTTGACGGCTTCTATCCGCCCTGCGTCATCCTGCTCATATTCAAAAGAAACAACAAGCTCTCCCGCTCCTGATGTGTCTGCCTCTATAGCAGTGATTTTCCGCTCCCGTCTCTCAAACCCTTTCTGGTTCTCCCTGAAGCGTCTATCAACTTCAAGTTCTTTTCCCCGCCACCAGTCGGCCAAATCAATCTCAGTAATCGGATTGGACTCAGGAACCACTTGCGCTTCTTTAACCAAATCGCCTTCTTTGAACTCTTGTGCTTCAATCCACTCTTCTGTCTCATCTTCGTTGACCCGCAGGATGCGGTGATCGGAAGTTACTGCCAAAGGCCGTTCAATACCCGCCACAGAAAGAATAGTTATTTCCTCATCTACGGGGCGAGAGCCTTTCTGAGCTTTACGGAATCTACCTTTGTGGGTCAACAGAGAATCCACTTCAACGTCCACGTCTTCTACAGGAATTTGCTGAATGATACCGTTTCGTTTGACTGTGACCAGAGTGCCGGGTAGTAAGCAACGTTCCAGTAAGGAAGAACCCCGTGGCTCATATTGGGACTTCTTTCTGCACATGTAGTAGACAAAACTACCCGCGTCCGGATCTGTGTTCAAAGGAATGTTTCGTCCTTGAAGAATTGCAGACGTGACATCCCCCGGCATCGAATTTACAACCCGAATTGCGTCTCTGTCTCCCATATTGGCTTTCTGGATCACGTCCTTGGTCTTCGAGTCGGCTACCAACTCAATGATCTTCTCGTCCGTGAACGGGAATGCCTCCATATGAATCTGCTCAGGGGGTAGCACTCTGAGCGCAGTCCATCCTTTGTAGTTCTTCTTGAGCCACCCAACCGCCCGTGCATTGGCGTCTTCACGCAATTGCCATCGTTCAATTGCTTTGCCGTCTGGGGTCAGTTCCCGAATCGCCTCTTCACGAATCTCTTTCGGCATCTCCGGATTATTGTCCTCACAGAAAATGAAAACTTCGCCCAGCAAATGGTAGTCGTGGACAATCTCAATCAGACGATGGAGAATCTCATTTTTCTTGCACCACCGCTCACAAAATTCGAGGGCTTTCTCCGCAAGCGTCCGGTTCTTGGCCTTGGGCATCCCCAAACGAAGTTTGGAGAGAGGCAGTTCCGTGTGGAGGTCAATCGCCTGCCCGACAAAACAATCAGTTTTGTACCAGAACCGGTAATAGTTCCGTTGCTCGTCAATGCTCTGTGGAAGTTCAAGGAAGTCCGTGGATAACTCAGGAGAATAAAAGTTCCCCCCGGAACCCCCAACGGTACCACCTACCGTTGGGTAAGCCACCTTTGAGCGCATCGCAGAAGACATGATCTTGCGGGGTTTCCCCGTGGACACTTTGGGTCTCGGGGGGATCTTCTTTACCTCTACGGCAGTGTCATTCTGTGCCCGTTCTTCTTTGGTCATGGATCACCTATTTAGCCGCGGCTTCCCGCTGTTTAGCCCGCTCCTCTTTTCGTTTCTGACGAGCCTGCATCGCCCGCTCGTCCTCAGTAATCAAATCAGGATCTTCCATACCCGCCATATCTCGTAGTCCCCTGACAGAATTGAAAGCATCCATCAGTCGGCCAATGTCCCGCCTGGTCTTCTTCAGAGCGGGCACTTTACGAGAAGTGCTGTTGCGGCGGGTAAATCTGGCACAAAGATCAAGGGCATCCCCGAGGGAACGTTTAGCATCCTTGAGCTTCCTGTCGATTTCGGCTTCGATCATGTCACATCCTTCTTCGACACTATACCTGTGGAGATCGCCGCCTTCACAGTCTTCCGCAAAAGAGACATCTCATCCGTAGATCCCAGAAAGAGTTTCTCCCACGATCCCCCGGCTTTTTGGAACACTTCAGAGATCTTGTTGTATTCCTCAGCCTTGTCCAGAAATTTGCCGGGACTCACATCCAACAGCCGGGCGATCATTCGATGATCAGCACGGGTTGGTTTTATCGCCGTGAGCGTGACCATGCCCCCCTCCACGCTGATCTAGCCCTTTGAACGTCTACTCTTCGAGAATCATGGCTCCCGGTACGATGCAGCCGTTTGAAGTTCGAGCTTCTTGTGCCTGCTCGACGAGCCATTCCCTGTCCCTTTCCGGTACCTTTGGACATGTACTTGGGTTGGGTGATTCTCTGTGTAGCCAACCAGATCATCCTCACCAGAGCGTCTGAACGGTCGTCGTGTTTCCCTTCAATGTTCGGAGCCTGAACCTTGGTGATGTGTTTGGAAACCCGTTCTTCCTGCAACTCTAACAACTCGGTGACATACCCACAGTGCGTTTCGCCATCGGCAATAGGCCAATCGTAGAGGACAACTCTACGATCCCACATCATGTCTTTGAAGGTCTTGAAGATTTCTGAGTTGATAATTGGCGTCAGTTGTTTGGTCTTCATCCCTTTGACACCACGTTTCATCAACGCCTGCTCAAAGGGGATTCCGGCCCACTGGTCAAACAATCCCTCTGCAACATAGAAGCGGGACGCATGTGCTTTGACCCAATCCGCAACCTCATCGAACTCCAGGCGATCCTGTTGAGCGTATTTGCCTTCCCCGGCTTTGATCTGATCCACAAGGTCAACCACCACAACCGGCCCCATCTCGGGGTCTTGCTCGATATGCCCAATTGCGATTGCTGAACCGTCTCCTTTCAACCCAACGTCAATCCCCACGAAATGAGGTACCTTGGTGGGGCCTGATGTCTGGGGTCTGCGATCAGGGTCGATACATGCGATCAAGTCCCGCTCGTCCTCGATCCAACCCTTGGTTCGGTCGGTAAACTCGGCTCCGTATTCGGTGAAGAACTCGGTGGGGTCTTTGAGATACTGCTTCATGTACTCAGCTTTGGGAACCGTGGGGTTAATTTCCCAAGTTGGTGCCTGAATACACAGCATGTCTTCCGCTACCTCACCACCCCGCATCGCCATCTGGAACTGCTTGTAGAACAACCCCTGCCGCCCCATTGGGGATGAAATCAGGATCATGCGAGCTTCAACGTTCCCAATGGGGACTCTGGGATCGTCAGGGTCTTTAGGGGAGAACGCTGACAGAGAAGGCTTGATAGCTCCATAGACGGCATCCGCACTGGACTGCCCCGATTCTACAAAGTGGGCAACCTCATCCAAGATGACAACCAGGTTACCTGCACCTCGAAGCCCCTTGGCAACACAAGACTTGAACGTCACATTGATACTGGCCTTGGCCGCAGGGTCTTCGCTGTATCTCCCAAACCGATTAATGTCCTTTGGGGTCTGGAACTTCGCATAGGACATTGTGTTGTTGGCCGTGAACGTTTTGAAGAAACCACATTGACGGAAGTGGTTCGACACCCCCTGATAGAGCAACCCCGCCTGATCCTTGTCCGTCGCTACAGACGTGATTTGGATCATATCCGAACCCGGGAGTCCGTAATATGCCTGCGGGTCTCCCTTGCTCAAGAGCTTGTACGTTTCGTAGGCTGCAATACAGGCAGAAATCAGAGTCTTCCCTGACCGTCTTCCCAATGACAAAACCATTTCCCGACGTTCATCCCCGGCGACTACTTGCCGGATATTACATCGGCCTTCATCATACATGTGACGAAGGTAAGCTGCCTCCGTCATCATCTCGATATCTTCCAGCCTCCAATCGTCGGGGACCGGGACTATCTTCTCTTTCGTGTCGAGAGGCACCCCATAGTGAGCCTTCAGAATGACTCTTTGAGCGGGGAACAACTTGAAATTCAGCCCCCACCCGGATTCAATGAAAGTGATAATGTCGACAATCTTTCGCCCTTGATCAGGGTTAATCCCACCACCAGCATGTTTGACCAGGTCACCAAGACTCATGAGGGTACCCCCCGGATGGTATTCTTGATTTTGTTCTTGGCCTCTTGTTCCCAATGGGCATCCATCTTCTTGGAGAGGTTATCGAACACAAGATCAACCATCTCCGAAGGCAATCCGGATTCTCGCATAGCGTATTGGAACGTCTGCATGATATGGGAAAAGAGTGTCTTGAAAGCGGGGCTGTCGAACTCCAGGGTTGACGAATCGATCTCTTTCTTCTTCTTGAGCCACGTTTCCCCAATCGTGCGCAGAGCTTTCAGCCGACGGCTAGAAAACCCCGAAGTGCTGTCCCCCTCTCTTTCGGCCACACTCTTGTCATAGTCCAGGGACGCCGCCTCCTTAGCCATCTCCTTGAGGATGTGGTCAAGAATGTCGGTCGAGTCAGGATTCTTCCCCATGGCTGTTACGATTGGATCATTCACGACGACGGATTCTCGTTGTCGCACCCATTCTGCCACTTCCGGATTTTTGGGGTCGGGCAAAGACACTTTCGGTTTACCGACACCCCCCTTACGGCCGGGGAGATTCTTCATCACGATGGGTTCACCGGATTTCTTGGTCACTATCGTATCGGTTGTCTTTACCTCATCTCGATTCCGCCACCGAAGATTGCCGTCTTTATCCGTTACTTTTACTCGGAGAGCGTCCTTGGGGAGTTTGGCCGCAATCGCTTTCGCGTTTTGTTTACCCGACATAATAACCTCACGGCTCCATAATACCGCTCAAAAACAGCATTTTTATAAGGTATTTAGTGTGATCCGAGACGATCAGGTATGGATTGCAGGGCCAATCGTGGGGGCACCAACAGTCAAGAATCCAGTCGTAGGAGCTAACACGAAGTTGGTCTTTGTCCCCAGATGTTCCACGGTGAACGGAACTAAACCACCCCCTGGTCCCATTGGACCAGTGATGTTGATCACCCCCAATCCAGCATCCGTTCCGGTGAAACCGGGGAGATTGTTGAGCATTGTTGCCAAAGCTGCAGCCACATTCAAGAGAGTCGGATTCGGGTACGCCGCTAATGCCATGATGGGTGGGGCTGTGGCGACCTCAAACTGAATATCTCCAAGGGTGAGGTAAACAAACCCGGTACCAAGCTCACAATTCCCTGCCCCATCCGTGTTCTGTACGGTGAGAGTTCCGGTGGAGACTGCGGCTGCCCCAGTGGACATCCCCTGAACATTGATACCATCCGAAAACTCGAATACCTGATCCTGAACAGCATTTCGCCAACTACCGCTACTATGGGGGTGTGCTTGTCCTTTACCGGGATCACCACCAAATTGTCCCGTGCCCACGAGCTTCCGAAACGGCGGTTTGTTCTTTACGGTTTTCATTTCTGCCACTCCCCCAAACTGAACCACAGGGATTCCAGATCAGCATCTGCTGTCCGACCCCCCTGGAAATGATGCAGAGCATCTCGGAATGACGTGAAGAATGCCGAAATCATGCTGTTCGGGCCTTCCACGAACTTGAACTCTCTCGTGTAACTGCCAAAGAGCATATTACGAAGGAACACCTTCAGTCTCTTTGCCCACGGCGCATTGACCTTGGGTACCGTCTTCATGAATTTCTCAAGATTCTCTTTTGTGGGTGGCGAATAGGTCAGAGCATCCAAGCGTTTGACCGTGGAATCCCACTTCGGGTTGTCCTTCAACCACTGGATAACCGCCTTTTCCCAAACCTGAGATTCTCGCTTGAACAGAATAGCCCCGGTCTTCAAGAGAGGTTCTTCAAAATTCGCCCAACGCTGTGGACTCCCCGCACTATGCCACGCCCTTTCCCACGCAACGTCCTTATGCGCCCGCTGTTGCAACAAGTACAAGCTTTCATCGTGTTGGCTCACAAGGTCTTCGAGAAACACTTTCCACCCGGTCGGCATCTCATCAACGATCCTGCCTTTCACCATGTCCACAAAGACCAACTCGGCCTTGAGAGCACGTTCTACAGGATCAGGGATGTCCCAAAAGATCTTAAGATAGTCCGTCATCCTTTTTGCTGAATCAGGGCCGTCTACAGTTTGCCATCCAAAAAGCCCGACAATCCGTTCTGCCAGCCCGTCGATCTGGGCATCTGCCGCCTCATAAAGCCGTTGAAACAAGAGATGATCCTGATAGAAGAATTTGCCTCTCGCCTGCCAATGGGAGGTTTGATACATCCATGAGAGCGTTCTCAGCAACCCGAGAATAAGGGCTGCGTCTCTTCTCTCAGGTTCTTTGAACGCCAGTTTCATATCTCGAAGCCCCCACCAAAGAAGATGTCCCCGATGTCTCCGAAGTCAGGATCATCACTCAATTTGATATTATCCGTAGCAGAACCGAGATCGAACTCAGCGGGGTCATGTGCTGGGGCGAAAAGGCTCGCCGTCATCTCAGCATCACCTGCTCCTGCGGCTTTGATGTTGGCCTGTTTCACTTTCTCGATTGCCGCCCCGTCCCCGCTCTCTGCTGCTATCAATGTCTTGTTGTACTTCTGACAAACTTGGGCTTCAATGGGCTGGTCGTCTGCCCCGGTGATCAATTTGGCATTGGCGAACTTGCAGGCATGGCAACGCTCCATCTCCAGAAGCATCGGGATACCATTGACCCGATGTTTTGACGCCCCTTTGTCACAACCCTTGGTGCCTGTCTTGCTCGCATACACATGCGGGTCAACATAAAGGAATCCAGCAGCCCCCTCATGCGCCTTCCGCAGGGTGCTGATGGCCTCTTGTGCGGCCAAACGGACATCGCTGGTAAGGCGCATCTTGATGAGGTCATCCAGATCCTTCCCAGCGGAACCCTCATTCATAGCTTTGGCTACCCACAGCAATGACGCTCGCAATTTCTTCGGCTGTGCGTTGATCCATTCCGACACTTCCTGTACGGAAGCGGTTTTCTTGGCAGCTACTTGCTTGCGCTGAGGCACTGCAGCCTCAAACCTGTGTCCTTTGTAGTCTTCTGTCTGAGCCGCATTTTTCAGACTGGCCACTACCTGCCGCCCCAGCTTGAGTGCTTCATCCACTACCGCTGCGGGGGAACGTCCCCCTTCTTTGTACAGTTGTTTCCGCAATTCAGGGGTGATCATCACACCATTGGATTCAATGGACTCTGTGAGAAGGCGTTTTACAGCTTGAGATTGTTTGTGGTACCAGTCGAGAAACTCAGAGTTCTGCTTGATTGCAGCCCCCTTGGGACTCCGATAGGCATTCGCCTTGTAATTGCCCCCGACATATTCCTTCGTCTCCGTAGCCTGAACCCCTTTCTTCCTTACCGCCGTCAAAGCCAGCACCATCGCTTCCCGAGGGGACTTACCCAAGGAAAAGATGCGATTGACTTCAGTGGCCGAAAGCACCCCGGCTGAGACATATTTCTTTTCGAGGTATTCACGAGCTTGTTTGTTCTGTGCCGCCCACATCTCCTGAGTCTCCATTGCGGTCTTGGACTCAGCCCGGGACAAGAGTTCCCATGCATTGCGGGTTTCCCGTTCGTCCGGGGCAGCAGCAATAAACGAGACCCCGATTCCATCATACTCTTTGCTGGGTGCCGTCGCCGCAACAAGTTTGGTCGCCGCTTTGAGGACATCAGCAGGGGGAGCCGTGGATTGGAACAGACGTTTGGCGGCTTCCTGGCTCAAAAGCCCGGCCCGCATCTTCTGTGCAATCCAGCCATGCGCTTTCTTACGCTGACCTTTGATGACCCTTTGCCCGACACTCACTTGCTGGCGAGGCTCGGGAGTTGCCGCTGCGAATTGCTTCTGAGCTTCCTCAGAAGTCACGGTATCAACAGCCTTCACCTCAACCGGCTTGAAACTGTCCTTTGCTGCCGACTCACCCGGGCCAGCGAGAAATGCTTTTTTCAAAATCTCAGGCGGGGCCAGATCCCCGTCTTCGGTGAGCACATAACCCAAAGACTGGAGCTTGGGGCCGTAGTGGGCCATCGCTTCGTCCCACGGCATCACTACCACAGCTTCCTTGCCCACGACCCCCCCGACGGGGCTTCCTTCTTCCGCAATGATGTACTTGGCACTCCCGCACTTCTTACGGATTATTTCCTTCCATTTCCCATTCTTCAGCCCGGGAAAAGCTGCTGCTCGAATGAAGACCTTACCTGCCAGCCCGTGCTCATTCACGAGCCTCCTCATTGTTTGGGCGATCCTGGGGAAGTCGGGGCCAAGTTCCTCGCGGGCTTCTTTGATGATCTCCGCAATCGGGTACCCATAAGCTGATTTCCGCATCGCCCGCTGGACGACTCGAAGCAGATCTTCCGTACTAGCCTTCTTCGCCGTGGGTGTCGAGGCGTGGCTTTCCTTGTAGGGCAAACGTTGGTTGACCCCATCTGTTCTATGCTCAACGCCCCATGCTTGCTCCAACTCTTCAATCCCTTTGTCCACGGGGTTTACCGGAAGTCGATCTGGATCTTGCTCACCATGCAACCAGCCCAGCCCGGCAAGGCTGCCCTCTTTCATCAGTTGATCCAAATCCCCGATCTGATGGCTCGCAGACTGACTGTCTACATCCCCTTCGGGAACGGCATCTACAACCAGACCGTCAGGAAGATCTGCCAACCCGTGTACTTCAGGCAGTCTCGCATTGTCCAGGACGCCGCTTCCATACTCCGTGTCGAATTGAAATCCGTCCAGACCGTAATTGTACCCATCGGTCATGGTGAAATCATCAGACGGCATGTTGGATTTCGATTTCTTATCAGTCATGGATTTCTCCTAATGCTCGCCGTGCAGCAACCCTACGGGCAAGGTGTCTCTCTTTTTCCCGCAGCTTATCCAACCCTGTCTTCCCGAGAAGCTCACCTACGATCTTTTTATGAAGCAGAACCTGTCTCTTGTCCCCGATCAGGATAGTCCCCCTGCCAGTCTGGAACCCTAAGATGTTCCAGTACGATTCTAGTTCCTTCTTGTTCATCCGGGACAATTGTTTCCTAACGGACTTCTCATCCAAAGAATTGCTGGCTGTCTTCTTGGTGCCGTGTTCTTCGTCCATCTCCTCTTCTTCTTCCTCAGCCCAACCCTCAGGATCAGAACGGATATCCTCAGCGTCCTCAACGATATCCTTGACTTCCTGTTTCTCCTCGGGGGTTTCCTGACGGGAGATCGCAGCCCAGTGGGGAGCTTGCACTTCATCGTAAAGGGTGTCCGAGATTGCAGACAACGCCTCTATAACATTCATGAACTGGCGACGCATGTGCGTGATCTTCATCACATAACCCTTGCCGCCTAAGGAACCGTCGGGAGAGATTTTGGCCGATTTGAGTTTAGCAAAAGTGCTGTAAGCTGACATCGCATGTCCCAAAGCAGCAGAGCCTGAGCGTAAAACCTGAGCCACGGGTTTCATGTGCTTGGGGTTGAAGGCGTACTCAGGAGTAATCTGTCGTTCTGTCGCCCCGGTGTCCCCAAATGCCCATTCGTTGCCGTCGTCACTCTTATCTTTGATGAACCGGACTTCACCTGCGGTTTTGAGATTTTTCCCCTTCAAGAACCGCTCTGAAACCCGTTTTTTGAGATCGCTCATATTGACACACCGCCCATAGTCAATCCTATTCATTCCATACTATAGAGGGATTAACCGCCCTAGAATGCTGCCACCTGTTCAGGACGGGCTTCGACCCCCATCGCTTCCCAGTTCACAATGAACCCCTTTTTAGGAACCCATTCAAGGTAGTGGTTCTTGACTAACCAGATGAGTCGGAGAGCAATCGTAACGGGGAGAGCACCATAACCCAACCCAAACGCCGCGGCAATGAAACCTACCCCCGACTCGGGCAATGAAGCGAAAAGTTCCCCGAGAGAGATTGATCCCGTGAACCCGGCAATGAGTCCTTCGATGTCCCACGAAATTTCCGCAACATTGAACCACACCCAGGCGAAGATGAATGCCAAGAGTGGCTTCTGGAGAGTCGGGAGATGCTTCTTCAGCATACGGTCGAGCGGATCAACAACGTTGGTTTTCACTTTGGCCAGGAGAGCTTTCATTTTGGGGGACACTTTGATAATACGAGACATCAAATCAGTCAGCCCAGGCATCTTCTTTTTCGAGACGAAGAAGATACAAAGAGGGAAAACCTCAACGATCTTCCGCATAACTTTGCCGAGGGCCTTCTTTCCCCGCTTCGCCCATTCCTTGATCTTCTTCGGGATTTCGGTGATTTTCTCAACCCCAAGGAGAGCCTTGAACTTCGTCCAGAGTCTCGGAGCCTGCCGGAACAAGTTAAGCAGTTTCTTCAGTCGCCTGACCAAGCCTCCGAAAGCGACTCTCCCCTCATGCGTCAAGAGAACTTCGCCCAACGCCGCCAATACCTCGGGTGTCAGATCGTCAAGGGCTGCTGTCCGGTGGAGGAAACTCTCCTCGTAGTACACCTCTCTCGCAGCTTTCAGGATGAGGTAACGATCTGAGACTGTGGCGACAGTGGTTTTCATTTTGATTCTTCGAGATACCTTTTTGCCACGTTTCCTGCGAGTAGCCTCGGCCCCATGCCCAATTCTCTCTCAGGTTTCTCCCACCAGTCTTCCCGTTCCAGAATATCGATCCAGAAGGCAGGGTTCCCCATTGTTTTCTTGGCTTCCTTTTGGTACTTGGCGATAGACAGAAAGAATTTGATAAGACTCTTTTTGGGTTTCAAGAATTGGGCAGCATTGTCGTGCAGCCACTGCACTCCAGCCCGCCGCAGCTTTTGTTCACTCCGTAAGCGTGAGACTAGGAGAAATTTCTTCAAAGCATCACTGATCGCCCTCATATCCAGATCGGCAATATCAGTAACATAGCGGTATTCTGGTGCCGCCGATTCCCCGGTAAGACGCATCTTCAATCCCGAGTCCCGTAATACCTGAAGCTCAAAAACACGTTCATTCTCCCTGTCGACCTCGTATTCGACATCCTCATAAGCTGAGAGATCGAAATCGGCCTTAATGCTCGCCACCGGAACCCCGTAATGGGCAGCAACTGCGGCGAGCATCTTTCGGTAAGGGACTGTCGGGAAAATGACCTTCTTGGAGAGGGGGGATTTCCCCCTCTTTCGCAGCTTCATCTTATCGGCAAGGACTTCGGAAGCCGTATTCGAATAGAAGTAATGGTGGGGATTCTGCTCCAAAGAACGAAGTAGACTCTCAGAGATCGGTGTCACCACTGCTGGATCAGCCATCTTGTTCTCCTCCTACTTCTTCAACAAGGGGACAAGGTGCTTCCTCAACTCGGGCTTCTCTTGCGCCAACTTCTGAACCGCTTCCCGCAAATCAGAATCCGTGGAAGCGAACATCCCCGAGGGCAATTTGATCCCGACTGCATTTGCGGCCTTGAACACGTTATTACGGAGCAATGAAATGTCCCACTTCTTAGCGTACTGGACGATCCCTTGCAACCGACTCAAAGCGTGTTCTGCCCCTGAACTCAAATCGAGTTCCTTGGAAATCTTGTCAAAGGTGGCATTTAACAATTCTGCCGACTGCTTGTCTTCTTTCTCGATCACTCGATAGGCATCAAAGAACTTCCGCCGCCCCCCAAGTAACTCCCACAAAATGTCCATGCCTGAATTTGCCATCGTTATTCTCCCCTACACCTTGAGAGGTGCGCCCGTGTCATCGAAGAGACGTTCCAGAACGTAGTCCTCTCCATCCTTCTGGAAAGACCACAGGTCTTGGGTGGCCTTGTGTACCAAGTCCTCCTCACTGGTCTTATCAAAGAACTGTGAAATGTCCCCGAGGTTGCTGGTAACAATTCTGAAGTTACTGGCGGTCTTCATTGTGCTCGGGGCAAGCCTGAGATGCTCCGGGTGCATCGTCCTGAATTCCCCGTCATCCCAGCTTACAAAAACTCGGCCATTGAAATGCGTGGTATCGCCATCTGCGGTACGAACCGCCACAATGGTGCCTAACACATGAGGCTCGGGCACATTGTCATAAGTCAGCAGGGAACCAACGTTCGAGGTAAAGGACACTCTGGTACCCGCAACAGCATCAAGAGACAATGCATTGGCGGCCCTGGCCTGATCGGTAAGATCTCGCAACGAAGTTGAATGGCTCCCCTCAAGTTGCCTCCCATCCATGCGAGTTTCCTGCGCCTCAGCCAAATGCTCCGTGAAGGTGTCGCCCCCGGTAGGAACAAAAGACCCGGTGATAAATTGATCCCAGTATTCGTCGTGGCTCATGTTAATGCCCCCATCCTGCTGCTGTTTGCGACTTCGGTTTGCCATCCCACGGATACGCCGAAGCGTAACTAGCGATGTTGAGATATGGCTCGTCTCGATACACCTTCGGGAATTTTCGCAGAGCTTTTCCAACGAACTTGCCTTTCACGGGGACGACATAATCAGCCCCTCGTACTTCTCTCACGACCTTATTGGCCACTTTGCGGATAGCAATCGATTTGGCTCCGACCTTCACCACCTGATAGTAGTCGATGTTTGTCTGATTGTATCCAAAACTGGCGACAAAAATGTCTCCGACCTGAATCATCTTGATAGCTTCCGTGGGAGCATTACTCAGCAACCACCTTCTAGCCACTCTCTGAAACTGGTTATTCATTCAGCCCTCTCAGTCAGAGACGCTCGCCAACCCTTCGCAAGCTCCCGTTTACCGCCCACTAAGCTACTAACCATAGACGCAGAAACGCCATGAGTACGGATAAATTCTTGTCGGGTACCACAAAAAACATCGTCCGAAACCTCATGCGAAAAACAATACGTCTGGTGATCGTAGTTTGGGTTCCTCTCCCCGACGTGATTGTGTTTTCCTTTACCGCTTTCACTCATCTTCTCCCGGGTTGCATGGGATCTCTTTCTACCTCTCTGGGCATCACCGATCTTCTTCCTGGTTTCCTCACTGTGGACTCTCGTAGCAGAAAACTCCCCCACCTTTCTACGCATCTCTGCGCTGTATTCCCGTCTTCTATTCGCTGCCCCGATCTTTTTCTTGTGGGCTTCTGTGAACTTCCGCCCTTTCAATGCGACACTGATCTTCTCAATCGCTTCCGGGCTAGGTCTGCCCCCATCAGGGGCATAATTCAAATTGTAGTTTGTTTCGGGCTGCTGCTCACAAATAGTCAAATACTTCTGCTCAACACTGTGCAAGTCTCTCTCGGGCACCTTCTCCAATACCACAAACTCAAAAGCCTCTTTGCCGTACTTATGCCACGCAGCAGTCAAATGACTATTGTGGTGCTCTCTCCTGCACAACTCATACTGATGTCGGCTCCATCGAACCCTCAGATTCTTGGTGCTGCCGACATAGTATTTGCCGTTTTTCCTGTTCACAATCTTGTAAATACCACTAGCCATAGCAGTCTTCCTTTGAATCTCGGAGCAATGGCACAATGAAAACCCTTGTCTCGGGGTTCTTCTGCGCTACTTTGACTAATGCTTCTCTCAAACAAGAATAGAAGATGTCCCCCACTTTGATTCCCATTGTGGGATCATCGGCCAGTTTCTGCTTCGCTGTAGTCCACCTCTCTGCAACAATTCCTGCGGCCTTATCGAGTTTCGCCAAATACTGTTTGGCGATGTTGTCATACTCACTTTTGGAGGTTTTGAGGATCAACCCGTCCTCGTAGTTGCGCTGGTTCAGCCGGAAGAGACCACTATACTTGTAGGATCTGAAGATGATGCTGTCCCTCGTTACCTTCGAAACCAACCCCATGTCCCCTACCTTGAACTGATATCCGCGCCCAAAGGACATATCAGAAGTGAATTTGAAAGTGTCTCCCACTTTGAGGGGGTCAGGGATCGTCACGCCTGAGGCAAGGTACTTCTGATACTCACGATTTCCTTTTACAGCCCTAGCCACGGACGCCGCACTCATCCGACCCGAACCAACCTTGTTATAGAGAGGAATCCACTCCGGGTTTTCATGAAACGGGAGTGCCCAATTCTCATCTTCTTCGAACCAGTAGTAGCCGCCCTGTTTGATTGCACACTTCAATGCGGCCGGGGATAGCTTCTTTCGGGCCAACCCTTGAGCGACTCCGATACCCCCATGTCCCGCAGTATGCACTTCATTCAAACCACGACCAATGAGATACATGGTCTGGACTTTCCCCCATGGAGAATTCGGGGCTTTCCGATCATAATCGTCCCAATCTCGACGTTTCTGCGACATCTCTTAACCTCCCTGCATCACACAATACGTGACATTCAAAGTTTGGGCGACGCCAAAGCTCACGGTGAATCCAGTGGCAAGCTTCCCTGTCACCGCAGGAAAAGCACCCCCTGCAGGGGCACCACTCACATCAAGTGCAACCGTATAGTTCGCATCCAACCTTTCCCATGGAAGAATTACAGGCTTTGACGCTTCCACGGCAAACGCCAGTGTCCCCCGGAGGACTGATTCATTCACTTTGCCTCCCCCAGCCGAGACTCCTGTTCGACAGGAGGAGTTCATAGTCAATTCAGTCCCGGCACCCACTGTGAGATTCTGAAAGGTCGAATGGTTAATTGTCCCGGTCCGATCCCCACTCAAAGCAAAGTGAGCCATACTGGGGCAACCATTGACAGCCAACACACCAGCACCTGAAAGAGTACAAGACAGGTTTCCAACCGTTCTACACTCTCCAATCGCATAGGATGAACCCACAGTGATCGGCTTCGTGGCCGCAGCATTGTCGTAGTCCAATTGGAGATGGTTGACCGCGTCGACTTCCGAGAGGTTGAATTCCGCAACCTCCTCAATCAAAGAGATCGAATCCGCATCGCTCCATTTCCACGAGCCACCTTGCACGTAAAGATGATTGATGGCATCCGCACGAATCTGGTACCCGCCGACTCCCCGTGCTCGAATCATGCAGTCAATGATCCTGATGCCGCCAGTACCATAAAGGACACCGACTGCGGTATCCACAAGACCGACGCTGGTTGCATTTACACCGCCGCCCTGAGTGATCCTCACGCACGCGCCTGTGTCGCCTGCGGGTGTGTGCGAATTTGTAATGATAAGGTTCTGAAGGATACACTGCTTCGGGACGAAGTTGCCCGAAGATTGGATCGTCAAGGTATTGGAGGCATTGACGTTGGGGGTGTCTTCATGTGCCGATTGAATTGTAGGCCAACCAATTCCCATGAGATGCACACCATCTTTGGTGAGCGAGACATCTTCCTGATAGACCCCGGGCAGAATGAAGATAACAGCGGGAGCCGCTGCACTCGTAGTAGCCCCATTGACGGCATCAATAGCACTCTGAACCGTTGTATACTCAACGCCTGCGCCACCTTTCCCGACCACGAAGACCTGAGTTCCTGATTTGATCCCCGCAAGCTGTGAGAGAGTCAGTGTCCCGGCAACTCCATCTGTGAACTGAAGAGAGTTATCACTGGCATTGCGAGTGATCGTGCGAGTCCCGGTGGAACCCGGTTCAATCTGTATCTGGTCTACCAACCACGGGTCTTGTGCCATTCGTTACCCCTACACAAACACATCATAGCCAACCACAGCCGTTTGCCCGACTCCGAGGGTAATCCCCAAAGTGGCCGTGAACCCTGTCTTCGATTGTGCTGAAATCTCTACCGGGAAAAATCCAACGGGACTTAATATCACCCGGTACTCGTCACTATTGAATGCCGCAGCAAACGTCACACTCTTTGATCCCGCATCCGCATCCGTGAACGTCAAGCTCCCGCCTGTCGTGCTAGTCTGTGAAGTCTTCTCCAACACCACATAGGCCACAGTGATCGGGACTGCGGGTGTCCCATAAGCCACCGGAGCCACAGCATTGAACCCAGCCGTGGTCTTGTCCTCAGTCGTGAGGATCGTTCCATCAGGCGTCGTGTATACAACCCGGTAGTTGGTGTTGTTCATCGCCGCACCGAAAACCACGGGTCTACTCGTCTGCCCCGAGAACACAATGTTGCCGTTATCAATACTGGTTTCAGCAAGTAAATCCTCAGTCAGGTCTTTGGCGGTACCCATATCGTCAAGAACCGACTGGGGAAGGGATGTCGTACTATCTCGGATGAGTCCCGTGGGGGCGATGATGTTCCGTACTGAGACCAGACCTTGCTCATCGACTACAATGTCGAAATAGTAGGCCACACCCCCTGATTCTGACTTGTAGGTATGCACTCCCAGAGTTCTTGTCAGAGCCATGCGGCATTCTCCTTACCACAAACCTGTCGTGAGATAGCTACGTTTGAGGAACCATTTCTCCAGAGTCTTGAGAGCAGTTCGGTTACCAGACCAGAATTCAATGGAGTCGTAGTCTTCTTTGATCCCCAGGTCAGGAATCGGGGAAACTCCTGCCATGGCTATTTTGCGATCCCGAAAAGAACGCAAAAGACCGGCCAGATTCTTGATTTCATGCCCATGGTACACCTTCAGCCGATACTCGGCTCGGACTTCCGCTTCAAGAAACCTCTTGGCCACGGATTTCGCCATGACAACTCGGCGTTCAGAGGGTTTCGCCATAACAGCTACCTCACAAACAATTCTACTTGTTGGGAAAAAATAGAGGGATTAGTGGGCACCGCTATACGATGGCGTGAGTCACTTGCCTCTCAATCGGACTACGTTGAACCTCACGCAAGATGTTGAGGTTCTTCGAGATCACATCGAAAACCCCAACATAGACTTTCATCCCTTTAGCTGCCCTGAGTTTCTTGATCGATCTGATAAACCGATGTCGTACCAACCCTTGACTAACCCCTAATCGCTTGGCCACTTCTGATTGACAGGTGGTTTGGTACATCAAGGACATGATCTGGACATCCAAGGAATCCGGCAGCACATCTTCCAGGTCTTCTTCCATGTCTTCGATTTGAATATCAGGGAGTTGGAAGATGAATTGAATCCGGGCTGTGGCTCTTTGCAGCCGATAGCAAACGGTGGGCTGGGATACCCTGAAGATTTGCGCTATGTCTGTTTGTTTGAGGTGTCGGAAGAAATAGAGATCAATGAAGTCTGCCTCTCGGGGTGGAAGTTCATCCATGATCCCGCGTATACGTTCAATCTTTCTTTTGTCTGCATCAGAGAGTTCAGTGAAGATCGAGTCCATAAAGCCTAAGCCATCTTCAGTGGAGAAGCGGGTTTCCATTTCAAAAGGATCTAACACATTACGACCCGCCATCTTCGGCCTCCACTAAAAACACACGAGGTATTTTCGCAATAATCTTCAAGGAACGCAAGTTGAAAAACACAAATGCGTGATCATCGTGCAAACCTAAGACCTCTCCACTCAGCTTTGAATACGTACCATCAACGATCTCTACATCCATCCCGGCTTCAATACCCTCCGAGAGAATTTCCCTTAGTTTAAGGCGCATCTGATGAATACGTTGATTCGGGATTGTACTCAGGACTCGGACACCTGCAGCAGACATGCTGGTCATGACTTTGTTGACGTAAGCTTTCTTCTCTAATCGGAAATACTCAGTTTCCTCTAACCCCGTGGCGATGAAAACGTAACCCTCCATCAAATGTGTTGTGATTGTCTTTCCGTCTTTTCGGTAAGTTGTCGCGGGAACAAAGATTGGGTGTTCTTCAGAAAGGATCAGGTCTTTGCGGATACGGGTTTCAAGGGTACCATCGTCAACTTTGTTCTCCCCCGTCCGGGTGAGTTCCAAGACTACCCAAGTCTGGCCGTCCCTTATGTCCGCCACTGCTTCCCTCAAGTAACTCGTTCACTCGAAGCTCAAGAAGCGCACAGAATTGAGACAGGTCAAGACCAAACTGGGATGAACCTCCCACTGAATCTTGGGGGGTTCTTCTTTTCATGGCCCGTTTATCAACAAACACTCCACCCACGGTAACTCCATGAGTCGCTGGTACTTTACCATCAGTCTTAGTGGTTTTCTCGCTTTTTTTCTCAACTTTTCCGGAAGGTTCCGAATCTTGCTCCTCGAATACAGTCCCGGAAGCCCCCGAAACTACGGGTTGAAGAACAATGGGCACGCCCCCTTCCAGGGAGACTCCTTCCACGACCTTTGCCAGTTGAAGAACATCGCACTCCAATGTCGAAAGGTTAGACCGTCCGGGTCGAGAAGAAAGGAAACTGACAAAGTCAATCAACTGCCTGCCATAGTGGGTTCCCAACTCTTCGACTCTTGGCCGATCCCAGTACACCGGAATCGAACTTACCCCCAGATAAGACTTGTAAGCCACCATGAAAAGCTCCGCGAGTTTCTCATAGCAGGTGACCGGGGAAATCCGCTGATTCAAAGTCTTGAGAGACTCAGCGATTTTCTTGGCGTCAGATCCAATGCTTTCAGCCAGATCGAGGTACACCGAATGCAAATCCAAATGGAGGAACTTGTCAGTATGTACCCTGCTTACAGCCCCCATACGTGCGATCCCCTCGACAGCTTTGATCGCATCACGGATATGCGACTCACACACTTCCGCAATCAAAGGTAATGCTTCAGCTTCATACTCGAATTTCTCTTGTTCGCAGATATGCTGCAACCTTTCTGCGATCACCTTGGGCTTCAGGGTCTCGATCACAAAGGCCGGGGCACAACGAGACAAAACCGTTGACCGCATCTTCTCCGGTTCCGTCGTACAAAAGATGCAAACCAACTTCCGATCCTTAGTCTTGGCCTGACACTCTTCCATAGGCTTGAGCATCGAATCCAAAGCCCCTTTTGTGAGAGCATGGGATTCATCAAAGAGATACAGCCGCCGCTTTCCTGAGAAGCTGCAATACTGAATCTCTTCCTTGATCTTCCGAAGCTCCTCTTTCCCCGAATTGGTTGCCGCATCCACCTCGACAAAGGTCTCGCTTTGTCCCTGCTCAAGGATCGTTTTACAGGTCGTACATTGGTTACACGGATCACCCTCAGGAGAAAGATGGCTGCAGAGCATCGCTCTGGCCAAAATTCTCCCAAGGGTTGTCTTCCCGCTACCGAAGGGGCCAGCAAACAGATACGACTGTTGAAACGCCTCGCCCTTTTTCAGAATCTGACGCAAGATGGCGATGGTACCATCCTGCCCCAAAACGTCTGCAAACGTTTCCGGACGGTATTTGATGTCAAGACTCATTACGCCTCTTCGGGATCACCGTCCTCGTTCTCTTCATCCCCGAACAACTGTTCGATGATGCTCTGTCCTTCCTCGTCGTCTGCGGGGGGAGTTCTCCAGACGCCGTGCCGTTCGATCTCTGCGAAGTAGGCCGAGAAATCCGGGGGCACGAGGTAATACTTCATCTCTGCCGTCTGCGGATCTTCGTCCCCTTTCATGGAACAGAGGTGATGATCGACCAGGGCAAACTGCTGCTTCTGAGTGAGATCATCCCACTCATCCGAGGCCAACTCCATCACGAACACGTATTCTGTGTCCCCCAACACGTTGACCAACGGCGGGGCTTTCTTGCTCTTACCCAGGATCGCTCGCCCGCCCGCTTTGGTTGCCTTCTCCTTGAACACAATCGCAATCTCGGCATTGGCCAGATGGGGATGATACTTGGACACCAGATCCAGCATGATGTCTCTTACTTCGTCTCCTGCTTTCCACATGCTTCCCATAGGTTCCTCCTTCAGATTGGGAAATACTCCTTGATACCTCTACCATACTTATCCCAAAGCTCCCCCGGGTCTTTGCCCCCGGAGTACGGGATATCTACACAATCTAATCCTACTCTTTTGAGAGCTTCTAGTGCTCCCATTCTCTTTCTTCCGGTGTCGTCCACCCACCCCACGACTCCCCTGCGCCCCGTGTCATCCCGGTCGTAAACCATTTTGACACGACATCGGAACCGACGTAAAAACTCGATATGCTTGCGAGTCATCGCAGCCCGGATCGAAGACAACACGACATCGCCCGCCGGGATAACCCACTCCATTGCGAACAGATCGAAAAGCCCTTCCACAACCCACGCCGTTGATCCCTGCCATAACCGTGCGACAGAATCTCGACGCATCTCCCAAAGAGGGTTCCAGCCCGAACGGGGGCCGAGGTACCGGACAACCCTTTTCTGCACCATCGATCTCGCATTGAATCCGATGGGAACCCCACGAGGAGACCAGATGGGGCAGATCAACATCCCCTTGAGGCGTTCCCCATGAGAACCAAATTGAGAGCAAAAGTTTGCGTCCGGGGGTGGCTCGGCTAACTCTGTCCACTCCCCCAACTCCATGTCTTGAATGGTTTCCAACTTTCCACCACGCCCCAAAAGGTATCCTTCTACCTCTTCGGTGAGGACGACGGCTTCTGACAGGGCTTCTGTTAACCACTCACTCATCTCTTGGCGATTGCCATACCTCTACTGGGGTTGTGGACAACTGAAATGATGCTGGACGAGCCGATCCGAGAGACAAAACCCAAAAGCTCTTTGTCTGTGGGTACCACAACAACATGACTGCCAGGGAGCCACTGAACCTCTGTGACCTTTTGATCCTTGAACGTCTCCCGCAAACGATCTGCCATCTTGGACTTCGCCCGGATGAGCAATTCAAGCTCCTCAATTTCGAAGGACTTGAGATACTGAATTGCCGCCCCGATCCCCTTTAAAGAATAAGGAAAGACATTCCCCCACTGGCTCGTTGTGCCCTGTGAAGCAATCTCGGCCACGACCTCTCTGTAGAATTCCCCATTCTTGCGCACGTTTCGGCGCACCGCTGCCCGAACCACATCTCCGAAAGCCTCCGGAACCCACACCAGAGCACGGGTACTGGAAACCAAAAAGGGAGCCGCAATCGGATCAACCCTGAACTCCATCGCCAACGGCAACCGGTTCGAGCCGATATTGATAGGCAACTCCAGAGTCTGAAGTAAATCACTCATTTTGGCCTACCTCATGAATTTGATCCACCTCTTGAACCTGTCCCATTTCCCAAGCGGTTCTTCCTCCTCCTCGTCGATCTCTGGGAGATCCACAGATTCACTACCGCTTTCCTGTAAAACCCACCGGAGAGCAGCAATATCGGGGTAGTTCGCCGCAATCTCTGATAACTTGCCCTTCATCAAGGCTTGAAACTCAGTTTTGATCGTTTCCTTCGTCTGACGGGCCTCCCACAGACTACAAGACCTCGCTTGTTCCAGACATTCAGGGTCGCTCGGGTCACAAAAAATCCTGAACTTACTGTTAGGGTGCCCACAGAAACAACCTAACGCCTCTTTAGAGTTATGGAGACAGCGAAGGGGTGTCTTCTTGAAGTTGCTTTGTAGAAGCTTCTTGAGGTGCCGATACGTCACCTGTTTCAGCTTCTGCTGTATTTCCCCTTCCCGTCGCACTACTTTTTCCCCTTCCCACGTACTCGGTCCAGATGGGCAATCCCTTGTTTACCTTTCCTGACTCGATAGGGGTTATGCCCGGCATCAACCAAAACCGTATCGTGAGTGATTAGAAGAATATCAAGCCCCATCCTTTTACAGATCGCTTCGAGGAACTTTCCGGTATTGACCACATACTCGTGGTTGATCGCAGGGAGGGCTTCGTCCAACAAAAGAAGAGGGCGCATCCCCCGTTTGACCAGAATGGTGATCCTCATCAAAACTGATTGAAGAGTCGTTACCGCACCGCCGAAAGCATCGTTGGCCATACCTTCGACCACGGTACCATCATCTTTGCAGTCAAGCGTCTTCATCCCCACACTAACCTTACCCCGCAAGACCTCCACTTCTCCCTTTACCGAAAGGTTCTGGTCATCAAAAACAGACTGCAACCCCTCGCTCTGAAGTTTCTCTACCGCGGCCACGCTGTCGGTAATCTCTTTGTCAATGAGGCTGCGAAACAATCCCGAGACCCGATCCAGCAAATCCCCCTCCACTTCGAGGTTGCCGATCTCTGTCTGGATATTTTTGATCCGAGTCCGCACCGCTTCACGCAGCCCGATCACCATATCAACCCGGCTTCGGAGATTCGAAACGTCAGAGATGCCTACTTCGTCTGGCATTAGACCAACCACATCAACATGCTCAAGTAGTGATCCTGCCCCCGGGTTTCCTCAACCCGGACCCAACCCCCCTGCTTCCGAGGACGGATATCGAATCGAACATTGTCGTTCTCAGATTTCGACAACAACTTCAAGAGGGCTTCCGCATCTACAATGAGGCCGTCCTTGGGGAGATCGGGCACACCTTCATCGCTCCCCGAATCCATGAACTCCAATCCGATCTCTGCCATGTCCCCGGTACTACGATCAATCATCCCAAGAAGCAATTCCCCGTCTTTCTCATGAAGATGGAGCTTCGTGTCTCCCTCCTTCCTGAACGGCATCAAGTAGAAGATCGAATTCGTCATCCCTTCTCGGGAAACGACCCACCAATGAACTTCGCCGCCCTGCCCCAAAGTCAAGGTCGGGAACTTGCTAGGCGGTTTCGCCTCCCCCAGGAGCGCACCATCGTTGCGACGGAAGATCGCATACCGCTCATGCTCCAACACTTCGACATCGGAGTCCCCGCAAAGACCCATGAAGTTCTCTATGGTCGTGACATCCTTACCCTGCATCCGCAGAGACCCTTTTTCCGTCCCTGGCAACGTCACAACAGTTGCGATCTTTTTGTCCGTCGCATAGAAGACCCCCTTGCGCAACTCTGTCACACAAAACGCCGGGGTCTTTGTCTCCTCCGTGGAGATGAAGGTCTTGAGGAAAGCCATAGCACTTTTCAGACGGGGTGCCTCGACCGCCATCGTCAACTTGGACTCTTCTACCAGTTTATCCCAACTGAAGAAATCTTCGGGGTCCAGAGACTCAAAGTTCATGGGACGGCGGGACTTGGTTCTTTGTGTCGTGACCTTGACCAGAGCTTCATCTGCATCGTAGGAGAACTCCATGGGGGCTTCTCCGTACACGAAATTGATCCATTGGTTCATCGTCGAAGCGGAAAGAGTGAAGGGTACAAACTCACCCTCAATGGTTCCCTTGAGGGGTGCCCGACTGAACATCCTGCCACTCTGGGACAAAATCTCTACCTTGTCTTTTGATCCCGGCCGCAATCGAAACAGGTAATGGCGTCGAATTTCCTCGGAGGAGGTTGAAGACACCGTCAGCCCAACCACTTTCAATGCGTCTACCAGGTCATTCTTCTCAACTGTCAGTTTCATCTACATCCCCCTCAAACTGTTTCATGGCTGTTTCAGCCTTTTCAAGTTGCCCTTCCAGCTTGGTTACGGCTTTCCCGAGCATCCCCTCCAATCGGACAATCGTATCGTCGATCTTCTTTGGGTCGATGCCCTTCTTTTTGGCCTCTTCTTCGACTTGTTTCAAGCTATCTCTCGCATGTTCCAGCCGCCCGGTAATTCGCTGTACCCCAGCAGCCAGATCATCCCTTTTCTGAATGGCCGTATCCAATCTGGCCGTCAATTCTTCTTGGCTCACTTCGTTCCTCCTCACAGAACTCTACCCCATTTCGGGAAATTCTGTTAAAACGTCAACTCGACGGGGCCATCAGCCCCATCAATCAAATCATCCACTTCCTTGGGTTTTCTCGCCCTCTTCTTCCGTTGCACCTGCCGTTCCGTGCAAACAGTTTCCCAATCACACCATTTGCAATACTTCGCTACCGGATTGGGATCAAACTTCTCCTTGTCCATCGCTTTGCGAGCCTCAATAGCCCTTTGCGCCAAGCCCTTGAGATCCTCTTTGGTGAACTCCACCCAATCGATCCCGCTTTCGACTTCATCGCTGTTTTCAATGGCAGTCCCATAAGGATACCGATAGTAAATGAAGCCCAACCGGTCGGGGCTTTTCCCATAGGCCAGATTGAAGCAGAGGGCATACCATCGGAGTTGGTCCGGGTCTGTGTACTTCCCCTTGGACATCGAATTCTTGCCGTCGTAGATGGAAACCCCACTATCGTCTCTTCGGATAATCAGGTCAGCACGCCCCCCAATCGGAGTGTACTTGTTGACGAAACCAATCAGATCCACCTCTCCCTTGGCGTATGGCCCCAGAAGACGGTTGTGCTTCATGGTCTTCAAGTAACCCTCAACCCCACGCAAACAAACGTCATACAACTCATCCCGTGGCGGGCAGGTTCTGGCATCGAGATGGAAGTTTGCAGTCTCAATAACGAACACTTTGTCCAACTGCTCTACCATTCGCTTCTTGAGCTTTTTGGGATCTCGCCAGATCTCCTCATTGTACATCCACTCAATGACAGCCTGGATTACCGTCCCCATGTACGCATGATGTTCTGAGCGTTTGAACGGCTTTGACTTGCGCTTACCCGGGCCATTCCCGAGATCAATAGTGCCCCACCCCCGAGACCACAAAAAGCGTTGGGGGCAGTTCTCATACGTATCTAGGCTTGACCAATAAAGCGTGAATTTCTTTGCCATTTCTCTCCTCGCCTGCTCACTCTACTCCGAGTCAGGCGGTCTTCTCCAGATAAAGATACGCTTTCTCCCGAACATCCTCCGAGATCCCTGGCATCCCCCTCACGATATCTTTGAGACTCTCTCGATCTGTTGTCGTGAGGGCTGCTTGAATACTGTCGATAAATCCTTCCATCACCGCCGCTCTGGATTGCGTCCTTTCGCGCCCCTCCAGATCAAAAATTTCAGCGGCCGGAGCGGTCTGCAGAGGGACTTGATCTATTTCGCAAGCCGTTTTAGAGAACTTCAAGACGGCTACAGAAGGTGTCCGATCCACGTTGTCCTCGATCAAGGCTCCCCGAGAAATTGATCCCACATTCACGGCGTACTTGCCGGGGGCGAATTCGTAGACTCCCTGATCCCGGTGCCAGTGCCCGAAAGCAAAAACCGAGGCCGGATGGTTCTTGAGGTCTCCGTACTTGATTATGTCTTCGCCCTGGAACATGGTGCCACCGGCTCGGCTGGCCAATAAATGCGCAACAACTACCAGGTGGTCTTCATCCTTCTTCTGGATTCTCCCGAGTCGTTCGAGATCATACTCTGCACCGTGATACGGAACTCCCACCACCCGCACCTTCAGACCGCTTCGATCCGTAAAGACTGCTTCGTGTTCATCATACAGTCGCTGAAAAACTCCCGTGGAGAACAGAACCCCCAGAGGTTGTCTGTCTATGAAGCTGTAATCGCCGTAAACGCAGTCATGGTTCCCCACACAACAAAACGTAGGGCATGGGTAGTTTGCATGGGTATCTGCTATCGCCCTGACCATCTCGTGGGAATTCCTGAATGGGGACTTGGTGTCAAATACATCTCCCCCATCAAGCACGGCATCCGCTTTGTGCTGTTTTGCCAATCGCCCGATTTGGTCAAGCTTCCCCAGCAAGGTTTCCCGCCAATTGTCTTTGCGAGAACGAGGGGGCTTGTCCGAAATGTGGAGATCAGTCCTCCAAAGAAGTGTGATCATGCTCCTCCCCCACAGGTCGACTACAAGTTGGGCATACCGGTAGCAGTGCCAGCACTTCCTCTACCTCAGCATTTGCCTCATCCAACTCTTGCTGTTTGTTTTCCAATTCCCGTCCATTGAATCGGATCATATCAACTAGAAGCTTTTGATCCCCCTTCAACTGCTGAACAATCCCCAATGCCTTGGCCTGTTTCCGAGCCTGTTTCACAGAAAGCCCTTCAACCGTGTTCCGGAGATTATCCACCCCTGCCAACACCGCCTCCGTCTCCTTGGCATTCGTGTAACGTTGAGATAAATCACGCAGGGACGCCAGTTCCGCAGCAGTTTCCTGAACCTCTTGTATCTCTGTCCTTGACGCCACTTCGACCTGTTCCACACCCTCAGTCGCTTCAACAACTGCCTGTGCCTCTACAAAACGTTGCTGCAACTCTTCCGCTTCTTTCAGCGCATCTTGTTGCTTGGCGAGTTCCTTCATTTCTTTACTGGACGGGACTTTGATCCCCTCAACAGGGACTAGGGAAGCTACCAACTCCTGCGCAGCCATAAGCTGGTCTCGGATCTTCTTGACCCCCCGCAAACCATTTTCGATTCGTTGAACCTCTTTGCTCTGTTTCTCGATCAAAGCCATCTGAGTAACCAAATCGTCCAGGCCCTCGAAACTTTCCAACTCGGTTTCGGCTTCCCGCTCATCCTCGCGCCTTACCTTGAGCTTACTTGTCACGGCTCTTTTGTCACGGTCGGATTCTCGCAAAGCCCGATTCAAATGACCCACCCGCTCAACATCGGCAATTGCTTCGGCCAAAACCGACCCCGGCTGATCCAGCAAAAAGACTGTCCCGGTAAACTGTTCCGCCACTTGAGGCCAGATTTCCCTGCCCGCAGCTTCGATGGGAACAACCCCGAAGGCTTTCACTTCATCAGGAACGCCTTTCCCAGGATGAATCTCCTTACCGTTCACCGTATATTTGGGTTTGATCTTCTCCCCTTTCTCCCATTTGACGTGGTTCCCGTCGTCAAAGGTGATCTCCACGATGCACTTTTCAGCACCATGCCGCACAAAATTGTGCCCCGGGGTATTCGTGAAGACACCTTTGATAGCCCTCATCACAGTCGTCTTGCCAGCGTTGTTTGGCCCAGAAACAACAGTCAACCCGTCGATCTCGACAGTGGCATCCTTGATAGCCTGAAAATCTCGTATTCTGACTGTGACAGCCATCGCTATGTAATCTCCAACAATTCGTCTACTTCTGCGTCCGACTCAGGCTCCGAGACATCGGTATCGTCTGCGGCTTCAATCGCTTTGATTACCAATCCCCTGAGGATTTCGTACTTCCCCTTCTCGATGAGGAGTTTTTTGAAAGTGTCCCCCCCTTGCGCTTTCAACACTTCACCTTCAACTTCCCAATTAAGCCACGAACCACTCTGAACCACGATCTTGTACGCTTTGGCGATCTCCATAATGGAACGGACATCGTCAATCCCAGTACCCCATTTCAAGTAAAACTCCATCTGAGATCCCTGAGACGTACTGACTTTGCACTTATCCAACTGTGAGCGAACTCTGCCGCCGACAACCCGTTCCTCGACTTTATGCGTCAGACGATTGCGGACTCGCCCTTTCTCCGATTTGACCCTGGCAAGGCTCATACGGACACAACTGTAATACTTCCAAACATCACCACCCTGGACATTTTTGCCGCCTGCGCCTCGTCCCATCGTACTGATCTTCTGACGACACTGCCCAATCGCAATGATGCTGGTTCCGGTGACCCCGATACGCTGTTTGATCTTGGGTACGAAAGACGACCACTTTGCAGCGATCAGGCCGACTCGTCCGATTTCCCCCTGTTCTTCAAGACTCTGATCGAAGATCGCTTTGGGGACTCCCGCCCCCACGGAATCGATCACAATCAAATGAACCCCACGGGACGCCGCCGCCCACATGATTTTCATCCCGTCTTCAAGGGTATTCGGCTGGGCCAGAAGAAAACGATCCGGATCTTCAATCGGAACTCCCAATGCTTTTGCATAACTGGGAACGATCTCGTTTTCCCAATCAATGTAAATGCACTGGCCACCCATCTGACAGACACTGGCCGCAGCCGTCAAAGCCATTGTAGTCTTGCCAGAAGTTTCATGACCGTAGACCTGGACAATCCTCCCTCTCGGAATCCCGGGACACGGAGCAATCCCATATTGATTGGGCTGTCCTCCAATCTGATAGTCCAAAACGAATGACCCCGTGGAGAAGTGAGGAAGTGGCTTTTTCCAGACCGAGGCATCCAACTTGACCTCCCAATCCTTCCGCGGGAGCACTTTGTCTACGACATCTGCCAGTTGGGACAGTTTGCCACTTTTAGGTGACGGCCCCTTTTTGCCCTTCGCCTTTTTCCCTTTGGCCTTAGTTTTACCCTTATCCTTTGCCATTTCAGTCCTCCGACCACAGGAAGAATCTCTCGTCTTCTCGATACAACATACCCGAGCGAGTGATCTTTCCTGCTTTCTTGCCTCGCACATACGTGTGAATGTTAAGGAACTCTTTCTCTTCCACAGGAGTCAAATCCTCCCGTGAAAGGAGTCCATCATAGTACAACCAGAATCTCGCCGCCGAAGACGCCACCCAATAGGCATCAGCTTCGTTGTGGTTCCACCGCCCTTTACCGCCCGCCTGCGTTTTCGCTGCCTCTACCATATCAGGCTTGTTCATTTTCCAACCCTGCGGACGCTTCAGGAACTCCCTCGCATGAGCTTTCACCTGGGTCGGAGAGAAAAACACCGTATCCATTTTCTCAGTTCTCAAGGCTTCACAACAGTAGAGGAACAGGCCGTACATACCCTCTGAATAGAGATCGTTGAAGATCGGGTACTCGATCCCTACCCGGTCAGGCTTGTACTCCTGAAGCAGCTTTCTGAGTTCTTCCCGAAGATAAATGTAACGGTCAATGAAAAGAGAAGTGGGGAGGGTTTTGAAACGTCCACGAGCGATGCAAAGCCCCCTTCTCGTACTGGCCTCGGTATCGTAGATCGCCCATCCAAACTGTCTCAAAGATGGGTCGAATCCTGCGATAATCACCTGTTTCTCCGGTCACAAAAAGGCCAGTACGAAAGGGGAATCTTCTATTCGTCGTCAAGCACGTCGTCGATGATCCCTTCGAGATCTTCCACACTACCCGCGCTTTCAACAGGTGACGAAAGAGCCTCGCCCATCTTCTCCCGAAGCTGATCGAGAGTCAGGTCACGGGCGATGTCATTGGGCAGACTTTCCACCACTTCCTGTGCGCCAGCGATGATCTTCTCCACCAGAGCCTTTTTCTTGCTTCCAGCAGACAAGAGCTTGCGGAGCACGCTGTCCTTGGTGGGAGTGAACGTCATCTTCTGGAACTGGGCATCGGTGCAGTGGATAGCCAGATCGTGAGCACCCATCGGGAATTCCCGGTGGACGCCTTTGATGGTTTCGTACTTGTCCGTGCTGAACGTCCAGGGCAACACCTTGAAATCCATCGACGCAATCTTGGCGGCATCGAGTTTCCCGTCGCTGCTCGTGGGCCACTGGACAATGGCAGTCGCAATTGAAGTCTTGGGCGGTTCACCACCACACTGCTTGGTGTACTCCGGTCCCTTGTTGAGGACGTAGCCCGCTCCGGGGACATAGTGCCTGCGGGCACCAATGAACTTGGGGGTGTCCGCATCCAGATCGGGAGTCCCTTCTTCCAAACCCGGCCACCACACAAAGGAAACACGGTACCGTTCATTCTCACGACCCTTGAACCGCTCCTTTTTGCCGGTGAACCCTTCGTCGCCCTGATCGAATCCCAAATCAACATAACCTTCGTTCGACATGTTCTTTCCTCCATTCATTCGGCGTGTCGTTGAATCTTTCCGTTTCTAAGACGTGCCAGTTATCATGTCATCCCTATATACTCCAATTTGGAGTATATTGTTGTCTCTTTTTTCTCAGCCCTCGAAATTATCCAACAAAGTGTCCAAATCTGCCTCAACAACTTCTACCGAAGCCTCAACTTCGCCCTCCCCCTCTTCAGTATCGATCTCGGTGAGGATATCATCTATGTCCTTCTCAGGCACATTCGTCGAAGTGAGCTTTTCACTCTCAGGTTCTTCAGGCTCTACTTCCTCCCCACCGATTGGGGGGTAGTCCTTGTCCTTGCTCACTGGCAGATGCGTTTCCGCTTTGTCCATTCCCTCAATGAGTTCATCAATCTCATTAGCATCCGCAGCCGTTGCATGGCCTTGTCCGGGTTCCCACTCAGCTTGCTTGTCGCCGGGGAGCTTTGATCCCCATCTTGCCCCTAGTGTGATTTCTTCAAGACACACTTTGAATTGATCCCGCAATCGTCCCTGTATGTCTTTGAGGTCTGTGCGTTTGGCACGAACAATCTTCAAAGTGGTGTCGAGGTCAGTGGAATTGGACTCCAACATGAAGATTTGGTCAGCCAATGCCCGCAACTTCGTTTTTGCCGTTGCTTCCCGATCTGCAATGTTGCGCCCAGCCCTCACTTCGGGGTCATTTACAAACAGGCTGTCTTTCTGGATCTCGAATTTGAGTTTGGCGTTTCGATGGCGACGTTGTTGCTGATACAATTCTTGAGCGAGTTGGGTGAAGATCCGCTCACAACGGCTCAATAGGAGTCGGGTTTGGGCGATCTTTTGATTCAGCCGTTTGGGGCCATACGCCAACGGGTCATCGTCTAACTCTATTTCCATTTCCATGAGTTCCGCATACACTTTTTCAATGCGTCGGAAATCTATGGGTTCAACCTTACTACCGTTCTCTTGCTCCGAGGTGGAACTAGGACTTGTCACCATTCCCGTCTTCTCCTACAAGTTCCGCAAGCTGGAGCGCGTAGTTTCTTTTGATCCCGTCAATCATCTGGTCAGCCTGAGCGGGAGAGAGATTGCCATTGGACTTGGCGTTTCGATGGGCGGCGACATCAACCTGCAACCCCAACAGGCAAGTTGCAATCTGGGCGTCCTTGAGAGCCATCGCCTGCACCGGCACGCTATCCTCGACCATCTCTTCCAAATCCTGCGTCCCATCGTTCTGGACCGTGTCCCACGCACAAGACCACCCGACAAAGTTGTCTCCCCGTGCGCCCTTGATTGAGCGGGTACAAACTACCTTCGTCACCCTCAAACGTTCCTTGATCATCTTGATTCGTTCTTTCGTTTCCTTTTTCATTACATCCCCCAGCGCAAGAAGCACAAAAGTGTCATCTATATCTACTCCATTCCGCCAGTTTTCTACGAAGAAAAATGCGCCAGCAAACGATCTACAAAGAGAGAGTTGCGCTCATCTTCTTTATTGTTGTTGATCGCAGCCTCGATTGCCTTCTTGGAACCGACGAGAATCACCTTCTTTCTCGCCCTTGTGATCGCCGTGTAAAGCAAGTTCCTTTGAAGCTGGTGTCTGAATGACGGAACAATCGGCATAACAATGACATCACACTCCTGCCCCTGGAACTTATGAATCGTGCAGGCATAAGCGAGCCTGATATAAGCCACAGCCTCCTGAAAAGAGAAATTCACAACAATAGGAGGTAATCCGTCAATCTCAATTTCGATCTCTTTGGCTTTGAGGTCGATTCGATGAACATGCCCGATATCTCCGTTGAAGACATCCAACTTGTAATTGTTCTTGACCACCATGACCCGATCCCCCTGTCGGATCATTCCTTTGCCCAATTTCACCTCGGTGATCCCAATCTGTGGGGGATTCAAGACCTTTCGCAATTCCCGGTTGAGGATCGTCACACCAACTGTCCCTGAATGTCGGGGAGAAAGTACCTGAAACTCCTTGTCCCCATTAGACAGACGCTCCGCAAAACGAACAACTGTTGTCAGCACCTCATCTTCAGTCCCAACCGAGACCAATGAAAAATCCGATTTCATCTCTGCCTGCGGGATCAATCCATTGTGAATGTCATGAGCAGCTTGGACAATATCCGAGGTGTCTTCTTGCCTGAAAATCTCCGTCAGTCTGGTAGTTGGGAAGTGCCCTGAGGAAATGATATCCCGCAACACATTCCCCGGACCCACAGAAGGAAGTTGTGCCGCATCCCCGACAAACAAGAGCTTGCTGGTATTCGAAGTGCAAGATAACAATCGGTACAGCAATGACTGATCGATCATTGACGATTCATCTGCAATGACAAATTGAGCGGGGTAAGGGTTGTCGGCGTCATACCCCCAATCTCCATCATCGGTTCCTACTAGAAGTTGCGCCTCCCCAACGATTCCCTCATATGTGGTCTCTCGGGTATCCGCAGTATCGCTATCGATCTTGGCGGCAAACGCTCGGTGAATCGTATAGGCTTTTGATCCTGTTGCCAGAGCTAACCGTTTGGCCGCTATTCCAGTAGGGGCTACCAGCAAATAAGGAGTACCGATAGTTTGTAGGATCTTCACCAGCACTTTCAAACTAGCCGTTTTACCTGTCCCGGGAAGTCCGGTAATGACACTCACCGGAGCAGTCAGAGCATTGAAAATCCCTTCTCGCTGCTTCTCAGATAACCCGATTTTACAGAGATCATCCCATTCCGAGATCGCAGCCAAAACCGTTTTGTCTAATTCCCCTGTCTTTGCCAGTGCTTCAGTTCGCTGACCCACATTAGCCAACCGGGTGAGAAAATCCTCCTTATCTCCTTCCGCTGATTTCTCTGCTCGGTCTTTGAGCATCTGTGCCGACTCGGATTCAACTTGATAAAACCACGGTTCGTACACAGCCTTGGTACCGGGCACCGTCTTAGCGTCTATCTTGAGCCTTCCCTTTTTGTGCAAGCTAATCAGAGCAGTCGCTACCTCCTGTTCCGTAGCTTCTGGAATGTAACGACGCACATAACCAAGAATCAAACCCGTGGAAACATACAGGTGCCCCAATGACTTCTGTGAACGGCACCCATGCAACACGGCACCCCGGATTCGGTTCGGATTATTCTCCTGCGGCAAGCCCAAGTTAGCGGCGACCGCATCGACTTGCGAAAAAGTGAACCCATCTATGCTCACAAGTTGCCACGGGTCTCTAGCCAGAATCTGCTCGGCGTCATCACCGAACTCTGCCCAGACTTGTTTGATCTTACTGCGGGGCACATCCAGTTCATTGAGGAACTCCACCGTCTTGAAGTTGGCTCTGGCAAACTCCCACTTCGCCACAATGTGTTTGGCACTGAATGGGGTCAAACCCTCCATTTGCATCAGTAAGCTCTCATCATGGACGGCGTCAGGGAAGCCTTCCCCGAAGTGCTCTCGAACGCTTCTAATCAGCATCTCCCCGACACCATTCGCAATCAGGATCTTTTGGATCGTATCTGCATCCCAGTCTTTGATGACTGGAGCTTTCGTGATTTCAATCTGGCGACCATATCGAGGATGATCTTTCCAGTTCCCCTCAAACCCGAACCAGGCACCGGTTTTCACCGGGAAGCCGGGGATGTGGCCTCGGACAGTTGTGGAATTCAGGGTTTGAAAAGAATCCTCGGAAGACGAATCCAACGCCACCTTGATAACATAGAATGCCTGTGGGCCGTTCTCATAAACTACAGCTACGACTCTTCCTGAATAGTAGGTACTCATCCTTTCGACATCTTTTCCAGCATCTCACGGGCTTCCGCGGCCGATAGACCCATCGCCGCCAATGTCTCGGGGCTGCATGTCATCAGTTCTTCCTTCATTTTTTCCGTGTCTATGACTGTGGCCGCTGCAATACGCCCAAAATGTCCGATCATCACTTCAAAAGGAATCTCCTCCACCTTGCCCATGAAAGTACGAAGTTGCCAGACCCCATCAACCTCCTCCAAAACCCCTGACTCACTCATGTTAAAGAAGTAGAGGGGGTCAAGATGATGTTTCGCTGGGCACCATCCCTCAGATTGCCAAATACAATTTCCCCCACCCCACAAGAAAGGGTTCATGCTAATCGGGACATGGTGCATGGAAAAGACGATCTCTTGTCCTACCGCCGGGCGAAGCACATCCACGACACGACACTGTGGCTTGTTCTCAGGTTTTACGATGACCTTTTCGGCATCTACGGAATCGAACCGTTTCGTCTTGTCCAGATCTTGTAGAGTGAATTTACCTTCCAGAAGTATCGCATTGAACTCAGGCATTTCCTCGCCTCCTCCTTTCATTCTACTCAGTTCTCTGGTTTTGGCGGGACTATTTCACAAGAATCGTTGGTGCAGAACTTCTCGGTCACCTCATGCACAGAATCGGACAGGTCAAGAGGCTTCAAGGCCGCTACCATCTCGTTGTAGGTCTCCTCATCGATCTCAATGTATGGTGCCTGCTCATACCCATGGTCTTCAAGAGGCAATAGAGAAACTCCTTTGAGTTTTGTCTCGTAAGTCTCCAGGCATCTCTGAATGTCCTCGACCTCATGCGCCTGGAAAGTAACCGTAGCACTGACCTGATTGTCGGCCCACTCCCGTTGCAAATCCGAGACATTGGCGAATTGTTCCCAAATAGAAACATCCCTCTTTGCTCTGTCAAAGTTCTGCTCTCGGACCGGGAAACTGATTACAACTGTATCCGGAGCGTAAGTGTCTTCCTCTACGGTGTATTGCGCATCTCTGCAAGCCTGCACCAGTGGCGATGTGTCCTGCACCCTCACATTACGGATGTAGAATTCTGAGTGCGGGTAGTGTTGCCCCGGTGTTGCCCCAACCAACAATGAGATCGTTCCGGAAGGTTTCACTGTCGCCATTTTGATCGAACGAGGAATACAAAGCCATTCTGAATACACCTTATCCAAGGTAGCCATGTACCGGTATCCATCGTCGCACCAGCGAAGGTACTGATAACGCCCCAACTTCTTCAGTGCCTGAGTAATCCCCGATTGAGAACACCCGATCCTACGATTCCTCATGGCGACCGCATTGGTACGGGGGTCATGGGTCGGGATCAGAGTTACCGTTTTTGCATAGAGATAGGCGAACTTCAGGGTTCTCTGGTAATCCTCGAAGGTGTCATGGTGAGCCGGGAAGGTCTCAACCAAATTACACGCCTCCCTATCTTCGAGGGGGATCTCGCCACATTGGAATGTGGCAATCCCTGAAAAAGACCGTTCCGTTATGGAAGTGGCAACACACACAGTGTGGTTGTTGTCCACAGTGATGTTGTAAACGTCCTCCAGAGTTTCAACTTCTCTGACATATTTAACCCGATGATTGTACCCCTGCGCCAAACTCTCGAATTCCCGATACCCTGCCATGACATGCGGGTTTGGGGAATCCTTCTGAAACCTGACAGACACACTTCTATCCCGACAAAGACTCTCCCACTCCTTCTTAGCGGGGTTCCTGCCAAGCTGCTCTTGCAAATCTTTGTAAGCCATCATTTGCCTGTGGAGAGTCTGCCGCTGTCTATTATCAAACGCTCCCCGAACCCCCAGTTTTCTCTTCTCTGACTGAGCCAGCCTCTGCTGACTGCACGAGGTAGAACAGAAGCCCCTTTCACGCTTACCCCACGGCACTATAAAGTCCTCTGCACACATCTCACATACCCGCACCGCATACAGACGCCCTTCTACCCACACCGTGTCTAGATCAGTAATTCTCCCTTGCCCCTCATAATAGCTTCTAAGCTCTCCCTTTCTTTGAGAAGCCATTCGTTCCGAAGATGCCTCTCTAATCTCTGGAGACTGCCCTTCAGACAATCTCTTTCGATACTCACTAGATCGACATCGCTCTTTCGCTTTCAAGCTTATCTTCTTTCGAGTCTCTGCTGATTGTGTGCGACCCCACATCGGGTTATCTTCACCTGATTGCCCAGCTAAACGGGCATGGTACGCCTGGTGTTCTTTAAAGCTCATGATCTGGAGATTGTCAGGGGAATTGTTAAACCTATTGAAATCCTTGTGATGGACAACTAAGCCGCCCGCCAGCCACCCGGACCTTTTAGCTTCATCATACATCTCAACCCACTCCACAGGAGAGTGGAACTTGGCAATCATCCTATGCTCAAAGATTTTCTTCTTAGTAACTCCTCTAGTGTCCACATGCACCCTGTAATATTCCGACCCTGGATCACCTGCTCGAATCCGTTCCTTCGCCTTAAAGAATCTCGGAAGGCTGTCTCCAACTTTTAGGTCTTGGGCTGACACGCTCGCCCCATTCAGCAACAGCATCTCATGCTCAGGAGTTACTCGTAAGGAGCCTCCCCCCACTAGACCGATCTCCACAAGTTTTGCGTTCTCCTGTGTCTTCCGAGGGTGCCTCCCCCATTGTATCTCCACCAAGCCCGTCTGCGGGTTTACCGAATAAACAGGAACATCCCGGCCTTCCTTGGCTAACTCCCGCAAAGACACCGCCCCTCTTCCGTCTGCCACAGCAATCAGAGTGTCCCCTGTAAAACAAGGATTGCTCCCCATCACTCTTCGGTCTCGGAAATTTGGTTTGTTCCGAATACGAGCAAACTTCTGCATGTTATCTAACCAGATGATTCCGGGTTCCCCGTTTTGGGCAATCCGCCGGGACACATCCGCATAATTCATTCCAACCTGCCCAAAGATCGAGTTGTTACTGGCCCACCTCCGGTCAGTTAATGCCTCCTGATCCAATTTGAGATCCAAGAACTCGGCATCTTCAGGATCACCAAACATGATCTCGGACGTTCGCCTGACACCCCCGGCCACCACTGCCTTCCCAATATAGTTGAAGATATCCACGATCTGGCTCGAACTAATGCGGTGGCTTTCTCCATCTGGAGGTGTGAGCAGCTTCGTCAAAGAGGATACCAGATCTTCAAGAGGCTTTGAGCCACTCGAAATTCCCCCGAAAGTCTTTAATGGACTCCCCTTTGGCCGCAATTGGGAGTAATCGATCTCCTTCGGATAGAAGCCTCGACCAATGAATGAATTGAGAAGCGTCTTGATCAAATCAACCCAACCCTCTCTGGTATCTTCCACCACAAAAGGCTTTGTCGTAAAGCGAGGAGGCTGTATCCTTATTTTCCCAGCACCACGAGTATCCCCACCAACCCCAACCCCCAACATGGACATATCCATGAGCCAGCAGAATGGCCCCGCAAAATCCACTTCGATGTTCTCGGTCGAACAGAAAGCGCAGTTGAACAAGATTGCCGCTCCCTTCTTTTTCAGAGCTTCGGTACCCATCGCCCAAAGACCACGACCGGGGGGCAGAAACTTGAACTCCCACATACGGGTGAACATTTCTTGTGCCGACCCTTGTGCTTTCGGCTCATTCCAGGGGAGCTTCAAGTTCCAGCAATGCTCCTTTTGAATGTTGTAGACCCCCTCCACAACCCGTTGGCACGTCTGCCAGAATTCCTCAGTACCCCCATCCTCCAAATCCCTGGAATATGTCCTCTTGTACACAAAATAACCCAACCCGTTGTACCCCCATTCGGGTTGCTTCCCAGCAAATTCATCTATGAAACTTTGGTTGAGAGAAAATACTCTCGCTTTCCGGCTGGCTGTTTGATCCAGATAAGTCGTGGTCATTGATATCCTGCTTCCCAATAAAGAACCTTCACGAATTCGGATGCCGTTTACATTTGGTAACAACCCCCTCTAAGACAGTTCCACCGAACCGCCCCACCCGACTGCCTCTTTCTCTAGCCAGCCCCCAGGCGCACAAGGAGGTGTAGTTCACACACAACTCAATATACCACTCACAAAGACATTCCAGGGATCAATTGCCCCACTTAATACCGCTCGCTCGGTTGCCGCAAACTTCTGCAACAATTTGAACATCCGACGCTTTCCCCAATGCTTGGCAAACGGCAACACCGTCTTCTGATACCGGAACGGGTGTGCCTTCACTATGGCCGCAGCCTCTTTAGGGGAAACACCTCGCCCCGCCAACTCTGCAGCCTGCGCACATTGCAGAATCGTAGATCGAATCTGACCAAGAATCGGCATCACCTGTTTTGCACGAGTTTCAGCCAATCGCCCCAGCAATGCCGCCACCGTCTTTGAGTTCCGAGCCGCTAACGCATCAATCAGAGGCCAAAAAGACGCCTCCGAAATAACCGCCATTGACCCCTTCAAAATCCCAGCAGTCAATTCCTTTGTCCCCTGAGCCTCAGCAAGCTCCACAGCTTTCTGAACCTCAAACGAGACAACTCCGAGATCCGAACCAACACGATTTATCCAGGCAGCAGCCAAATCAGGAGAAATTGAAAACCCCTTTGCCTTTACTTCTGAAACACAGAAATTCGTCGCCACCTCATCGACCTCGAAGGGAGATGGAGCCGGATACTTTGCATGAGTTTTGGGAAACGCTTTGGCCAACTGACCAAAAGAAGATTTCGCCTTGGGTGTCCCTTCATAACAGAAAATGAATCCCAACTGGGGATCAGGGTTCTTGCCGAACTCCTTGATCATATCGACATCGAAATCTGCCGTGGAATTCAACAAGGCTACCCGTGACCCCTCGAACATCGCCGCAAAGCCACACAAGTAATTGTGCAACTCATCGGAATTGGCCAACTCCTCGATATCCCAACCAGCATCCTCATAACGGAAAATGATCTCTCGTAACCTGCGCCAACGCAAAAAGTGATGCCCCCCAGAGATCAACACCACCGGAGGAATCTTCAAGGTAGTCATTCTGACACCATCGCTGCAATCACTCCCATCATCGTCGGATTCCAGTATTTGATCCCTTTGCGGAGCCGTAACCAGAACTCCCCGTAGAGATCCCAATTCCGAGCTACCCCGAAACTCACCGCCTCAAGAAGGTCGTCTATTTTGTCCTTCTGGTCAACTACAACTTGTATCGCATCTGCAATCCGACCCGCATCCAAATGCTTGAGGAGACTCTCTGCCTCCTCATGAAGCTCAGGCACCACGAATTCACTCACTGGTGCCCAATAGGTGAGACAACGAGAACGAATCGTTTTACGCACCATCCCCGCATCTTTAGTCCAAAGAACCAATCCCACCTCTTTCGAGTCCTCAACCGATTTCAACAAGACATCCTGAGTCTTCGGCATCGCCGTATCCATCGGGCCAATAAGAATGATCGGTAGCTTTTCGTCTGGGTAAACTGGAGGCTGATGAACCAGCACTACAACTTGTCTTGCATCATCTATCTTTAAACCATCGTCACCAAAACGACCGGCTAGTCGCCCCCAACTGTGAGCTTCCTCTTCGGCTCTCGTCTTGGCTCCCGGGCCATGAATCAAAATGCTGGACAAAGTAGTCCACCTCCTAAAGAGTATCTACTCCAAATGTCCGCAAAAAGAGATCAGTATGTGATATGGAAAGGTCGGTTGCAAGTCAGACACCGATATCGAATCGATGTCCCGGTTGTCATCCCACCGGCGGGACGCTTGAAAACAATCACCGCCTGTTTCCCTTCACAACCCGGAGTGGCACGGCAAGAAATCCATTGTTTGTCAGTCTGTTTCACATTCTCATTCATGGTATCAACCCCTGTTCACGATAACTCAGGATTAACTTACCATGAATGAACTGGAAGAATTCCAAATACTGGTGCCGCCGCAACATGGCTGCAACTATCGGCTCCGAAGACTGATTGGCATCATCCTGCAAAACTGGCACCACCGCATTCTGCCAGATGTCCCATGGAACCAACATGGGAAACTGACTTCGATCCTGTGCCCGCAAAAGTCCTTTGGTACTCAAACTCACCTGAACGTATTTGGAAGGAGCGGCTCGATTCGTAGTAGGGAAATTCAAGACTGCACTCCCAGCTAACAAATAACCAACCCCAATCGCCAACTTCGCATTACCGGAAGGAGTGTCAGCAAACTCACCGGGATGCAATGTCGCATCTCGAATAATCCCGGTCCCACTTCTGGTAACATGATCTCTTTCCAGATCCCCATCCCGATCATATGTCCCACTACCAGTTAAATCAGTAGGAGGCAAAGCAGCACCTCTGGCCATTCCCCGGCAAGCAGCATAACCCCCACGTAACCCAAGACGTTTCCCAGTTCTCGGATCAGTTGGAACCAAAGTGAATGTCTTCTTGTAAATAGGCATCCCGAAATTACCTCCCTCCAAAAATGCACCACCTATGACCAAATTACCGAACCACCCAAAAAACATGCTCGCAAAAAAATGCCCTCCACTTTTTCAAAAATGCAAAAAGACACAACTCACTTTTGCAAAATACTCCTTTCAGGAAACAAAATCACAATTCACTTTTTGGGTTCTCGTCAGGAAATCACTTTTGAAAACTACTTTTGATGAGGTTTCTTTTTTGGTGGGAATAGAGGATGTTTGGGGTCTTTTATAGGTTTACTATACATTTCACCTATTGGCAGCCCTCTTAGTTCAAAAAGCACAAGACCGAAAAACGGTTACGACTCAGACTAAAAACAGAAGCGGTACAACTATCATTCTAGCGATCTTCCCAAGGTAAGATCTCTTTTAACTTAATGTCTTCTTCAACATCAGTTTCCCTTTTCGAGATCTGGACCCTCGGTTCATTTGGGTTACCTGATGAATCTCTTCCAAACGGATTCTTTCCCTGATTCCAAATTCAGGGAAGAGATTCATGAGACTCCCATACAAGCCTTACCAGAGGTTCGCCTAACTTCTAGGGGAACATGGGTTAGGCAACATCGCCCACCGTGGCTCTTTTTTCCCAATAGTATCTACCCATTCAGAAATTCAGGGTTCAATGGATTCCTCTATTGGAAACTCGGGTAGTAATTGTCAAAGAATTCGACGGGTCCAAGGTAGCGCAACGTGTATCTCTACCAGTTTTTCAACCGCACCTTCACTCGTTAAGGAATCCTGAAAAGGGATACGGACTCCTCACTCAGGCCCCATTGTGTTTCCTTTGACACACCGCAGGGCGTTTAAGGTGGCTCTTGATTTTCAACCGAGGAAGATCAAGTGGACCCGACCTACCTACATGGGACACTATAGGGGAACGGAGGAAACGGTGTCAAGAGGTTTTAATCGGCCCAACGAAAAGGAAACAGCTTGATGGTTTTCCCCTTGGCTTTGGGTTTGTCAGGGGTGGTCACGAAGATAGTAGGCATACGATGTTCGTCGTAACCCATACCAGAAATAATCCCCTTTTTGTTGCGATATTTGCCATACAAGATGCGATCTCCCTTTTTGGGTATTCTCAAACCCCCTGTGAGGAATCGAGAAGCTACTCTTTTGGCTGAAGGTTTTCTCACCGTAACCACTTGTCCAGGAGTGGGGACGCTACTTTGTAGCCAGAATGTCCTTTGGAGAGTTCATGCTGGGTCAAAAGGGACTGCATGGTATTTTGGATGTCCTTGGATTTGAGGACTGCTTTACGGATTGCCTCAGCTACTTTAGCGATTGCCCTCCCAACGGCCATTTCATCTTTGGATGTGACCTCCCGACCCATGGAGTACAGGATCTCACGTTTCTTCGGAGCTTTGCCGTTACGGGCAATCAAAGTCATCCATTGAACTCCGTACTCCGCGACGGCTGGTTTCATTTGATGGATGACCCGCAAACAGAAGCCACGGAGCTTTTTCCCAAGTTGATCTCTTCCGGTCAGAGCTTCTGCAATGAGGTCGTACTGGTTTTTCTCATTCAACTCGGTGTAAAGGAGAGTCGGAACATTCTGTTGGGGTTTTTGCCCTTCCATTTCCGGGTACATCTTTTTCTTCTGTCGTTTCAGAGTCTTCATGTAGGTCATAGCCCGGAAATGGGCATAAGTAACTACAGTCGGCAAAATCTTTTCAGGAGTCTCCTTCCCATTCAGAATTCGTTTGCCTCTTTTTTTGCCCACATCCCAGAAGAGGGGGAGGATCTTTTTTCCGGTCATCCCAATTCCGGCCATCGAGTTTTGAAGCAAATCCTCAGGAGGTTGTGTCATCCCCGACTTGTTGTACATGGTTTGCATTGTGCCGAGAGCCGTTTTGTAGAGATCAGTTGGCTGGAACCATTCCGGGTCTACCTCATGCTCAGACAAGAATTGTTGCGCCTTCACCAACCCTTGTCTCGGACGATTGCTCCACGTACCCGGAGTCAATCCAGCAGCCCCTTCCAATACCTGTGCCCGCGCCACCATCTCCAAAGCCTTACTCAGAGCCGCCTGGAGGTGCCTTTGGGCGAGTTTCTGTACCAAGGACGTGTCAGATGCCACCCGGCCCCTATAGGACTGTAGAACGGCTGTCAGGAGCCTTGCGAGTCGTACTCCATACTCCTTGGCCAATTCAAACCAGTATTCTTCGATGAGCTTGGTGATTTTGGGGGAGTTCTTGATAGCTCTGGGTAAAGTGCGGTGGAGCTTGGTCTTCACCCGAGAGAACATCTGTTCGACGCCTTTGTCTCCGGGTTCCCACTCGTAGCCCAATGCTTTCAAGAGAGCGGTTTGCTTCTTCGGAGCTTGAGGATTCTTTTCCACGTAATCGAACCATCGGATCGCCATCTCGGTTTCGGCACTGGAACGGAAGGTCTTGTCAATCACTTTGAGAATGAAGCTTCTGAACTCAAGACCGGCCTTGGAATTCGAGGCCATGAGTTCGCCCATGACGCGGAATGGATCAAGGTCTACCTTCTTGTAAATGTAGTCCTTCACCTTATCGACTTGTTCCTCTACGGAGATTCCCACGTCATGCTCGCCCATGGGATCGTACTCAGGACTTTGTCGTTTCTGCTGTCTGCGATATCCCTTCAGATCTCGTATTGCCCGATTCCTCGAATACTGGACAGCCACAGCCGCAGCTTTGGCAACAGTCTCCTTACCGTTCAGGATGCCCTTAGACTTGTGTGTTCCCACCGACCAGAAGATGGCACTCGTATCGGTTTGTGTCTTGCCGTCTCCCCAAAGCCCCATCATCCCATCGTTCATAATGCCGCTGGGGTCCAACGCAGTCGCATTTCCGATAACCTTGTTGACCATACTCAAACAGTCCGAGTACATGCGGGAAGGCTGGAACCAGCTTTCATCCACCTGAGGCAATTCTTCTCGGGCTTTTTTCAAACCTCGCCGGGGATTCCGGGACCAAACTCCCATTTTGACCCCCGCAGCCCCTTCCAAAGCCTGACAGCGAGCAAGCTCGTCCAACTGCTTGGCAAAATTCCCTTGCAGGTATCTCGAAGCGACCTTGAGTATCAGCGTATGGAAAAAATCGTTCATTGAAGTCTCCTTACAGACCAACTCAAAAAGGCACATCGCATAAGGAAAATAACGAGTTTCCGTCGAGGCGATTTTTTTGCGCGTTTTTTCTTGACAGCCGGTGGCGTGGTGTTACGATCTTCGTAGGGTAAAACGACCCGCTCGGCAAGAGCATTGTCACTAACCCTACGCTAACCCTAGCCTGAGTTGCATTGCGCAACCAAGGAGAAGGTCGTATGTCATTGATTCCTTCCAACAAAAATCTGAAGTATTCGGTTTTGAAAGCTCTCGCCTGGCTGAGTGGCAAAACCCCGGGTCATGGTGTCCCCCTCAAGCAGGCCAAAGAAGCCGTTCTGCTTCTGGAGGGGATAAACCGCAACAAGCCGCCAATCCCTTTGGAGGGGAAGACTCCCCTTGGACTACATCGCAGAATCGGATTTGCTTTCCGTAATCAGCGAGATGGTTATTGCGGAACCCAGCAACCGAAGACACAATTACTCCCCGACGGCTCGTGGGCGATCACACAGGCGGGGTTGGATTCTCTGCCCTGGAATCGGAGGAGTGGCCCCACCCCGGCTCTTTTTCGGAAGCCCGTCTTGAAAGCTCTGGTCGTTCTTTCTGGTCAACAGGAAGAAATCGGGGTCAAGTATGAGGATATAAAGACCGAGATACTTCGTCAGTTCGGGATTGATCCTGCAACTACAAGGGTGCCCTTGAAGGGGCGGGCGGGGATCTATCGGGATATCACGCTGGCTTTTCGTGGTATGAGGGAAGGATACTGCCCGGCCGGGACGATTCCCCTCACTATGCAGATGGAGAAAAGCCTGTGGGGAGTCACGAAAGGTGGTTTGGAATCCGTATTGGGCAAGCGGTGTTGCATCACGGCTGATTGGTTAGGCAAACGGCCCCCCCAATTCCATCAGGCAATTATGAAGACCTTGAGGAAAAAGATGCCGCAGTCGGCCCGTCTGGGGCTAATCGAGGAACACCACTCTTCGATCATTCTGAAATGGATCACCAGAGATTCATTCAGGGATCGGTTGGAAGCAAACAAGCCGCCATCCATCACAGAATGCTGCCTTTGGGCGCATCGCTCTGCCATTTCCGACATACGAAGTGATGGGAAAGATGCTCTGGGGGTTATAAGAGGGGCGAAAACAGCCACCACGAGGGTCAAGCATAAGAAGGCCGAAGAACAGATGGAGAAGGCGACGGTACGTGAAAACCCCCTCTTGCAGGAGCCTGAGTATCGGGCAGGCTATCAGGGCGACACACTCGATTTCATGGATGTGGCGCAGGGAGATCCCTCTGAAGCCGCCGCGTTGAATGAAATGTTGGGGGCGATTTTCCGTGTGCTTGCTCAAGAGAGACCCCGATTTGCACGCCGGTACCAAAGAGTCTTCCGCAAGCATTTTCTGGAGGGCAAAACTGCCGAAGAGATCGCTGAGGAGTACAACGTAGACCGCAAGCGGGTTCAGTTAGCGATCAGGGAAGTGCGTACTCTTTTGATAAAGGCTCGTGCCGCAGGCAAACTCGACTATTCGTTGATTGAGCAAAGAGATGCAGAACGGGCTGCAAATCAAGAGGCGTCTATGGCATCGATTTCGTCGAACATGATGGAAACTGCATCGGGTTCCCCGGCGTCATCGTAATCCTCGTCAGGTTGAGCGAAGTTGCCCGGGACTGCTTCGGGGTCATCAGCCACCAGGTCACGCATATCGAGGATACCATCAGGGGGATCGAATCCGGCAGCGGAAAGCCTTCTGGCCATGAGGGTGAAGATCTTTTCGATGTCGCCCATTGAGTAATCTTCACCACGTAGAGTCTTGACGAATTTGATCGTATTCATCGATTTGGCTTTGCTGAAAAGCTGTTTCCCTGAGTACCGGGCAAAGTTGGCGTCCCACTCTTCCATCGTTTCTGGGTATTCTACGCTCATGGGTTCTTTCTCCTACAAGGCATCGTGTGGAGTTTTCGAGTTCCCCACTTCGGGATCGAGATAGAGGGCAGCAGTGTCTTTGCTCACCTGTGAGAACTTGGCACTCTTCTTCGCCATTTCCTGCCACTCTTTGCCCAACTCGGCTCCCTGTGCTTCCTTGATCACAGAATCGAAAAGCTCTCCTTCAAGGATCTGGAAATACTTGCGGATCTCGTCTACGGTACCCTGATACACCTCTTCCTTGGCGTCCCGCCCCTCATCTGTGTCAGGAACGGAGTAAGTGGCATCAAGAGTAATCTCATCCACCTCTTGATCTTGCCCCTGCCGCCAGGCTCTTGCTGTCCGTTGTTTCATCTGCTCTGAATTCCAGGTGTCCCGATCCAGATGGACGACCGTATTGAAGGGCTGCAGATTATGCCCGAAAGCATACTCAGGCGCAAATAAGGAACAGGTCTTGAACTTTGCGCTGGGATTCACCATCACCTGAAAGACAAACTGTTGCCACTCGGCTTTGGGGTAATGCTGATTGTACTTATCCTTGGCGGGGAAACCAGGATACTTCTTCTTGACTCCGGGTTTGATCGGCAACGAATGGGTGACCCGACCCCCCATTTCTTTCATTCGTTCCTGTAGGACTTCACACTCTTTCCCGGTGCAAACCCCATCGATGTCTTTTTGGGAGATCCGCATGGAATAGGCTTCCATCTCGGAACCATTACGGAAGAAGTGGATACCGTCTTTGAGCGCACCAACATGAATCCCCGGAATATCTTGAGAAACCCGCAGGGCATTCATCAGCACCAGTTTAGGATCATCAGTGAAGTACAGGGCACGAGAACCGGGGTCTTGTCCCATCTTGTCCTGAACGACACCTACGGCTGCGTCGAGTTTGGGGTTCCCTACCCCACTGGCAATTTCCCGCAACTCCTCGGGAGTCATCCCTTGTCTTTTCATGTAGTTGATAATGGGCTGCACCGTCTCCCACAGCTTCTCTTCTTTGCCCTGCGGGGTAACCCGAGTGTTCGTTTCCATCCAGTCTGCAATCTCGTAGAGGGCTTGCTGGGGGCGGTTCATCAAAGAGTCGAACATCTTGAGGAGAGGCCCAAACTTGGTCATGAACATACGACTGATCCGCTCTACCATCTGGGTCGTAAGCTTCGGATTCTTGTACTTGTGGGTGATATTCCCCTCTTCATCTTCTTTGTACCCGATGAGACCCTTGTCACGAGCCAGACTCACCATACCTTCCATGACCTTTGCGAACTTCTTGGTGGTCAGCCGGTAAACCTTCTCCACCTCGGGGTTCATCTCTACGACTCTGGTATCTGCCTTGAGTTGAGGGAGATCGTACTCAGGGACATCCGACTTGTCGGTGAAGAACATGCTTCGCTTCACCCAAATGTCCAACTCCTGACGTAACACGGGATCGTTTTTGACCTCGGTGACTCGACCGCCGACTTTCTCGCAATAGCGATCCTTGAAGTTACTCATCTTCTTGCGGGCAAGCTTTTGCTCCTCCTTATTTTTGGAGTGCAGAGGTACATTTTGGCAAATGGCCGAAAGCACCCAAGCCTCCATGGGTTCGCGTTCCATCGGGGACGCGGTCAAACAGATCTTGTGCGGGTGATCTAATTTGAGCGCATGTTCCGCAGCCTTGGTCTTCCAGTTGGCCATCTCCTGTGCTTCGTCGAAGTAAATAGCCACATATCGTTTGGGACTCCACAGCTTTTTCTTCCATTTCCCCGTTCGGTTGGCTGTCTTCCAATCGTCGTAGGACATGACATCGAGACGTTTCAGCAACTCCTTCATGGGAGACGCTGGCCCATCGTCCTTGGCAAAACGGGCAGCGACCTTGGCCGGGCTGGGGGTTTCCTGATCTCCCCCCACAGCATCGGAAAGGAATTTCCGGACTTCCTTGATGATATTCCCCTTCAAGGATTTGGGGCTGACAAACAAGAATTTGCCATTGGTCTTGATCTTCCTGCCTTTCTTGTTGAGGTAGAAACCGTCTTCTTCCCCTTCCCCATCCCGCAGGAACTTCTGCATAGAGGCGACCGCGATCACGGTTTTTCCCACGCCGGTGTCCAACGCCATCAATCCCCGATTCTCATTGGCATCCAACCAGGCGAGAGACTTCTTCTGTGTTGTGGAGAGCTTGGTGCCTCGTTTGAACCCCCCGAGTTCTTCAGCCGTGTAGAAACCGAGGTTTTCATCCGCAGTTGCTTGATCCGCTTTGGAAAGCTCTGTGTAGTACGATTTCAATTCTCGTACCGCAGCACTGGACATACTGAGACTGCTGGTTTGTGCCTGAATTGCGGCGAAATCCTTGGGTTCAAAGCAGAATGTGTTTCTCCCGGTGCCCAACTGGACAATGGTTTCCGAGGTGCCGGTTTTACGAGCCGCCTTATTGCAGGTCATGTTCTGGACATCGATCCGCATCTGATTGGTAGCCGGGGTGTGCTTCCGGGGCAATTGAAGCATGAGCTTTTTGACCTTCTTGCCACCCTCTTCGACTTCCATTACGGTAACGTAAGGCTCATTCTCCCACACATCCCGAGTTACCGGTTTCCCTCGAACCCGTGCATTCTTGGGCGAGATTTTGTAGGTTGTTCCCTCGACCATACGACCGCTGGCACTCACAAGATTGTCCAATGGGATGCCCTTGAACCTTCCTTCCACCACAACTTTGACGCCCATCTTTTGAATTTTGCCCTCGGCGTCAGTGTACTCTGTCTCCATGACCTTGGTGGGATAAACTCGGGTCAATCTGCCGCTCTTGGCCTTATCGTCCGTCATACTGACGTATTCGACTTTTCCCCCCAAAGCGTCGATCTCGGCATCGGAGACAGTTCGCAGGCTATCTAGGTCTGGAACCGAGGGGTGTCTCATCTCCTGATAAAGGGCCTTACGTTGTTCTTCTCGTTCGTCCAGACGGTCTACAAACTCACCTGTCCACTTTGGTCGTCCGTTTTCACCTACAGTACGAGTGATCGGAACGGCTCCCCATGCCCGGTCATACACGGTGTACTCATCCGTGATTGGGTTTTTGCCCATGATGACAGCCCGGCCCTTGATCATTATCCGTTCTTCGACCTCTCCTTTGCGGGCGACGATAGAGCGGTTGCGGGTATCAATCTCACCCAAACTCTGTTTCTGGGCGAGGATTGTGGCGTACATCTCGGGATCATCATCTTCCAAAACAGCTAGAGCCTCTTCCTTGGCTCGCATTTTCTGGAATTCGCTGAACCACATATTGGATGGAGTGGCTGGGCGCATCTTGAAATAGACGCTTTTGTCTCGTGCAACAGCTTGAATCATGGAAGCAAAAACCGGGGCGATCCTTTTCCAGGTCACGGAAGTGATACGACCCATTTCGACATCTTTCAGGAACTTCCGCATCAACTTCATGCCGTCGAGAACCTGGTTCCTGGCAATTGCTGAGAGGGGTCTCTTGTCTACCCTTGTTTTGATCTTGAAGAAGATTTTGGCAAGGCGGCGAAGTTCTATGTACAGATCGGTTTCCACGGGTGCGCCCATGGAGATACGACGCAATTGAACGTAAAAGAGGAAAAAGGGCATCCCCCGCACTCCAAACGCTTTACGGAGAATCATCCTCACACGGTTCGAGAGAACATATTCGGCTTTCTTGAGACGTTTCTCCAGATCTTCGTCGTCTTCCGTCTGAGCCTGGATGTAGCGTTCCGAGACTATCTTCAAAATGTCCATGTCCAACCTTTTAGTCCATAGGTAACGCCAACCAATCGCTCACCGTTTCCGGGGATGAGGCCAGTCGAATTGAAACGTCAGGATATGCTGTCAGGAGCATTTTGCTGGCCGAGCACTTCACGGAACGTGAGTGTTGTTTCAGGAAACCAGTAATCTGCTCATGCAGACCCGCTTTCCGACTATGCAGACCCGAAGCGACAAGCCCCGCCTCTTCTTTTAATGATGTACAAGCCGTGAGTCCCAGGTTCGCTGTCTTGGAGGGATAGCCGTACAGACCATACTGTTTCCCTTCTTTGACTACCGGAGTTTCAGAAGCGAACTTGGGGCCGAGGTCTTGCATCGCTGCAACCAGCACTTTGGCGGTCGTGGATTTCGACCGCTTAACATGAGCACTGAGGAACTCGGAAACTCGTTGATCCTTGGCGTAAATCTGTTTGGCCAGCTTGGAGGCTTTCCGTTGGAGCTTTCTGATGGACGCCTCCACGGAACCCTGCAATGCCTTGGTATATCCATACAGACCCGAAGCGGGTGCCGCTGTTACAGATGTTACTTCGACCTGAGTGGGTTCTGTTTTCGGAGAAGAGGCAACGGTACCCACGATCTCGGTCTCAGTTGCTATCTTGAGATTACGAAGGCCATGTATTCCCAGATGCCCCCAGTTATCCCGCATGTCCTCATCCATCTCGATCCAGTTCTTGACATACCTCTTGGCGGCATCCCAAGCCTCGTACCCATCTCGGAAAGACTGTGCTGTCGTTCCTTGATCTATGAGTTTCTCGGCCAATTCATCGGGGACGCCCCGGAGTTCGTAGATGACCCATGTGGAGTTCGGCTTGATGACCCCAGAATGCTGCCAGTACCGGGAATCCCCGCCACGCCGATCCGTGGTGGCTCCATAAAGGGAACCGTCTCCGTATACGAGGGCATAGAGTTTGTTCCCTGCATCGAGCTTGAGGCGAGCGGTCATCCGCTCACGAGCGGATCTTCCGAAATTGTCTTTCCACCATTTGTTGTACTTGTGGCGTTGGTCAGAACCCGGCTCTCCCGCCAAGGGAGGTGCCCCGATCTCTTTTCTTTTGCCGGGGCCATAGGGATAGTTGTCAGGCTCTGTTCGATCCCCGTCCCATGTTCTTCCGGCGTCTACTTCGTCGCTGGGGTACTCGTCGTCGGGCATACCGGGATCGACATCAGCCACGGGGGAAACGGTCAAGTCGGCTTCCTTGAACTTGTCCTTGTTCTTCTCGTTCTCTTCCTTCCACTTTGCGGCATCCTCGGGACTCATGTTCTCAGTCGGGTCAGCAGGCTTCCCCTTCTCAAACTGGGCGTCGATCTCCTCACCCGCAAAGATAGGTGCATGGGTTACCTGCTTGCCGCCCTTCTCCGCCAACATGACGGTGACATCTGATTCCCTTCTGGCCCGGAAGTGCTTCGCTGCAATCTGCTGGGCTTGATAGGAGGTATCCGCCATCACCTCAATTCGTTTGCGTTTGTAGATGGCAATGTAACCGTTCTTGCCCTTCCCGATAGGGGCCGCTACGAGACTCCGCATCGTCTCAAGGTCTTGTGCGAGCTTGAGTTGCTTGCGGGATTTTTCCGGCAGACTGTCGATGAACTTCTGATCCCATTCAGCGGGAACGAGCTTCATGCCGCTGATATCGATGATGTGATTGGGGCTGACCTTGTTCTTGTTATCCCGGAGCCACAACTTCAACTCGTTCTTGACCTCGCTCTTCTTGCCTGAGAATCGGGCCTTGATCTTGGAAGAGGATTTCTTCGGGTCACCGAGGGTGATGATGTAGCCTCCGCCAGAATCCTTGGAAATGACCCACATCCAATCGGTAACGACCTTCTTGGCGGCCATCTTCCGGTATTTGAAGAGGGCTTCGGCAAAAGCTTCCTTGCCCATGAAGTTATCCTTCCACCACTTGTTGTACCGGTGTCTTTGGTCTGATCCTGGTTCCCCGGCCAACGGCGGCGCACCAATCTCTTTCCGTTTCCCGGGGTGATAGGGATGGTTGTCGGGTTCGGTTCGGTCCCCGTCCCAAGTACGACCAGCAAGAGCGTCTTCCAGTTCTGCGATGGTGAACAGGTCAGCCTTCTTGCTGAAAGAAAAACCCTTGCCCGTGGATTCGAGGTATTCCTTGGCGACCTTGTGGAGATCTGCTCTGGAGAACTTCTTCAACCAATCTTTGATGTGGTCGATCCCTTGCCCAAACTCAGATTCGGCAACACCAGAAAGGTCTCGTCGCAAATTTGTTTCCCAATCGGTATCCTGAAGTCTTACGAAGAGAGAATCCTTGCGTTTTCCTTTGACCCACTTCTCCACCTTCTTGAGCAGGCTCTTGTTGAGCTTCTTAGGCAGATCTTTGGGGGGGAATGTCCTTGAGGTCCACGCAGTCTTGCCGTGCAATTCCTTGACGACATCCCCATATTCCTCGTTCATCTCTTTGAACTCGGGATTCTCGTCAAAGAGTTTCTTCTTTGCCGGGGCAGACATCGGACCCTTCTTGAACCGGGCCAGAGTTTCCTGCATCTCTTCGACGGACATTTTCTTGACACTCATGTGATCACCTCGATTCCTTTTCAAATCGGCTCGCAACCTTATTCACCAAACCGTAGTCCCGCCGCAAACTCAACGGCGAACCCAGGCTGTATTCCTTCTTCGGTTCTTCGGTCTCTTTCGCAAACCTCTCTCGATCCACCTGTACGAATCGACCCTTCTTCAAGTGAGCAATCATCTCCCGCTCAGTCTTCCATCTACGGCGAGTACCCTGGCTGGTATGCCCGACGTAATGGGGGCCTTCCTTGGTTATCGAGAGCGTGACTCCACGGGGATCGGTGTAGATGATAAACTCTCGACCCGACGTGGGAAGCTCGAACTTCTGATGGGCGGTTTTGTCTGCGGGGAACCACGCTTGCTCCAAGATTTCCTTATCGTCTTCTGCGGGATCATATTTTTGCACAACCGGAGGGTTCTTGTCCCACTCATCTCGACTCAAAGTAGTCTCGTACTGGTCCAACAGGTCACGTACTACATCTGAAGTTACATCAACCTGGTCACCTATCGGTCTTCCCGTCAGGTCTTTCCTTTGATCCCACGCATGAGCGAATGCCTCAGGGTGAGCATCAAATAGTGGGTCAGCAAAATTGTGTTCACTGGGGCGTTCATTACAGTCTCGGATGAAAGCGAGCATGTACTTGGCGAACTCCATACCGTATTTCCCGGCCAAGAGACTATAGGCTTCCAACATCCGATGAGAGTTTGCCAACAGGTACTCTCGGTAGGTGTCCCATTCTTCTTGATAGGTGGCTGCTGTTTTCCCGAACCACACCCGTTCCAGATCGGCAGCGTTCTTGATCCGATGGTTGGGGGCACGCATCATGCCATCATTGCCTTGTTCATGAAGCAATTGATTCTGCAACTGCTGCATGACATCGCTGCCACCTGCGAGTGGGGCTTCGTAGCCGTGATCTATTTCGTTGGGGTAAATGTCTTGACATCCGGCAGCGTCTTTTTGCTGAAAGCTGCTCTGGTCGTCCAATATCATAGCAAACTTCATCCGACCCCGAAGAGGGGTCTTCGGAGCAGAAGCCATAACTTGCTTCCCATCCATTGTGATCTCACGCTCTACTGCCATCGCAGGACGCCTGATGAGGTAACCCTGAGAAGCCTTCTCAAACCATTTGCCGTAGAACTCAGCTTTGGGCATTACCCTGACAGTCTCGTCGGGATCGGGGATATTGGGATCAGCGATATGCACATTGAGATCGTCATCAACATCGAAAACCACAGAAGCATGTGACCATTCTCGGTTCTCAGGATTCCAGGCGATCATTACGGCAATGCCCTGGTCAGTCCAATTCTTCAGTTGCTTTACGGTAGCAGGAACAGTGAGGGTTGCCCTCATTCCATAATGTTGTGCGCACGCAAGAGCCTGTTCCCACGCTGCTCCCATCATGGGTCTAGCACCCATAACCTTGTTGACTTCATCCTCATTGGTTACAACGCCTTGAGCTTGCAAACACATCATCATGGATGTGCTCATACAGGTGTATTGGCTTCGCTGCCGCACGGGAGCAACATCGGCTGCAGCCTGCTTCTTCTGGCGTGCTCGTTCACGGATCTTATGCACGGGTTCCTCTCTGTTCTTGTTCCCAGCGGCGAGCCAATTTGATGGACGTTAGCCTGAAGTAATCCTCTTTCAAGTCCGAAAACAGATTCCAGACACTCCACTTGGTTGGCATCACCAGGGACTCTCTAGGCAAACGGCGGCTCACCCTCTTCCAATCATCGTAGAGCTTTTGAGCTAACTTCTTCGCTTCTTTTCGTTTGGCGTAAAAAGCATCAGGCTTGTTGTTGGCCATCAGTTTGAGGATGTCAATCAGCTTCTTCGCCTCTTTATGAAACGGCTTCAAGTCGGAATCTCTCAGAACTCCAGTGTAGTCTTGAATTGTACGCTTGGCCCATGCTGTGTACTCGCCCTTCTTATGCTTGTCGTGTTCGTCGCCGTATGGGAGGGCGTAGGAAAAAGACTCTACGTAGTCTCTCTTCTGCGCCCTGTCCCATGCTTTCTTGGGATCTTTCAATACTGAGTTGTACTCTTTCCAACCCAATCCAATGATGTGGCTGCATAGATCGTCAAAGCCATCATCCCCGGTTCCGAAGTTCCGGTTCTCCCCTAGCTCCTCTCCTTCGGCCTCCCAGTTATTGAGTTGTTGGTAGAGAGCCGCCTTGAGTTTAGCAAAGGTGTCTCTGATCCCTTCAAGCTCCTTCTTGAAGTGGTACTTGTTGAGAATGGCAGATTTGATAGCCTTGTAGTCGGTAGTCTTAGTGCCCCAACCGATTTTACTTACGAGTTTCCAGAACTCCCCATCTGACATTCTCGCAGTTCGGGTGGAAGCCACGTAGAGCCGATCTCGTTCCCGCAAAGCCCTTTTCTCATGGAAGAGGAAGGCTACTCGCTTGTGCATATTCGACATTGGGCTACCCCCTCCGCTTCGCCTGCGACAGCGGCATCGGTTTGAAGTGACGGTCTCTTTCGATCCCTTGTGCGCCAGCCGGTCCCTTGAGAGATTTCAATTCTCGAAGACTGAAGTATCCCAACTCGTCTCCCCCGAGGCCCATCACATAACCGAAGAACCGATCCCGCCCATCAAACTCAATGGCCAACCATGTGCCTCGACCATAGGGATGGAAGAATTTGACCCACACCATCGGGTCTTTCTCGTTCTCCTGGCTGTACAAGGGGGGGAGATTCTTCTTGTCCTTCTGAGTAAGGAACTGAACAGGGCGTGCTTGTTTCTGATTGGCAGTCCTTACCATGTCACTCACATAAAACTCGATATTGACTACGGTATCCACATACCCTGATTGAGCAGGCTCCTGCCTTCTCCGTAGATGTTTGTCCTGATACTCATAGAGTTTCTTGGGGCCAGCCAGCCCGTCCAGAGCAACGCCGGAGCTTTTGATCACTCGACGGATTGCCCCCAGAATCTTGCGGTAGTCTTTGATCTCATAGACTTTGGCATCACGTCCCCTTGCAGTCGGGAAGATCGTCTTTGTGCCAGAGGGTTTCAGTCTGACAAAGAAATTGTAGTAACCATCTTTCCATTCGTCATTGATCTCCACATTGGCCACACCGGAAATGCGTTCGAGATTTTGCATCAGGGCAGATGCTATGGGGGAGTACGAAGCTCTGGAGTCCCAACGAGCTTTCTTCTGTCTCGCAACTCGGCCAGAATCCCGAGCTTCATCCCAAAGAACATCCGCCCAATCTGCCAGAGCCTTGGCAGCTTTCTTCGGGTCGCTGTAATTGAGTCCATCGACATCTGCGAGGATTCTCGGGCGGCTATGTATGACCACGTAAGGGGCAACCCCCGGTGCCTCCCGCCATTGAAGAACCAAGTTCCCCCTACGATCCGAGCCAATGTCCTTCGGTCTTGCATAATGGGGCCAGCGACGTTTCAGTTCGGCCAAGAAGAGATTCTGGAACTCTTCTTTGGTTGAAACGGCACCTTTCTTCTTCCGAGGCCCTTTACGCCAGTCCGTGTTCCCTTCGACCATATCGCAGCAAGAGGCGCAAAAAGCTCCTGGGTTGGGGACTTTGCCCTCCATCTTCTTGATACACTCAGTCACCTTGTGTTTTGGCGCACCGCTGGTAAGGTTCGTCCAAAACTTCTTGACCGATTCCTGAGTCCAACCCTTTGGGAGCTTTTTCCAACCAAGGGCTGATTTCACCCCAGCCTGAAGGTAATGGTGTGCAACTCTCTTAGAGGTATCCATTGAATCTCCTGTCCGCTTGTTTCGTTGTTTCCACGCCTGATTGACGGTCTGGGGTACTTTGCAACGCCTCAACTGTTCCACGGCATCGTGTAGCTCATTCTTTTCCAGAACGGAGAAAAGTTGCCCCACTAGTTCAGGGGCGTTATATTTATTGAAAGCGTCTTTTTTCACTGGACTCCTCAAACCCGTCTACCAAACTGTGTCTCATAGAAAGACTATTCGGTAGAGTAGAGAGTGACGATGAGCCAAGGTGAAAGAATGAAATACAAGAAACTGGTCAAGCAAATTGCTATCAGAACCTGGCAGGATGAAGATAATGTTCGCAGAACCCTCAGGGTTTTCGGAGAACTGATCGCTCAGTTGAAAGACGGTGAGATGGTGATAACCCCCATGGGGACTTTCCGAGGATACTTCAGGCACCCGAAGCAGGTTCGTTTACCCGACGGGACATGGACTGAGGCTGGGCCTCAGATGCAGGTCAAGTTTCGAGCGGGGACGTTGCTGAAGACGGATCTATCTGAGTAGTTGTCATCTCCAGAACTGCCTCTGCCGCTTCCGGAGCCATTCTCTGGATGAGATCGGTCATTTGGCGACAGACGGTACCAATCAACTGCTTCTGCATCGCTTCCTTCTCTTCAGGAGATGCCGCCACATACTGTTCCAAATACCCTTCTTGCTCCGAAGCCATGATGACAAGTTCCAGATACGCCTCACGGCGCAACGCCTCCGTCAGCAGGCCAATCACAATCTGCTCTAACCCATGAGAGGGCAATGATCCTGCCGTCTGGCCATCCTCCATCTCCCCGAATTCGTGGGTTGAATACACGTTGCCGTCATTGTCTTGTGCAATCCGGACCAGGAGATCGAAACACCGATACTCGGGATGCACGCCTTTTTGCCATTTGTTTGCGTCTTCCATTTGAAAACTCCTCATACTGGTTAGGGATACTGTACCGAGGTTACGGCATTGGCGGGGCTACTTGTTGCATTTGAGTCTCCGCTCTCATCTCTTCATGCTCTGCAGTTTCTTTGAGGATACTGGCGGTGATTTTATCCCTTGTGATGACTCCGTTGAAACCTTCATCTTCATCCAAAACAGGAAGAAGGGTTGCGTCCAACTTGCTCATTTTCTCCAGAGCCTCTCTTTTCTCCGTCTCGATTGATAACGCCGCGGCCCGAGGTATCCACTGGGGAATCGAATCCAGAGAAACCCGGTCATCTTCCTTCAGCCATTGTGCGAGAGCCTCGGGATCAAGCTGCTCTGAATCGATCGCTTGTAGCAGGTCTTTAGTTCGAACTAGCCCGATGAAGGTTCTCTCTTTGGTGCTCACGATGACGTACTTTACCCGTGTGTTCCCGACTAACATCCGCACCCGATTGGAAAGACCTTCTCCTGTGTACTCCCGTCCGGTCACCAGCATGATCACTTCAACATCGGGAGCAGGCAACTCTACTGGCTCTAAAGCATCAGACTGTGAGACGGCATCAGTGGGATATGCCATTGACTCCGGTGCTTCTTCCTTGACGGAAGCTTGCGCCATCTTGTTTACTTCGGTCTCAATCGTCTTTTTGGAGGCTTTGGAGATCGGGGTCTCCATCTTGAACTTGCCGATTTCAACTGAGGAAATGCCCCCGGAAACTAATAGCCAGACAACCACGGGGATGCAGGCCACAACCACATCCGGCCAGCGGTATTCGAGATTCAGGAACTTCCGCAACAAGCCGATGATGAGAAGAATACAAAAGAAGAGCAGGATCATCCATGCGGGGTGAGGCATTAGACTACCCTTTTCCTCTGAGAATCGGAACAATGTGCTTCCGCAGTTCCGGTTTTTCATGAGCGAGCCGCATCAAACCACTACGCAACTCATCATCAGCCTTCTTTCCGAAGAATCTCTCTTTCAGGGATTTCTTGTTTTTGGCTTTCTCCCCTTTTTGGAGGGCATGGTTGGCTCCCTCTAATTTCCAGAGAAGGTCGTAGAATTCTTTGGGGACACTCTTCTTAGGGGGGAGCCACTTATCGGTCATTTTGTCCCAAGCCTCTTGAGCTTTAGAGGCATCCCCTCCTTTGAGAGCTTTGTCTACCGCATCGGCCATCCCTGACAAAGCCTTCTTTTCGGCGTCGCCGCCCTTGAACTCCTTGAACCCATCGGAGAACTGTCTCAGTGATTTGTTGGCCTTGTCATGCTGTTTCTCTGTCTTTGTGGGTTTGGTTTTCCCTTTTGAAACAGTGTGGTTCTTGGGATCAGCATCGGGGTGTTCCTTGAGGTACTTCTTCCGGGCTTTTTCCGTTGCATGTTCCATGGCTCTCCCTCAACTGCGTCTAAATGAGTCTGAGTCATAGGAAAACTAGCGGGTTCGAGAGAGAGATTTCTCCATGATGTCCATCATCACTGGATTGATTTTCTTCCAGCGGGGTTTCTTGGGAACTATCGTAGACTCCTGGTAGAGCCGGTCCAACTCTTTGTCTTTCACTTCAGCCCACTCCACAAGTTCTTCGTAAGTCCAGATCCCATGGTTCCGAATGGCGAGAAGCTCCTCGGCATCAATGTCCGTTCGGTCGACATTGATCTTCCCGGTTTCGAGGATCTCAACCCCGATTTTCAACAACCGGACGAGGTGACTCGCGTGCTTTGAATCATATCCGTACTTCTTTTCCAACTCGGCTCGGGCTGGATTTCGTTCTCGTTTCCACGTCTGGTAGGACTGCCAATCTCGCAGGTCACGCTTGTATCGCTTTTCCTGTTCCAGATACGCCATGAAGTTCGAGTCGAAGCCAAGCTCCGTGACCGCAGCCCGATACATGACATCCTCAGTTTCGAGAGCTTCAACCCGTTCAATTTTACTTCCCCCCGAACCGACCTCGTACCCGGCTGCAAAGACTGCTTTGAGGATTTGGGACTG